TACCTTTCTTTCACCTACTTTTCTTGTATTTGAGCCTTTCCTTCTTGTACCTACTTTTCTTGTGCCTCTTGCCATTATAATAACAGAACATAAAAACGTCTAAAAAATCAAATAAGCAACCTTTTAATAAAAGTTGTTATAAAGAATAAATAAAGTACGGCACTAAATACACTAAAACAATTAGGGAGATGATATTGACATTACTACTCAACCCTTTCAAAAAGGACGCAATCAAAATCGCAGCGATCATCATGCTGCTATCGGCGAAAATCGCTTTAACACCTTTCTCTTTACCATAATCTTTAAAGATATCCATGATTTTCGATTGACCGCGCGGCACAGCTAAACAGATCTGGTAAAAAAGCACATCGTGTATAACTTGTATAGCGACGGCGAGGCCCAGAAACTTTCCTAAAGAGTACTGCGCAAAGATATAGGGATACAAGAACCGCGCGATAATAATGCCGATAAAAATAATTAAAATATCGGCCAAGACCGCGCTTAAACCTAAATCCTTATACCATTTTTTCAAAACGGGGGATGTAAACCAACTGGCCAGTAATAACGCAATCACAATGAGATCGGTTAGGAGCACGCCGTTGAGAATAGAGAGATAATCGCCTGTATTGTTAAAGACCGAGATATTTTTGAAACTCATTTAATATATATACTTTACGAATAAAAATAAAAATAATATATATAAGATGTCTTGCCTCGTTAAAGATATGTTTCCAAGTCGATTAGGTGGGGGCATTCCGGGCGCTCAGCCTAAAGGTGGTTTATTAGGAGGCGGCGCGGGTGGACGCGGTAGCGGTTCTGGAATGGAAGGCGGTGGTGAGCGCGAACTGGAACGCTTAACGCTGCGGCGAATGGTAGGTAATACCTGTTATCCGGGTAATCCGCAAGTTATCACACCCTTTAGACGGTTTTATAACGCGGGTGATACGGCGGGCAGTATAAACTCGGCGACTTCTGCACTTTTAGGACGACCGATCGATCAAGTTGGTAATAGCAGTATGGTATCGCGTTTACATGCACACCACGATGGTCTGAATAATAAAGGTGAGGCTTTTTACAGTGGGAATCCAAAGTATGTGTACGATTCCTCGAATTATGTCCGCTTTAAGAAACTGCAAGCGATCAATCGCAATTACAACGATTCGAGCTTTGGTGGGGCAGGCGCTTCAACCGTTAAACAAGTCTTGGCGCGCGTGCGCAGTTAAAAAAGGGGAAACCCCTTTGAAACCAAAGGGGAAACCCCTTCGAAACCCCATGTAGGGTGAATTTTTTTATTACTTTCACAAAAGTACTTTGTATTACTTTTGCGAAAATAGGGGTTTCCTCTTTGGTTTCGCATGGTTTCCCCTTTTTTTTATAAAAGTATTATATACATGATCATTCAACCCGAAACCGTCGGTCCAGCCTCTATTCCAACTAAACAAAATCAGCCGAACAATCGGACAAATGCTTCGATGGGCATGCCTTTTAAGCCGGATCCAATGACGCAAGGCAGTTTTTTCGCAATGAACCGCGCTGCTTATAACAGAGGTGTCAATCAAAATGTAGATAGTGTTGGGCAAATAACAACCCCACCAAACTATGTGCCGCTAGGTACACTACCGTCTGGTAAGAAAAAATGGTACGGGGCGTCTGGCTCACGTACATGCTCAGAGCATATTAATTTAAAAGGTATAGAAGCAACGGGTAAAGGTTCGACGAATCAGTTGAATCCGCAAACGTTTTCTTTTAGCGGCCCCGATCAAACTTCGGTAAAAAATGCTTTAGTGCGTTGCCGCGGGAATGGTTGCGTGGCCCCGAAAAAAAAGGGGGCATATTAAAATATAAGGATAATATAAATGAGGAATTCGTATAGACGGAATAAACTATATCCGAAAAAAAGAGGCGGGATGAATATGGATCAAAATATGGGGCAAAATACACGAGTGGTTAATGCGGCTATGGAGGGAGATATGCCTACAAATAACAATGATATGCCAATGCCTACAAAAGCCAATAATAACGATATGCCAATGGCAAATAATAATTGTCCGCCTTGCCCTCGCTTAGATGAAAATAAAAAAGAAGAAGGCGGGATCATGGCAAGCATAACGGGGTTTAATGATAAACTAGCTACAAAGCCTCAAGAATTGCTTGGATCAGCACAAACACAATTATCAGCAGCGGTCGCTGATAAAAAAAGTGAAATAAAGGGGAAGATTGCCGGTATCTTTGGTATAGAGACAGCACCAGCGCAAGTGACAGCGCCAATAGAAGGCGGTCGGCGGCGGCGCCGAACTAAGAAAAATAAGAAAAGTAAGAAAGGTAAGAAAGGTGGAAAAGGGAAGAAAAGTAAAAAAAGCAGAAAAGGGAAGAAAAGTAAGAAAAGAACTATACGCCGCTAATTTTATACAATTATATAAAAAAATTGTATAAAAAATTGTATAAAATAAAAATTATTTCTTGCGTATCATTAAACGTAATAACATATATAACCCTAATAAACCGAGCATACTATAATAAAAACGAATAATGACATCGTTTGGCATTTGGCTATAATCAATATTAGACCCATTTAATTGCGATCCTTTTAAACTACTTTCAGTCGCGGGTTTAACGCGCATCGTCTGAAAAGATTCTTTTGCTTCGGGATCAGTTAAATCATATGATCCTTTTGAAGGCACCCCACCACCAAACCAAGATGTAGGCATAACACTAATATCCGAATTAGTAATATAACGACTATCGTAGCCGGGATTGTTGTTGACATCCATAGTTGGCATAAGGACGGTTTGACACGCAGTACTAGCACCGGTCACAAAAGCCATTAGAATTTGCATAGGTTTAATTTGGGCAATATTACTCATAATGCCCGGCATGATACCTTTAAAATCATCAAAAGAAGCTCCGCCGGCCATATCTGATACCATCGGTACTTGTCCGTCCGGAATATTATTAACATAAAGCGACCGGGTCACTTCATTACCGGTTTTAACATCTTTGCATTTTACTGGTGTATCGAGAAAAAACTGATTACCTAAAGGTTTGCCGTAAGTACCGGCGAAAGATCCGTCCTTATTGTTTAATTGTTTACTCGCACACTTTCCTAAGGTACACTGTCCACCAATCAATAAATCCACATACCCGAGAATCCCGCTAATATCATCCGCTAAGGCACCAAAGTTTCCATCAGCACTCATCCCCATCTCTTTCGGCGATTTTATATGTCCACTATAATCATAACTGGGACCTAATATTTTGTTTAATCCATTTAGACCGTCGGGTCCCTTTGCGGTACTAAATGAACCAGCCATATGTTATTACTATATGTCTATTTTAAAAATTTATTTATTATTAAAATTTAATTGGTTATTAATATCTGTAGCTTTCTCGCTTAACTGATTTAATTCGTTCATTTGATCTTGTAAAGTGGCGACGAACTTTGATTCATTTGCTACTTTTTGGTGGTTTTCAAGTACAGAGGGCGGCGAATAAAAACTTTCTTCCATAACAACTTTTTCTTCTTCTCCTTCTTCTTCTCCTTCTCCTTCTCCTTCTCCTTCTCCTTCTCCTTCTCCTTCTTCTACCACAAAACCTTCGCGTCCGTCAAAAAGTTTTGAGAGAAATTCCAGTATCGGTGTCCCAAATTTGGCCAAAATTAACATTAATAAAATAACGATGAGTGATTTTACTAGTATCATTTTATATAATCCATCTTTATTTTATCTATGTTTATTTTATCTAAAATATCTCTCTATATAATAAATAAATGCCTTTACTACTTATATCACCCTATATATCTTGGAAAGGTATAGCCACTAATAGTGCGGTTCCGTCTTTTTCGCGTCCCGATCTAACGGTTAGTGGACCCGAATTTAAAGCCAATCCGATTAAGCACTGGCGCAAACAATTAATACCCAATGAGGGGAGCGGTGCCCATAACCGCCGCGCTGGGATCGACATGCCAATGGATCTACCCGGTGGTGCGGTTTATTTAGGGAATGTAAGCGCGAATACCAATTGTTTATTAGATGCTACCGAGGACACAACCGGTCTAAAGGAATATATTTTTAAATATAACAATACCAACTTTAAATACAATGATATAAGTGGTTGCTTACAAGGTCACTGTAATCCGGAAAAAAACCGCATACGGGCGGCCACGACAATTCTAAGCAAAAAATATTATACAGATCATCATAGTTATATGCGGAGCCGCTGTAATTTATATGAACAGAAATTAACCGCACTGCCTATACCGAATGTTACCTATCTGGATAAAAACGATAATTTATTGCCAGTAACCGCGGAAAATGCCGCTAGACAAACCGAGAATTGTACGGTCTGCACGACACCATCGACGCACTGCCAAACAATCTATAAACCGAACAATGCGCAATATGCCAAACAAGGGGCGGTCGATAGCAGTGATCGGATCACGCGGTTGAAATTAAATACGGTCAATACTAACGCAGCGTCATATAAAAATGTGTTTGGATCGAGCGCGTCGCGTTATCTCGGTATGGCTTCTACCCCTTATTTTGTGAAATCAAAATTTCAAGCCTGAGTCAATATGCGGCCAACTGGACAAAATATACATAACTTTACGCATACATAGCTTTACGCAAATCTATAAAAATATATTGATATATTTTTATATATGGTAAATGTAGGAATGAATATAGCATTGCATCATATATATACGACAAATCAGAAAAATAGTATCACCGGCGATTGTAATCGTTTTGCCGCGCGGCCGATAAAACATTGGCGTAAGCAGTATCAAGCGCAAAATAATACACCGGTAAATTATCGGTGCGCTACGGTCGGTATGCCGATGGATCGACCGGGCGGGTTAGTTCCCGTGGCCACTTCGAAAATTCAATGCAGTACATGTAAAGGTACTATTCCGGCTAAAGTTATGGTTTTTAAAGATTCCGAATGCACTTCTTGTGCGCCGATTATTAATAACGTGCGTTTATCCGAGAAGACTTATACGAATAATCAGGCTTATTTAGAGTCCCGCTGCGCTACCTATGAGCAAAAATTAGGCACCGTGATGGATCCGGCTATAACATATTTTTCCAGTGAAGGTATACCGCTCGAGCCGTCAGATTCGCCGACAGGACCACAAATAAAAGAAGCGGTAAATTGTTTTCGCCCGGCTTGCCCGTCGTCTAAGACGACTATCTATAAACCGAATAATACACCTCATGCTCAGCAAGGCGGTGTGTCTTCGAGTTCACGCTTGGCGCGGTTAAAATACAATACTTTAAATAATTATCCGGTAAATAAGGATGGCTCGATTTATAGCGGCTCGGTTTTCAATACGGCTGCAGGCGCCGAGGGAGTTAATAGTGGCCGTTATATAGTTGAACCGAGTCCTGACTATTTTACTAAATATAAACCGCAGCAAGTCTTTTATCCGCGGAAAACAGGTACTAGTATATATTGTACGCCAGCAAACACGGTTTGCCAAAGTGAATAGGTCCAAACATACATACAAGTAAAAAATTAGACAAATTCTTTTTCTAGAACTTGTCTATTTTTATTTTTTCTATATTGTTTATTCTAACATCTAAGACTGTTCGGGGTGTTCGTAATCCGGTTCTTGGCCCATGGAAATCCGCTGAGGCGTGGAAATTTGGTCGTCGACTGGAACCAAGCCGGGCATGTCGGAATAGTCTTCTTCATCGTCGCTGATCGGTTCGGGCGCTCCGCTGCGTCTATTATACTCACTCTGTTTATACTCACTGCGTTTATTATACTCACTGCGTTTATTATACTCACTCTGTTTATACTCACTCTGTTTATACGCTTCATAGTGCTTGAAAATGCGCCAGCGGATCGAATTCATGGCTTTCACGACTTTAAACTTACTCGGACCCCAGAAGAGGAAGACGTTGTTGACCGTATCATGCCAGATGAAATACACGCCACAACACGAAGTTGTCATCTTGAAGAAATAACCTTTCAGGCCAATGACTTGTCGAGTAACATCCTCGTGCGGCGGTGCCGGAATGTATCCGAACACAACCGACTTCTGCTTGTATTGTAACTCCTCGAGATCCGGTTTAATTTGGGCTAAATAGTTGGTGGCACCGAGATCGTTCTTTGTAAGTTCGGCAATATGATTATAAACCATATGCGCTTCCACAAAACGCAAATCGTATTGCATTGGCGGAGCCAGAACCTTTACCCTTTTCTTTTCATACTTTTCGTTGTAGTCTTCCCAATCGCTTTGCATACAATCGCTTTGCATACAATCGCTTTGCATATCTTCGCCGTACATCATACTTTCGGATCGTGTAAGGGTATTCATCTTCGTTGCTGTTAGTTATTATAAAGTATTCTATTTAAATTCATTTCAATTTTTTGCAAAATCATATAAATATAATTATTTATATTATAAAAATGCCGAACCGGACAAAAGAACAACGGGTAGCCGAAATTAAACCGATTATTAAAAAATTAAGCGAACTCCAGATCAAAGCCTGTGAACACGCTGAGATCAAAGAACTCTTAAGTAAAATCCAAGTTTATATTCAGCAAGGCGAGAGAATCGAGATTAATATTCCTTTTCCGGTAGCGGATGTCGATATCAAAGGCGTTTTAGCGACGGACGTATCAGAACGCGTGTGGGTAAAATTCACCCGCTTATAACAGTCCGAAAATGTAAATACTAATAAGGAAAATTGAATTATAATATAAAAATATATAAATATAAAAGAAGATGGATTTCCAATTCGAAGGATTCCGTGTAGCCGATGGACATATCATAATCGAGATGCATTTGCCTATGAATGTAAATGAAGAGCCTATAAATACGGACCCTATTAGTAGTGAGTCAGTAAATACGGATCCTATTAGTAGTGAGCCTGTAACTACTGCGCCTGTAACTACTGCGCCTGTAACTACTGCGCCTGTAACTACTGTGTCGACATATATTGAGCCGATCGAAGAGAATTTGCCGCTCGAGGATGAGCCTATCGCACTCATTAATTCACTTGTCGGCAGATTGAAAAATTTGCGGAATAAACAGCAGTTGTTGTTGCCTATTAAAAAAGTTAAAAATATAAACGTAGAAGTAACTATAACCAAAACGAATAAAAAATTCTACGAAATGACCATCATTCCGCTTGAGTTCCGAGTGGAAGAGAATGCGCTCTTAGAAGAATCCGTTGATCGGATGCCAATGGACAATACCGAAGAGGATTTCATTTACCGTACGGTCCGGCGTATGTTATATATTTTAAAAAATATTAAAATCGATAAATATAATGGTCGCTTTGTTGCATTTCAAAGCCATGAACAATTAGCGAAACGCGCATTACTGTGGACCAATTTTTACCAAGAATTCAAAGAGGACGAAAATATAGTATTGACCATAAACGAATGTTGTGTTTGTTTTACCTTGACCGAAACCACAACAAGTTGCGATCACGCGGTCTGCCTCGAATGTATTTCGAGGTTAAGAACCGAAACGGAAGATGATAATGACGACCATAAAAATTGTCCGATGTGCCGCCAGCGGATTTACTTTCTCCAATAGGGGGCGAGCCCTTCCGCTACGCATGCCCTGACCCCCCATTGGGGCAAGCCACTCCGCTACGCATGTCATGAGACCCCCATTGGGGTTAATCCTTCAATTAAAAGTTAATATTATGTATTTAGTGGGCAAAGATTTTAATATTTTTACTAATAAATATATATAATGGTATATGTTGTGGGTAATTATGATGATTTAAATTTGGATTCGGATTTGGATTCAGGTTCGGTAGATTCAGGGTTTTATCAACTCAAAGAATCGACATTAACTGATATTGATAACCGAATTGCGTATGTTTATATAAGAGCGCATAGTGCGTTACCAGTTATATCTGACCGTAAAGGTAAATTTAAAGATATTGATATATATGAAATACCGAATGATATGAAAGTAGTTAAACTTACCGCAGCTTCTAATGGTGAAAGAAATAATAATTTATATGAGTATCAAGACAAAAAACAACTAATAATGGACGGCATTAAAGAATATGAAGAAGAATATGAAGAAGAATATGAAGAAGAAACACTCGAATCCCCATGGAAGGTCGCAAAAAAAATAGAAAAAAAATTAAAAAAGTTTGAAAAATATAAAGAAATACCAAATGCAGAACTTAGAAATGTTGTATCAAATGATAAAATAGTTTTAAATAAAATTATTCACCCTTTACCCCAAGAGGAACTAGGCCGCCGGCGTATAAAAAATTATATGCCGGTACAAATACTATTTTATAATAAAGATTCCGATGATTTTGATTCTGCTGATATATATGAGGTTATACATAGAATATACAGAGTCAAACAAAACAGATTAATTCCAGGTTACGCTGATGCAATTACAATTAAAGATATTATAGAATATTTACGTGATATTTTAAAAGTAAAAAATGTTGTTCTATTAGATTTCACATGTTCATCTTTTTCCGAAAATACATCCGATAGAATAGATAAAGAAAAATTAATTAATTATTTAAATGAATGGAACTGGCACGGCGGGAAAAGAAAGAAGACAAAGAAGACAAAGAAGACAAAGAAAAATAAGAAGAATAAGAAGACAAAGAAGACAAAGAAAAATAATAAGGTGAGAAAGACAAAGAAAAAATAAGCTTAAATCAAAAACGTTCATTCTTCTCTCTCCTTAGGTCGAGTGGTTCTTTCCTTTCCTTTTGATCTTTCGGTGTTTTCTTGTATGATCCGGTCGCGTTCTTTCCGTTCTAGTGCTATAATTCGATGACGCTCTTTAATCTCACTATCCATCGTTTTTTTTCTTTCAATATCCATGGTTATTTTCTGGTAATTTATATTTAAATAAAAATAAATATAAATTATTTTTTAAAGAGTCCTCCAAATACTGGGTCAGGGCATGCGCAGCGGAATGGCTCGCCCTAATGGGGGGTCAGGGCATGCGTAGCGGAATGGCTTGCCCCCTAGTAGACAATATGATCACTTACCCACTTTTGTATTTTCTCATGTACCGGCGAAAGTATTATGGTAATCCCTTTAATATAAACTTCATACTTATCCGGATTCTTTTCGAGCAGCAGCAACGATTGATAAAGAATAATAAATTCGGCCGGCGTATAGAGCGAGCGAATATTAATAAAAATATCATCAATGCTATTGGTACCGTGGATTTTATTGACTTCGATTTCTTCGGCTTCAGTCAAAACAATCGGTTTATCGAGTAAAATCCGATACAATTGCAAAGTATGTAATAAAGCCGGCTGATCGGTAGTCGCATAAGTCTGCAGCAATTTATCAATACCGCGTTTCCCCAGTTGCACTAATAAATCAAAAAGATCGTTATATTCGTCTGATTCTTTTTTCAAATAACTGTAAAAGCGATTAAAACGCACAATTGCATTAAAAAGAAAAAACAAATCTTCTTTCATATCGTGATTATACGTGCGCCATAACCCTTGACCCCATGTAGGCGTTTGAATCGTGAGTAAATTATTTGCAATGGCTAATTTGGTGCCTTTCGGGCAAAAAGAAAGCAAGGCCATCTGCGTAACGGCTTGTAAAGGTTCGAGAATAATATCAAACCGTTCTTTTTTCTTTTCACTTTTCATAAGATTATAAAACTGCATAAAAGTATTCATTACTAGAAAACACATAACGTAATAGCTTTATGTGTTTTCCAAATACACCTTTTTATCAATATATATATATGAAAAAAAAGCAAACCCTTTATATTAATTATATATTGATCATATGTCTTTTAATTGTAATTATATACAGTTTAGCAAAAAAAAATGCAGATGCTTTTTCACTCCGTAGTAACTATGTAATAGACCCCAGCAGTAATTCATTCGCGTGCATAGGCATTATAAATGACGCCAGTCGTAATAAATTAAAAATGAGAACTTGCGGAAACTATGGAAGCCAACGTTGGTCTCTAAACAATGGTCAATTGACAAATCAATATGCATACAATAGTCGAAACGGTAATAAACCATATTGTATTGACATTGTTAAAAATAGCCCTGATAATAAGCTTGTAACAATGAATGAGTGCAGTGATCAAGATAATCTAGGGCAACAATGGGCAATAAGTAATGGTCAATTGACAAATAAATTATCAAAAGACTCGGGCGGTAATCCAGCCTGCTTAGATCTGGATGCCTCTGGAAATAAGTTATTTATGACCCGTTGTGCAATAGCCGGTAGTAGTAGTTCAATGAGTAAACGCCCAGGTCAACAATGGTCAATAATTTAAAAAGACACTGCATGAGTCAGGACAGTCCAATTCACATTATCATTCTCTCTAATTATTCATTTCCGATTTAAACTGGTAATGAACAAATTATTGTTTTGGATTATATTATTATACGGAACCCCGTATTTTTGACACCAGTTAATACATTTTTGTATATTTTTCTTTTTCATATGCTCGATTTTATCGTATTTATTATTATTATCAATCAGGTAAATTGTCGAAACAATTGTATCGATTTGCTGCTGGCCAACGATCGCATTGAATTCTTCGATTTTATTAGTGAACAAATAGGCCAAGTCGAAATCAAAAAGTGAACCCACAATCGGTTCTTGGGTCTGTAAGATTTTATAGAATTGTTTCACGATTTCTAAAGTATTGCTATTCCGGAATCCCTTGCAGACGACATATTTTTCTGAATTAGCAAACCGGCTGGTATTTGGTTTAATGATCGTCACTTGATCGTATAAATTTGCCAAGAGAAATAATAAATCTAAAGAAAAACGGGTAAAAGTATCATAGACTTTCAAAATGAAAGTACCGCCGAGCTTTTGCATGGCAATTGCAAAACCAATTTGACACATGATTAATTTCGTGCTGATTTGTTCTTGCTGCGGATATTGAAATGAAAAATCAAAACCTCCGTCGCCGGTAATGAGATCCATTTTCCCGTTATATTTATCATAACAATAGCGGAGATTTTCTGGCTTGGTGATATCCCCGTTACTGCCCTCGCAGCCAGTTTCGATAATTACATTCGGGTTATTCACTAAAAAATATTTACTTTTACGCCAGCCCGGTACATTTTGGTTTACGTCGTCAATAAGAGTCATACCATAATACGTGTCTTGAGGGTTTTTCCGCATATAAGTCATGGCTTCAATAAAACCGCCTGGTCCTTCAGCCAAATGAAAGGTACTACAAGAATTTGGGGGCAGTAAGTCTAAAATGTCGAGTGAATGACAGATTTCGACCATTTTAAAAAAAGAACGCGAAATAGGCTTTAAAGTCGATATTGCTTGCTTGGTATTGGGAATAACCGAATGAATATATTCATAGGGATTTGTACATTTTTTGTATTTATCCCATTGTTCTAAACGACAGTCAATTTGTTCTTTGACGAAACTTAGATATTTATAAAGAGTTTTATTAATTAAAATATCATTTCCGATGATCGGATCTGTTTCTGTATCTGCTATGCTTGTATCTGCTACGCTTGCACTTGCACCCGCTACGCTTGCACTTGCACCCGCTACGCTTGCACTTGCACCCGCTACGCTTGCACTTGCACCCGCTACGCTTGCCCTATACGGCACCACTAAATTCTCAATTTTTATATTTTTATAAATTTCTGGATTACAGTGAATCATTGGTAAATGTAAAAAACTCATAGCTTATTCTTAAATAGCAGTCTTTGTTTATGTTCTATTTTAAAAATAAAATATAAAAAAATCAAGGAAATCAAATAGGAGTTGTTTATTGTTTATTTTTTATTTATTTTCAAGGTGCCTTTAAGTTTTTTAACGGCAACTGGTGGTTCGGATACAGCATATATGGCCGGTGCAGGTGCAGGTGCAGGTCCAGGTCCAGGTCCTTTTTTCACAGCATAATCAGTTTTTTTAAAATAAGGTCCGGCCGCCGATAAGAGGGTTTTATATTTGTCTTCGGTATATTCTTGACCAGTTGCTTTATTTACATAGGTTACTTCTTTTACTTCTTTTACGGGTGCTTGAGTTACTGGTGCCTTTTCAGTCAACACATAATCACTCGCTTTAAAATAGGGCCCGGCCGACGATAAGAGCGTTTTATATTTCTCTCTCGTAAATTCTTGGCCGGTGGCTTTATTTATATAGACCTTTTCAGCTGGCTCAGCAAATTGTACGATCGCCGGTTGCTCCGCAATTGTGCTTAATTTGTTTTTGGGTGTTTTATTTATTTTAATTTTTGGTCGAACGGCGGTTGATGCCGCTAAAGCTTGTGGACCCGCTAAAGCTTGCACTACCGTCTGTTTGGCCGTCAAAGAGCCCTGTGCTTCATCACGCACTTCGTCCGCGGTTTTATGTTGTAAATTTAAGGCGATCTTATCGGCATCACTAACCTTGCGCACTTTCTTATAGATAAAATAGCGGTTCAAGAAGGAAATGGTCCGTTCGCCATCAGTCATATCCGGTGCTCGTTTATAAGTAGCTTGCGCCCGCGGATTTTGTCTAATTTCTTCATTCATTCTATTAAATAAATCGTTAAAGAAGCCCGTGGGCGCTGTATGTAACTCTTCCGGCGACGCCAAAACAAAACCATAATTTTCCAAGACCCGCGTCAAATAGGTATAATTCACTAAATATTCGCGGAAGACTTTATTGATCGATTCTTGGAAAACGTCCACGGCATAACCGAGACAGGTCTCGTCGTCATTAAATTCCGCACGGTCATAGCGTTTAATGAGTTCCCAGATCTTTTTCTTTTGTCCCGTCTTTTCATCGGTGACCATAATTACTTTACTCTCATTCTCCGGCAGATTTTTCAGCATCTTGAATAATTTTTCGCCATCATAACTCGTGCCAATAAAGTAGCCGCCTTCTTTGGTAACTTCGGACACATTTTGTAGGAAATTATGTAAAGTTTCTTGGGTTTCAAACATATAGTGCACCGCAAACTGCACCGAGCAGACATCGAAGCCTTCGGCCGCGACCCCATATTGTTTATAAACCCCTTGACCTAAGACTTTGGCATCTTTCGGGCCTTGCCCAAACACCGCTTTCGTAATTTGTTTATCTTTATCGACCAGAATACCAGTGGTTTTCTTAATATTGACCCGTGAATCACCATTGACAAAGAGGGCGGCCGGCATCACCTTATACCGCTTTCGATTATTCATATAGCGGGCGTAGGCGCCATCGAGCCGATTTTGGATATTGTCGCGTGAAATATCGACCCCAAAGACGAATTTGAGTTTCGCGTCAATCCATTTCGGCCAATCACCACCTTTACCGACCGCCAAATCAATTAAAGTATCACCGGGTTTCACGACGCTTTTGATCAAGAGAGATTTCACGTATAAATTATGGAAATCCCGCAAAGCACCGGTTCGGGTGGTACCCGAGACTCTGGCATAATAGACATCCTCGTCGCCTAATTCGGTCGGTATATCTTCACCAGTCTGGATCATCATTTGGGTAATCGGCGAATGAATCGTATGCCAGACATTGTTGGCGGTTTTGAAATCATTGCCGAACATTTTTTTGCCGGCCTGCAATTTTGCCGTTTTATCCCACCGCGCACGTAAAGGAATCCAGCGCCATTGTTCTTCCCGACTCGGATCATACCGAAACTCGACGATCATATTGTCTTCAATAATCTCTTCGTTTTCCGTGTACATCTTTTTATCAATACCGGTTAAAGGGATATTGCATAAACCGGCTTTATAGTCGCTCGGCTCGGTCGGATAAAATTGCATCGGCAAATAGGTATTTTTCCGGCGGTCATCATAATTCTCGAGCGCCGGTAATTTATCATCAATCGCATCTTGGTAAGGATTCAAATAACCGTGTTGCTTTTCATCAAAGCCGACCCGTAAAATAATTGTTTTATAATCGGCGATTTGCGAAGAGGAACTCACGTCTAACCCATTATTAAAAGTACTACTAATAACATCCGTGCCGTTTTCATTTTTTTTAATAGAGACCATGAAATCCACTGTGTTAAATTCAGTAGGTTTCCATTTGAACGAATACTCCCAGCTGATTTTTTCCGGTTTAAGGTACTCGCCAATTCGGCCCCCGACTCCCATATTGGCGGGCGTAAAAATCAGACCATCGGTTTCGTATTCAAAGAGGCCGTCTTGTTCTTTTTTCAAAATATAACTACAGCCTTGGAAAATACTCTGGGTCGCCGTGCCCAGATAAAACCGTTTTTTCGTGATTTTCAAAGGGACGGGGGCGGCCTCATTCACTACGGAGACCGCATAGATTTTATCGACGACTTCATTTAAGATCAAGAGCCGATAATTCAAGCGGTTTTCTTCGCCATCAATGGGCATAAAGCCTTTGGACCGAATATCTTCACCGCCGATATAATAGATATCAAAGGCCGCGTACATATTGATGAATTTCTTTTTCTTGTCGTATAAAATGTGTTCACCGTCGAGTAAAGTATTCCAGAGATCTTTATTCTTGGCAAGAGTCCCGGTGAACTGAATCTCCATGTTGTTACTAATTAAATACATTTTGCCATTGGGGGCAATAAAGAGTAATTTACGATCACCATCCGCTTTATCTGTGACGGTATAATTTTCGCGAATATTTGGTACACTTACGTCGGGGCTAATGGGTATTATGTTGCGCAGTTCCAAGGTGTAAGAAGAAGGGCCCATAAAATCAACAATGGACCGGTTTTCCTCGTACGCTTTACCCCAAATTAATTTACCGTAAGCGTGAAAGATCGCGTTTTGTTCGGGATAACTGATGGGATAATTCGTTTCTTGTAAGCCGGACAGTATATATTTAATGACGGGCTTGAAAACTTGGCTATTGAGTAAATCGGGCGTAGGATAAGGCGTGCCTAAGCCGACGAAACTATTCAAACACTCGATTTCAATTTCATATTTGGCAAAGGCAGTAAACACGCCTGAGTCGTGTATATTGTATTCGGGAATGTAGTGCCGGCCTTGCCGTTTCGAATCTTTCACAATACTCATATCAACAATTACGGGGAAAGTCGGGTGACGCAATTTAAACCGATTTAAATAGCGAAAGGTTTTTTTGCGATCATTCCATTTCTCTAAAGTAGCCCGCACGGGTGGCGCATTTTTATCGAGTTTGACTTCTTTGCTAAGAGAGACGCGAAAATTAAAATCCGGGATATCGACGGAGGTGGGTCGCTCTGCTTGGAAGCGTGATTTTTCAATGTACGAAAGTCCCGTTTCAATATCATCTAAGCGATTCGATTGACAATAGGCTTTGATATTTTGGATGCCGCTGATTTCCGTACGTATATCGGATAAACGCGGAGCGCCGGTACGTAAATCCATATACTCGTTTTGAATCCGCAGTAAATAGACACTGCTGTCAATATAAAACCCACTGGATAAAAGCTTTTTTAAGACATTGTCATAATTAATGCGGGTAATTGATTTACCCTCGTATGACATTGTCCCAAACTTTACTTCTAATTCCAATTCCGTGTCCACTGCCACTTTTGTAACATTATGTAAATAGAGTTTATACAATTCGTGTAAATCTTTTTCACTCGATCTACCGGTGGGTCCACGCTCTGTATTAGCTCGTTCCGTATTTGCTCGTTCCGTATTTGCTCTAGACGTGTGAGCTCGTTCCGTGGCCGGCCTAGAAGTCTCAGCCCTAGAAGTCTCATCCCTAGAAGTGACCGGTCGTTCCGTTTGTGCTCGTTCCGTGGGAGCTCGTTCCGTGACAGTAGCCGTGATCGTAGGGTCAATATCAATTTTAGCAGCTTTTGTACTTATTTTTATTTTTGGTCTAGATATTGCCGTTTTTTTGGGAGCAGCACTTTTATCATCGGCCATGTTTGTATATAAATATTAACGATAAATATTTATATCTTGTTTCAATTTTCTTATTAAAGGTGTTGTAAGATTTCCTCATATAATTTGGTTTTAGTTTTTGCCTTTTCTTTTTCGGGGCACTGCGTTTCAATCAGCAGCTTTTGACAGATGGTTTGTAATTCGGGTAGGGTATAAGCCGATGGCGCTTTTAAGGGTTTCTGTATATTTTCAATTAACCAATATTCTTCCTGCAGTTTTGTAAGAAAATCGTTGCTGTCATTTAATTCATTCGAGGTCCATTTTAAAGAATCTTCCTTTTTTTCATTTTGAATAATAATGCCTTTTTTATTATTATTATTATTAGACGTTGTCGTCGTCGCCGGTGCAAGCGAAGCAGGTCCAGACAAAATTTCACAATATTTCCGTCCAAAGACATAGGTAATCGAAACATTATGCACTAAACAAAGTGCACAGAGGCCTTTCATGGTAATCATTTGTTTATTTACTAATTCATCTTCGAGTTCGGTGCGTTTTAATTTCAAATCTTTTAATTGTTCTTTGATTGATTTCAACTTTTCTACGGCTTCGATCTTGATTTGTTTTTCCAGACTAAACGAATTTGAACGATTTATTTCATATTCATCATATCCTTTTAATATAATAAAAAAACACCAAAAGAGTTTATCCTTTTGAAAGGGGGTGAAGGGTTTTGCTTCTTTTTTTTTACTAGCAGGTATTTGCTGTATTTGTACCTGCTCTGCTTGTACCTGCTCTGCTTGCTGCTGCGCTTGTACCTGCTCTGCTTGCTGCTGCACTTGCTGCTGCGCTTGTACCTGCTGCGCTTGTTCTTCCAGTTCGGAAGCTTGTATTTGTACCTGCACCTGCTCTGCTTGCTGCTTTACCTGATCTGCTTGCTGCTGCGCCTGCACATTCTCTATTATTGAGGTATTGGCTTGGCATATATTATAGACTGGTCTTGTAGCATAACCAAGTTTCATATTGGCCGAAGTAAACATAAACTTCTGCATTTGAGTTAATTTAAACATATTGTTACATATAATAGGTTTAAATCTTTATTATCTTTTTACGATATAAAAAATGTTTGCTCAATCTCTTCTTTTTCCGTCTCAACTTTTTTTAATAATTTTTGCTGCTCGTCTACATAATCGGTATACTTTTCTAATTCTTTTATAATATCGGGCGTCAATTCGGTCAAATTCACAAAAGTGCCGTTATTGTTTTCATTCGTTTTAACATTAGAAAATTTATTAAGAATGCGTAATATTTCAATTTGGTGATATTTTTCCATATGTTCAATGCGATCTTTTAAAGAGTTTATAGACATGTTTATTACTATACGCACTGTTGTATTTAAACTAGTTATTGACAGTAATTTTAGCTTTTTTTATGCGAATTGTGGCTTTTTTTTTGGTCACTGCTGCAATTCCGCTTGCGGTCGGCTCGGCGATGGTTTGTGCGGCCGTGGTTTGTGCGGCCGTGGTTTGTGCTGCCGTGGTTTGTGCTGCCGTGGTTTGTGCTGCCGGTTTTATTATTGTTTCCTCTGATATATTTTCAATATTTTCTTCGAATTGCGGCACTGGCTTTGCTGTCATATAAGGCGATTTTTCACTAAGTGCATCCATCTCCACAATTTCCGCAATAATCGAAATATATTTATCATTTAATTCAAACCGTTGTCCAATCACTCGTATTTTAATCTCATCGTTTTCTTTCACTTCTGCGAAAAGCGGCGATGCATAATTATGATCACGCGCAATAAAGATGACGACAGGACTCGGCGTTTCATTTATTTCGGCTCGAATACCCGCTTTATTAATATGTTTGACCACGCATTTAATATGCATCCCCTCCACCGGCGAACAAACTTCGCATTGAATAACCACTTCAAAAATCACATTCGAACTCATGACCAAGCCGCTGGAGAAAGTGATTACTTCGACCGACCGCGGTTTGATATAACCTTCCACAATACATTTGCCTTCGATTTGCGAGGCGATCGCCTTTTCCAAGGTTTCCTTGATCGTATTGCCGATATGCGTAATACTGATCGGCACCGTGCGCGTAATCAAAAGCTGGCTATAGAGATTTTTATGTGTTTCTTTGAATTGTGTCTTTTTTTTATTCATGGCTGTTTTACTAGGGAGTCTCGACTTGTCCATTAGTGACATCTTACTATTAATTAATGATATTATTTCTAAATGGTTATTCAATTTTATATTTAAACCTTCTTCTTTCCTTTCTTTTCCGCCGTCGAATACTTTTCGATATTTGTTAAAACGGCTTCCGGCGGCGACAAAAACCAGCGTTTTTTATTCTTGCGTTCCTTATCAAATAAACGCAGATACAATTCTTGGATAATACACATTTCTTTTTGCGAAATATTTTTGCTTGGCGGTTCCTTATACGCCCCAACAATTGAATTCAAAATATCGATCGCTTTCCCCTTATTCGAATTCTGATCACAACGCGCACCGGCGTCCCGCGAATTATTAACATCTTTAGTTTTAAAGACCACGTAATCTTCCGCTTTAAAATTATGCATGAAACCAATAAACGAATTTAAATTCGCCAAGATATTCGTTTTATTTTCGTCGAGTTTCGGCTGGAAATCTTTCAGATCCTCAGCTTCGGCTATACGCCACGCATTTTGTGGGCCCTGGCCCTTCTCTCGCACCAATAACACTTGCTTACTTTTATCACGCCATAAAAACCCTTGTAAATTCTTGGCCGTTAAAATTTGCCGACTAATATACGCTTTAATATATTTAAACACTTCTTCGGTCTCATAGAGCGGATTTTGCTGATAATCTTTTAAAATATTCTCAATATCGGCTAAATAAAGTTCATCGATCATATGCTCCGAAATTAGTTGATGCAAGATTTTCTCCTCTACTCCATTTTGCATTAAAAAATTCAGGGCTAAATTACAAAACATGTACCAATTTTTCTCGCCTTTAATAACAATTTGTTTTGTCGTCGCTATTTTGTAATCGTTGGAGATTTTCGCATATAATTCAGTATTGACGGCCACGGCCGGCTGTGCCGGTCCCAAAGGATTTTCATTGAGTTTAATAATAGCTTCGTGGACTTTTAATTCTTTGGGTAATTTGACGAGAATTTTATCGCGTTTCACTTCCAAAGGCACCGATCTCTCAAAAAGACTACTATGATTCTCGTTTAATTCGAGCGGCTGAAACAAATATAAATCCTTTATGTTAATAAGATGGCCGAGCCGTCCATATTTGTCGGTTATATATTCGGTTTTATTTTCGATCAATTGATGTAAAGCCGCATTGATTTGGACTAAAGGGTACGGATTCAAAACATTGAGCAAGACGACTAAATCTTTTTTCTGATAAAAGAACCGTTCTTTCATGAGTTGTTTAATTTTATAAATGAGCTTATCGTTATTCATCATAATAAAATTTTCATTATACGTATCCAAGCGCACCGCGTCTTCCGGTATCTCTTTATTCGGTCGACATGTATAAGCACAAGATTCCATATAATCGCAAATCGCGGAATAAGGTTTGTCGCCGACTTTATATTCCAATTGCCCACCGCTCGCCAGTTCGAGCATCACGGGTTTAACACCTTCGGCCTCCATATTTTCTTCGGTAAAATTCGTCTGCCCGTAATTTAAAATGCAATCAATCGATATTTCTTTTAACACCCGACTCACTTTACCAATTTGCACGGCTTTCACTTCGGCCAAACGGTAGATGTATAAATCCGCCGTTTCTTCGGATACCCCGGCGCGCATAAGCGAACCATAAAGATAAAGCTCTACGTTCCGCTGCGCAAAAGGTAAGGCTTTATGACTACACGTCCGCACCCCGCGCCCAATAATTTGTTCAATCCGATTCATATTATACCACGGCTCTAAAATATGGATTTGCCGAATATATTTTAAATCCAACCCTTCCGCTCCCGTTTGCGAGATCAAGACGACTTTCACTTTGGCGCCCGTTATATTATCTTCATTGGTCAATCGTTTAATATCTTGGGCCGGATTCGGTGAAAAACCTTTGTCACCTGTAATCATCACATAACTCGCGCCGCCGCCACTCCGTTTGGGCACCGGTGGTTTCTCGAAAAGCGAAGGCACCTCGCCGGCCCGCGTAAAACCGAGTTCTTCTAATGCTAAAGCCATCGGTACTAACCCTGCGTCAATATATTGCGAATAGATCAAAATAATACCGGTTGACTGGAGGATACTCGCGCAAATGCTTTTAATTTTGCTGCTATATTTGCCAATTTCCGCAGGCGCGAATATGCGTCCATAGCGCTCTAAAGTACTCGGTTTATAGGCGAATTTACTTCGGAAATAGGTGCTCGGATCTTCAACAAAAGTCAGGAGCCGCTTTAAACCTTCACCGCCGACTAATTCGATCGAATTAAAACTCGGCTGCACTGTGAATAGGCGTTCATCCGGATAAATCATATTTAAGCCTTCGAGGGGTTGCTGCATCATGGTATAACCGAACGTTTCAATATTCTCTAAATTGGGCATTTGTTTATAGTTTCCGATATGACCACCTTTGATCCGGTCGACAATGTAATTATAGCCGCGCTGCTGATATTCACCGATCTCGACTAAATAAAGGGAGAGATGTTCAATGGGCTGGGTTAAAGCCGAGGTACCGTTTAACTGTAAAGTGGGGTAAGGCGTTGCCGAAAAAGTCTTTTCCGGTGCAAATTCTTTGGGAAATAAACGATAAGGAAACGTATATGGATTCTCTCCACGTACGAAAGAGATGTAACCCGTGGCTTTGCGCTCTAATAATTGCCGGCCAATTTCTTCGCCGGTCGCCGAGACTTTGAAATTCCCATCTTTTGTAAACACATCTCTCGCTTCAATTGTCGCACGGCGATCATTCATATTCATCAAATTCAGTAACCAGATAATTTCTTTATAACTGTTGAACATGGGCGTGGCCGACAATAAAAGTAAACGCAAGGTCGAGACAGATTTAATCAGCTTCAAGAGTTCGTCGGCGACCCGCTTATCTTTATTATCTTCCGTCACACGGATATTATGCACTTCATCGATAATAATTAAACGGTTATTAAAGACTTGTCGCAATTTGGCACGAATGATATTGTTTTTTTTCGCTTCGGGGAGCGTTTCGTCGTCGATCTGACTGGTTTTATTGATGTAATTGGCAAATTCGACATAACCGGAAAAAGAGTAGTAGGTATCGATCAAGCGATGTATTTGTTTGGCTACATTCTCTTGCGAAAGCCCTTTCATGTTCATCGGGTTAATTTCTTTTAAAAATTTGTTGCCGATACAATCGCGGATATTCCAGGTACCATCGACTTTTTTTAATTTGCGCTCATCAAATAACTGCACGCGAAAATTCGATTGCACATTGGGCGAAGCGACGATCATAATTTGACTATTAATACCCATTTGCATCATATAATCTCTCATTTCTTCGGCGATGCTGATGGCTGAACAGGTCTTGCCACTGCCGAGCCCGTGATAAAGTAGTAGACTATTGTAGGGGGTTTGGAAAGAAAGGAAATTGCGGACGAAAATCTGGTGCGGGGCTAATTCAAAATCCGAATTACAAAGCAGCTCGGCTTGGGCGGCAATATCTGTATGGATCTCGCCATCGTATTTATTGTCGTTAAATTCCTTGCGTTCAGAAATTTTAATATTGAAGGCGGGATCGTTTAAATTTGGATAAAGAAAGTCATAAGTGTCAGTATTTTGTATTAAATCCTCTCGCTCTAAGAGTTCGCGTTTATTTTTGTTTTGGTTTTGGATATTTAAAGGTGCGTTTGGTTCTTCTACTGGCGCATTCGGTATAGGCGCATTCGGTATTGGCGCGTTCTGTATAGGCGCGTTCTGTATAGCTGCATTAGGTATACATTCACCTTTTTTATTTCGTCGAGTGCCCTTGGGACAAGGTGGAAGACGGGCTTTTTTTTGTGCAGGCTCAACAGGCATAGGTACGACAGGCATAGGCTCAACAGGCATAGGTACGACAGGCATAGGCTCAACTGAAGGCTCAACTGGCATGGGCATGACAGGCACCGGCATGGGTAGGGGCACGTTTACAGGTTTACATTCACCTTTTTTATTTCGCCGAGTACCCTTGGGGCAAGGTGGTAGACGGATTGTTTTTTGTACAGGCATAGGAATCGGCGCAGTAGGAGGAATCGGCGCAGGCATAGTAGGAGGAATAGGTGCTGAAGGCGCAGCAACTGAAGGTGCAGGCATAGGCATATCTTCCGGCTCTCTAACACTGAGTTCTGGTTCTTTTATTTTGATTTTGAGTTTGATCTTATCACAAACGCCGGTTTTATTATTATAACGAGTGCCAATAGGGCAAGGTTTTTTTCGCGTTTTGTTTTGTTTTTTTAATTCAGCATTTGCTTTTATTGCATTTGCTTTTATTGCATTTGCAACTATTGATTCCATTAATATATTATTACATTACATTATATAATTTATAATTATTCAGTAATGTATCGACTCGAGTTAAAACCTCTTTTTTCTCTAAATTGTAAGATCGGATTGCTTGAATCGACTCATCATAAGTTTTCCATTCCATTTTACTGACTTCTGTGTCTTGATAAGACATTTGATCTTCCTTCGCGTTTTCCATAAAAGCCACATAATATTTATGCTTATAGGATTTATAATTAGAGCCCGTAAAAATTTCCTCAAAAGGCATTAAATTTTGGATAATATTTATAGATAAGCGCGAATAACCGGTTTCTTCTTCAAATTCGCGCAAAGCACATAATAAATCTTTCTCTTGGTTATTATGGCGGCCCTTGGGAAAACCCCATTCGGTTTCTAGCCATTTTCCCGTCGATTCATTTATTAAAGATTCTAATGAATATTCCAGATCATTCGTAGTGACACCGTATTTTAGCGTCTCAAATTTATCCCGTGAACTTTTCTCTTCTCCACGATACTGCGTATTAATATCATCCCCCCAGAGATTTTTCCATAATGTATAAAAATCGTTTGTTAAAATACGTTGTTTTTCTTCCAAAGTCATTTCCGAAATAATATTATCCAAATATATTTTGCTGTAAATATTATATTTTCCGCGCATAAATTCGACATAGCCAATACTATCTTTGCGCCGAATAAGTAAATATTCGCGGACGCCGTTTGCGTTTATTCGAAACACTATAATACCCACACTAGTTATGGGTTGTTTGCATTGATAAAATATATGACCCTTGGTGCCACAGTTGTTACAAAAATTGTTGAGGTTCATTATGTTTAATTCTTATAAGTTTATTTCGATATATGTTTATATCATTTTATTATAATGGCATTAGATCCGATAGTATGGGGTCCACATTATTGGTTTGTTTTACATACGATCGCATTAACCTATCCTTCTAATCCGAACGAAACGCTTAAGAAAAAATATTATGATTTTGTTCATAATATTCCTTTATTTTTACCGATCTCTATTATTGGTAATAAATTTAGCGCTTTACTGGATAAATATCCTGTAACACCTTATCTCGATTCCCAGCCCTCATTTGTCAAGTGGATGCATTTTATTCATAACAAAATAAATGTCTCTCTTGACAAGCCGGAAATAACAATGGAAGACGCAATGGTGCAGTATTATGAACATTATAAACCCAAGGCTATTAAAGATAAAGAGCAGCGTAAGCGCCGTGAAAAATATGTTTTCCTAGGTTTAATTATATTAATCATGCTCTTAACACTCTATCTCTATAAAAAATAAAAATAAAATTATATATATAATGAAATATGTAAAAAATACAAATAGAAAAAGTAATAAAGATAAACACAGTCAATCTAAACACAGTCAATCTAAACACAGTCAATCTAAACAAACTCGTAAAAATAAGCGAACGCGTAAATCTAAACGCAGTCGTAGATCTTCCGGTGGACGCGCGGTTGATGCCGGTAGTTATGGTTGTGTATTTAATCCGGCGATAAAATGTGCAAATAGTACAGAGCCTTATAATAGTAAGAATATATCGAAGTTAATGTACGCCGAAGATACGCAGGGGGAATTAGATGAGATGGCCAAGGTTAAAAAGATTATTGCTGACATACCGAATAAAGAGAATTATTTTATTATATCAAATACTTATACGTGTAAACCGGAGAAATTAGGAAAAGAAGATTTAACGGACTTTGATAAGGAATGTAATCTATTTACAAAACGAGGAATAAATAGTGCTAATGTAAATAGTCAGTTAAATAAATTAGCCCTTATTGTTATGCCAAATGGCGGTTTAAATATCGAAAAGTTTGTAGAGGAGATTGTTAAATTGGATGATAAAGCCATGTATAGTAGTTTTGCGCAGATGAATGAAGCGCTTATTCAATTATTAATAAACGGGATTGTGCCATTAAATGCTCGGAAATTCAATCATTATGATATAAAGTACGCAAATATATTAATGAGTGCCGACGGCCATGCCCGTTTAATTGATTGGGGTTTGGCGGGAGCAAATGATGGAGTCCATATACCCGAGGCTATCGAAGACCGCTCGATTGCATTTAATATGCCCTTTTCAGATATATTTTTTAATAAATATGTGAAAAATTGGCTACCGGAAGCTTTGAATCAAATTAAGGGTTCGGTTAATTTTAATAATAAATCAGCAGGGCAAGCCGAGTTATTAAAAATCGTGGCCATTAATATGATAAATAAATCAATAGAACAGACGAGTGAAGGGCATTATGATTATATTATCACCGGTATATTACACGACATATATAAAATTTATGCTATTCAAAATAACTATAGTCGTTTAGATTATAATGTGCTTTCCTATAATGCATTGATCGAATATATTCAGGCAGTGTTATTAAATTTTGTTGATGAAAATGGCAATTTTAATGATACCAAATATTTTTACGAAGTGTTTGCCAAAAATGTCGATATCTGGGGCTTTTTATTGTCGTATGTACCGATGATCGAACATGGTGTAGGCCAATTTCATCCGGATATTATTAATGGCGTTTGCCGTATACTTTTAAAATATTGTTTTAGTTCGGAATTTGCTGCCAAACCGATTGTTGTAGCGGATCTAGTATTAGATTTGCGATCACTTAATATGATTACGGCGGATATAATGAAAAAAATAAAAACCTTAATACAGCCAAAAAAACAGAATATTAAAATGACTGATCAGCTGCTATCAAAAGTTAAAAACAATCAAATGCGCTTATCAAACCCCAAACAGCAGATAAAATATAAGGCAACCCACGATAGAACTGAGCGCAAGTCACAGATTAAAGACCAAGAAATATCCCTACCGCAAGACGACGACAATATAGAAGATATTTCTTTATAAAATAAAATAAATAATATATTTATTATATACATGAAAATAGAACTACTGGTTATTGGCATTACTATATTTTTTATATTTAATACATATAGCGATGGTAAATATGTGAAATTAGTGAAATCGTGGAAAAAATATTATCAAATGGCGGGTATAGGCTTTATTGGTTTGTCGGCCTATATCTTCATGAGAAAATACCCCTCGGATTCACGAAATTTATTAACACACGCAAATGGCATGCTCAAGTATTTACCCATCGATAAAGATGCAAGCGATATGTTAACGCCTTTTTTAGATATGTCCAAAGGATCTTTCCCCATGTGTGGTGGCATGGCGCAACAAGAGCAACGTATTTTAAATTCCGGTAGGACGGGTAATGCAAATGGCACAGCGAATGGCAATGGCAAGGTCAAGCGATCCGTGAGTGAAACCAAGAAAAAATATGTTGCTGCAGAGCAAGGCTGGAATTGCGGAGGCTGTAAAAAACAATTACCAGCTTGGTTTGAAGTAGATCACAAAATCCGGCTAGATAACGGTGGTTCGAATAATGTAGATAATTTGGTAGCCTTGTGTCGCGATTGTCACGGGAAAAAAACCGCCTTTGAAAATTTATAATATATAGTATAATATAGTATAATGGCAGATAAAGTGAATAATATATTTACTGCCGCCAGAGATTATAAATCTGAATTAGGTGACAATGTATCCAATGTTAAAAATTTAGCAAGAGACATTCAACATCGAGAGATTAATTTTAATTTCCTTGAGAAAATTTCCCGAAAAATATATACCAATTCGAATCATTTGATGAAAGTCGAATTTATTCAATATATTATGTTAGTTGCTTTGCTTTATATCTATAATCCTTTTGATATTAATACCAAATTTCCCGCCTTTACCCAATTACTCGTACTAGTGGTGGCATTTATTTATATCATTTTGTTTTTCTTTATTCGAATGAAAGTAGAGGCAGCTGAAGATGTGGATTTGATCGGACCAACTGAAAAAACGATTCTATATCAATTTGTTTCCACTTTAATCAGTTTTGTTATTTTTATGTTTGCAATTAAAGGTATCATCTGGCTTTTTATTAATACGGATTTAATCAGCTTATTTCGCCGCATGTTTGGTCTTTTTATCATTATTATTATACTAGGCATTGGCTATTTAGCTATGAAAAAAACAATTGATAAAGCTAAAAATGCACAGGGGAAAAGTATTTTAAAACTGCTGTTAAAAATTGTGTTATTTATTCCTTGTTTGGTAATTGATTTCGTGGAGTATGTAAAATATGAATATCATTTAACCACCAAACCTGTTTGGATTTTATGCGGCATAGAAGCGGCCTTGGTGGGATTATGGGTTGTTATACCAATTTTGTTTAATGTAATATTGAGTTACGATGGTGTAAAATTATTAAACGAACCGGTAAATTTAGATGAGGAAATGACCCTAAGTAATTTCACAAATACGGAAAATGCTAATGATTTGGCGATTAATATGGATGAATTAAATAGCAAGTTAATGAATGCGCAAGCCAAAAGAAATGCGGATCAACAACCGGCCGATACATTAGACAATGCACCGGATTTGTCGATGAATTATATCGATCGAAATGTGCCGAAAAATAAATATCTGGCTTGGTTATATAAAAAAATAAAAAATTTTACTTGGTTTAAAATAAACTTTTCTAAGCATCCCGTCTATACTGATTATAGTAAATCGCGTTTTTCTTATAAATATAGTTTATCCGGATGGTTTTATCTCAACCCCCAACCGCCGAGCACGGGTGTTGCCTATGCTAACTACACAAATATTTTGAATTATGGCAAAAAAATAAATATTGAATTCAACGGCAAACTAAATAGTTTAAGAGTTATGGCGGCGGTACCGGCAGCCGTTATTACGGATGAAAATAAAAATACCTCAAGAGAGATCTATAAAACATCGGATATTATGTATCAAAAATGGAATAATTTTGTTATAAATTATGACGACGGTGTTGTCGATGTATTTTTTAACGGTGTTTTAGTAGCATCTGTGACAGGTGTCATGCCATTTATGTCATTTGACGATATTGTTGTAGGCGCCAAGGATGGAATAATGGGTGGTATTTGTAATGTGAATTATTACAAAAATACGTTGGCGGAAAAAACCATCAAATTAAATTATAGGAGTCTGCGTATTAAAGAATTTCCATATGTGGGCAGTATTATTAATACAAATATTAAATTCAAAAAAGGGAAAAAAGATGAACGATTTGTAAATGATATTAAAAAACTATTAGGCGGAGCGTAATTTTTTTGTTTTGTTTTAGCTGGCCGAATTTAGAATATATAAAATAGTTAATTTCTATTCTATATATAAAATGGACCTTAAACAAATTGTTATTATTGTTTTTATTATATTGGTGGTAGTTTATCTGCTGATTAACGCGTTTTCGAAGACAACCCAATTAACTAAAATGGCCACGGGAAAGGTTGCCCAAACCATTTCAGCCGACAAAATGAAAAATGTAAATAATTCCAGTAATTTCACTTATTCCATGTGGCTTTTTGTCGATGATTGGAACTATCTTTTTGGCGAAAAAAAAACAGTCCTCGATCGCTCTAATAGCCCAACAGTCCTTTTAGGCGATAAACCCAATACCTTATTAGTAAATATGAATTATTATAACAATGGTTCGACGACTGTGGCGGGTGCGAGCGGGGCGAGTACGCCAACCCCAACAGCCGCCCAAACGGCTATATGTAAGCAAGCGGCGGATGCCTGTGCGGCCGGTTATGCATGCGCCTGCGGAACATGCGACGCTAATGGCATTCCACTCGGCGATCCCACTGATCCCGCGGCTGCTGCCTCCGCGGCTAGTCAAGCGTCGGCCAACAGTAAAGTACATACTTGTCTGATCGAAAATATTCCTATTCAAAAATGGTTTAATGTGGTTGTTAGTTTATATGGGCTTACACTGGATATCTATCTGGACGGAAAATTAGTGCGCACTTGTGTGATGCCCGGTGTGCCGCAAGTCAACAATGCTGCAAATATCAATGTGACAAATAATGGCGGTTTTAGCGGATGGACGACAAAATTTCAGTTTTGGTCGGACGCCTCGAATCCGCAGCAAGCATATAATATATACAAGGCCGGATTTGGGGGAAGTATTTTAGGGAACGCATTGAGTAAGTATAGAATACAAGTGTCGATGCTTCAAGACAATGTACAAAAAGGCAGCTTCCAAATATAAGTATATTTTGGCTTTGTAACATATATTTTATATTTTATATAATATATAAGAATGGGTATAGCCGAATATAAAGTACAAATGCAGCAATTTTCCTCAAATCAATATGTACAGGGCAGTAAAGAGTTCCTGCAATCGAATGGTATTGTTGCTAAATTTGCTTTTCTCATATTAGTCTTGATCTTGTTTATAATGTTATTAAGTCTCGGATCAGCTATATTGGGCCGTGTTTTTGCGCAAACGCACAATCCTATTTTGATTCCCGGCATGATTCGGTCCAATCAAATGATGGTTATACCGCAAGATCCGTCGAAAAAAGGAGCGAAACCAATTCTCCGCTCGAATAACGAACGTGAAGGTCTGGAATTCACCTGGTCGGTCTGGATTAACATTGATGATTTCGGCTATAAACAAAACGAATTTAAACACGTCTTCCATAAAGGAAATAATAACATATCAAATGGCAGCGGCGGATCGGGCGGCGGCGGGGGTGTGTCCGGTATAAATTATCCAAATAATAGTCCGGGGTTATATATAACACCGCTCATTCCCGACGCCAGTAACGGTAATACCGCGGGGTTATTAGTTAAAATGAATTCTTTTAATCAAATCGATGAAGATATTACAATTGCGGGTATACCTTTGAATAAATGGGTAAATATAATTATTCGGGTGACCAAACAAAATCAGTTAGATGTGTATATAAACGGCACTTTAGTAAAGCGGCATATGTTGGCTGGTGTGCCCAAGCAAAATTATGGCGATGTTTATGCTTCCTTGAATGGCGGTTTTTCCGGTAATACATCTGAATTACGTTATTTTGAAAAGGCGATAAGCACCAGTAAAATCCAAAGTATCGTGAATGCAGGTCCATCAACTAAACTTATTACAGGCGCTTCGGTCGGTGGTAAAGATGATAATAAATATATCTCGACCCGCTGGTATTTACAAACAGCCCAATCGGTTTAGTACGAATACTTTTTTCTTAAAGCATCCACCATTAAATGATTACCTTTGGCATTAAAAGCACTTTCTTTATGAATTCGGTGTAATACTTGCATTGTCGGTACATTATAAAATGTTTTCCCTTGTTTCCATAAACGTAACCATAAATCGTAATCTTCGACACCATTAATCGTTCCATCCCAATAACATAATTCTTTTTTCATTAGACAACTGCTATTAATAACCGGATTTACCTTTAAAAAATTAAATTTTGATATATCTCCACTCGGAAGGGAGGGGTAAATATGTAGATCGCCGAAATATTTACACATTGTGCCAATAACGTCGTAATTTTGCATAAAGGGCAATTGCGCGGCTAATTTCGTCGGCAGCCATTTGTCATCTACATCTAATAGACTAATCCATTTGTTTGAAGACGAACATAATTTCAACATTTCATTCAAAGCCGCCGATTTACCTTTAATCGTTTCATGTAAAACAAATACTTTAATTCGTTCATCCTGCATTTCATATTTTTTGGCAATTTGATATACCACCGAATTGGCTGAATGTCCGTTAATGCCAATAATGAGTTGCCAATTTGTATATGTTTGTGCACGGATAGATGAGACGGATTCTTCGATGAATTCGATTCCATTATAAATCGGCATTAGGATTGAAATCATTTCATATTTATACAAAATAGTCTTTATACTTAATATTTTCATATATATATATGCGTATATATATGGAACATAATCTATTCTCTCAAATTTGGGTTAATGCAAATAGCTTCAGTTGGAAAAATATTGCCCGACATACAGACATCCCCTTCGCCAACTTCGATGCAACTGCGGAAACCGCGATCTTCGCCAATATAACAGAAGCCTGATTTGGAAGTGGGATTCATCTGGACCCGACTGGTGGAGTCGTCTGCTTCAGGGATCACTGGTAATTTTTTATATTTTTTAATCGGCTTGGGTGGTAACAGACTCGCGTCTTCTTTATCGATATTATTAATAATGGGTTTCGCGTCTATTACTTTTTCTAATTTTTTAACAGCTGCCGTGTTGTTTTTTTTCGAGACAGAGGCGGTGATTGGACCCTTTTTACTAAGACCGCCGTCTACATTGAAATTCGTCTTGAAATGCCGATTAGAAAAATCAAAGAGAGGATCGTACATTTGGCTCATCGGAGTAGAAACCGGTTTTATTAAAAAAAGCACTAGATTTACCGAAAGAAAAATAAGAATAAGAAAGATAAATAAATAGCGCCATGCGCTGCCGCCGGTGCTGGCGCTTTCAGCACTAACAGGAGAATCAGAAGAAGCGGAAGAAGCGACTGCATCCTTAAAAGATTCCGGTACGCTTAATAGCCGATTCGCCGATGATTTGACCGGCGAAAATAGTGTTCGGGCTTTATCACTATATATACCCTCAGATGAGCGGGCCGTAGATCCCAAATTTGAAAAACCATTGGTTATATTTTTCATCGACATTTTATATATATAGCGGTGAAAACAAACAACGGCCTTGTCATCTAATTCATTTTTCCCCGCATGTCCCAGTTGCGTCTAAATTCATAGGCTTTGGGTACAATAATTTTCTTTGCCGTGCGAATATCAATTGGCGCATATACTTGTTCACTGGGATTCATACTACATTCAAACTGTCGGATATTGATGTATTCGTTATGAAAGGACCATTGGACATTTTTCAAAGCATTTAAATCATCGCATGCCGCTTGCTTATAAATCAAACTATCTTTACGAGAGATAATACGGCGGTAGCCGTCAAAAGCTCGCGCAATCCGCTGGTCGTTTATATCGTAAAATTGATTGCGATCAATAACGAGGCCTACCGCTAAACAGCGATCATTCATGGCATTATCTTCAATACCCCAGCCCCAGAAATTCGGGAATCCTTTACTTTTTTCAAAATCAGCACCTTTAATCGCAAACATACCGCCCAAGGCAAATTTAAAACCGTAGAAATGTTTTACTATACCCATGGTGGTCGAGTAATCGATGAGCCCTTTCTTGGTCGGCCAAGTATCCACATCATGAAAAATAAAGGTTATGTTTTTATAAGTGTCGGGATATTTCGCTCGCATGGCCATAAAGCCAATATTTTTCATAGCACCGCGATTAAAAGGTCGAATATCGCATTGATGCGCAAAATATATTTCATAGGGCTCGGATAAGGCCGAATCTTCTAATAAATTTTTCATATTTTCTAAAAAGGCGGCTTTATCATTGATTCGATCACGGTAAGGAATGATAAATATTCTAGCCGGAGGCGTAGACATTTGATATATATATTTAATTTAATTTAGCATACTTTAATTCATCATAATGGAATTCATTTTTTCTAACCGTTCAATGGTTTTATCTAAATTAGATCGCTCTACGCCAGCATACAAATAATCGACATTGAGAGATTCTTCGTTTTTCTTGACATCTTTATACACGATACCGATTTTATTGATAATCAGATCCAATTCTTTTTTATTGGCAATAATATCAATCGCTAAATCAACCGGATCGGTTAAAATTGAAACTGCAAAATAGATTAAATATTTTCGCCGTTTTTTCACGCCACCGCTATATTTAATACTAAAAATTTCCAATAAAGCGTTAATAATTTTTGTCATGAGTGGATTTTGCTTGCCTGCGCATGCGTGGAGAATTATGTCCCAGACCAACCAAATAATGTCATTTTTATATTTATCTTGAATCGGCGCAAATTGACGAGTTTCGCCAATACATAATTCTTTTTTATGCTTGCAGACGGTCTCATATTCTAGGAGCCATTCTAACCAATAACACGCACTGACACTATTTTTAGATTCGGGGGTGAGATGGTAGGCAAATTCGTTCATGGCAATAAATAATTCTTTGGGGTCGTCCGGTTTGAAAATATCTTCGACGTAGCCGATCGTCGGAGCCTTTAAACGCGAGGCCATGTGCGTCATATTAAATTCATCGACTTTCTGTATTTTTATTGCTTCCAAGCTATGTTTTTTGCGTGAATGACAAAGAATGCTGATGATTTCGGCAAACAATTGCCGGATTTTTAAATTATTGCGCATGGCCAGTTCATTTCCCATATAACCGGTGGATAAAATGTCCTTGAAATTTTTAAAGCGCATGGCAATATAGATGGGTAATTTAGGGTTGCCTAAATGAATATAACGACCGATGTAAAGAATAATAATTTCCCATAAATCGCCGTAATGACCGGCGCAGATAAGTTCAGCGGCCCAATAGCAAGCGGGTTCTACTTTGGCGGTAATTAAACATTGGATGAACTCGGTTCGGACTTTGGATTTTTGAAATTTAGAAAAAGTAACACCTTTAAATTCGCTGCTACTTCTTTTATCATTAATATCAGTATCATTCATAATTTATATATATAATACATATATACAAATGACAGTTACAAACTCACTCAGAAATGCCAAACGAACTTTTAATATATTTTCAAAGACGACACTCTTACACAAGATTTTATATTTTTTGGCCTTTTTGGTCAGTATGACGCTGATGCTTAATTATGGCCGGCAGCGAGTGGAAGGGTTTGAACAACCGAAAACAAATGAATTTAAGATGAACGATACAGTGCCTGAAATATACGATGATTTTTATGCCACGATTTATGATGATTTAGTTTTCAATAAAAATAAAAACGATTATGAAATTGGGCATTGGATAGAACAAACAAAACCGGATAATCAGAGCGTGGTTTTAGATATTGGATCCGGCACTGGCCATCATGTGAGTAGTTTAAAAGCTCATGGTTATAATGCGACCGGTATAGATATATCACCGAGTATGGTGAAAAAAGCCAAAGAAACTTATCCCGACTTGAGTTTCCAAGTCGCTGATGTACTTAATCCCGCGGTTTTTCACGAGGAATCCTTTACCCATATTACCTGCTTTTATTTTACGCTTTACTACATTCAAAATAAACGTATCTTTTTCGAGAATTGTATGAAATGGTTAACCCCTGGCGGCTTTCTGGCGGTGCATATCGTTAACCGAGATAAATTTGATCCGATTATTCCGGCTGGAAATCCTTTCAATATTGTTTCGCCGCAAAAATATGCCAAAAAACGCATCACCTCGACGACGGTTAAATTTGACGAATTTGAATATAAATCTAATTTTAATATGAAAGAAATGATTGAAGATGATAAAGAGGCCAATGCTATAATGAAAGAAACGTTTAAAACCCATAAAACGGGTAATGTGCGACAAAACGAACATAAATTATACATGTTGACGCAAGCGGAAATTTTGGATATTGCCAAAGCGGCCGGATTTATTATTGATTCGAAAATTGATTTAATGAATTGTCAATACGATAGTCAATATATCTATATTTTACAGAAACCGACTTAGTTATATAAAATAAATAGTTATTGTATAATGAAAAAAAACACCAAGGTAAAGTTATTAAATTTACCAAAGTTTATGCAATTACAAAAGTTCATAAAAAAAATGAACAAAAATAATTTATATTTATTTTTAGCATTAATTTTAGTCACGATTAGTTCATTCATCTATGATTATTTTAAAATTAAAGAAGGTTATGCAGATTTAAGTAATTATAATTGGATTGAGATTTTACCCGATACTGATAAAGAAATAGTCGATAATATTTTTAATACTAGAAACAAAATTTATTATGAAATTTTTGACAGATTTAGCACACGACCAGCTGTACATGTATTTTTTGAGGATCGTATGAATAATTTTTTGAAAAATTATCAGGATGCAACATCTAAACTTAATCTCTATAATGCGGATGTTACCTTCGATAATTATACTGCCGCATTAAAAGCACAAGAATTATTAGATGATAATATTGTAACAATGATAGAATACATGTATAACAACACACCGCCACAAGAATTCATTGATAATTATATAACATTTCTTGAATATTTAGATACGTCACTACATATACTTTCTCCTGGCACCAAGAACGGAGCTTCAGACCAATTTAACAGTTATTTAATATATTTACAAGATAAAAATAACTTTGATAAAGTAAGAAAATATACAGTAAATTATTTAATTATACGTGAAATAAATTCTAAAAATTCAAGCGGTCAAAAAATTCCCAAACCAAGTCCGGCCGGTATAGCAGGTCCACCAGGTCCGGCCGGACCGGCCGGTATAGCGGGTATAGCAGGTCCAGCGGGTCCAGCGGGTCCACCAGGTCCGGCCGGTATAGCAGGTCCAGCGGGTCCAGCAGGTCCAGCGGGTCCAGCGGGTCCAGCAGGTCCAGCGGGTCCGGCCGGTATAGCAGGTCCGGTCGGTATAGCGGGTATAGCAGGTCCAGCTGGTATAGCAGGTCCAGCAGGTCCGGCCGGTATAGCAGGTCCAGCAGGTCCAGCAGGTCCAGAAGGCCCACGCGGGGCAAATGGGGCTTCTCAGAGAAGACGCCCAATGTATTAATATGTTCATAATTAAATAAAATATTCTCTCCCTTATACAATATTTTATTCATTTTTAATGAGATTTGATTCACATTTGATCTTGTATATACTGGTATCTATCCTTCTATTGTATTTAATTCCCACTGCCTACCTTAGCCTGAAAATGCATTTTTGGCATACCCAGCCAGTTTTTCATATTTATAATTTGAAGTATTGGTTCCGACCACCGGGTATTATTAATCGTGAGCCGCCCGCGCTCAATAAGTTTGTGAATTTAAGCAATAATCGGATGATCGAGGTACCAAACGTGCCAAACGAAGTAGATACGAGCAATAACACAACAACCGGCCAGATCTGTCAATTTATTCGTGATTATTACGTTATTCACGCCGATGCCGCGTATAAACCTAGTGAACAAGATATTTTGGCTTACCTCCAATGCTCTAACCATTCTGCTTATTTTAACATTTATAAAGAAGACAAAATGCCCTTTATTTCCGAGCAAGAAATGCTGGGCGTTATTTCGGCGCGGCATTTGAATGTCACGCTAGTTAAAAATAAAAATAAAAACCCCTTGAATTTTCCCGTGTACTATATCGATAATTTGTGTGTAAAGCCGGGTCATCGGCAAAAAGGTATTGCCCCCGAGATGATTCAAACCCTCCATTATACCATTTCGCGAGCGAATCCAAAAGTAAATGCTTATATGTTTAAACGCGAAGGAAAATTAAACGCCATTGTCCCGCTCGTCTGTTATGACACTTATGCCTTTGATATGACGGATTATCAAACCGATTTTATTTTGAATGCCGCAATGACCGTGATAGAGATCGGCAGTGCGCAATTAAATTTATTTATCGCGTTTACAAAAGAGCAAATGCCGAATTTTGAATGTGTTATTTTACCCGATATATCCAGTGTTTTAAATTTAATAAAACTCGGTAAAATTAAAATCTATGGCGTTCTTTTTCAAGGCGAACTTATAGCAGTCTATATTTTTCGGATCTTGGAGCTTTATTATGACGGAAAAAAAGCCATCGAGTGTATTACTATTCTCTCTAAAAAAAATACAGCAGCCGATATTTTAATTACAGGGTTCACCGTAAGCTGGGCCAAAATAAGCGCGACGATAGGTTGTGCATTCGTTCTGATTGAAGACACGGCGCATAGTAAAACGGTCATCTTGACCCTTCTTAAGAATCCCCTTATAAAATTGTACTTTAAAAGTCCAACCGCCTTTTTTCTTTATAATTACGCGACCTATTCCGTAAAAAATACGAAAGCTTTATTGTTTTATTAATTTAGCAAAAAATTGAAATATATTAAGTATTTGATTTTAGATTAATAAAACGAGAAGACAAAAGAAACCATACAATGCAGTCACGAAAAAATATCGTAATAGACGACGAGCATAATATAACGCTCCGGCGAGAGAAGATTTTCAAATATAGTTATTGTCAACAACAGTTTGCCGTAAAAGGCGGCAATCTCCAACGCGCTAAAGAAAAACAGCTTTTGCAGCAATGGAAAATGGCCCGTGATCTGGAAAAGAAAGCGCGCTCGAATAGCCGAAAATACGCAATAACCGAAAAACAGATGCGACAAATGGAAGAAGAAGAAGAGGAGGAGGAGGATGAGGAAGATAAAGATGCCATCCAATGGGCACATAAAGGGTGTAATGCGGTGTGTAAGGCCGATAAGTGTATATGGTGGCTATTAGAATCGGGTCTATGCTAATATTAAATAATTATTATCATATGATGCGCTAATGAAGAAATACAATGCAGAAAACAATGGTATCGACTCCCAATTCTTTTATCATTATGAAAACAGAATTGCTTTATAAAGTAGCCATAAATATATAAAAAGATCGTTAATAAAAATAATAGAAGAACGATGACTACAAAAATATAATTTTTTTTCTGCGCTTTATTATATAATTTATATGCACCATAGCTGACAACAAAAGCTATGACGATTTTATCTAATATATGTGTATAAATGTTCGCATTAGAATGATAAATCACGGAGGTAATGGTAAGAAGAAGAAATAAAAATGAATATATATATTTTTTATATATAAATGCTGTGGTCATATTTGTAATAAAAATTAACGATGATAAAACTAATATATTGATCTCATTCGTTAAGAAATTTTTTGTTTTCTTTATTCGGCGCTTGTTTTTTCTTTTTTGTTTTTCTTTTTGGTTTTCTTTTTTTATATCATACATAATAATACATTATATTTATTATGTATAAATTTATAACTTGCTAACGCCTTAACGCGTATACTTGCTAACGCGTATACTTGCTAACGCGTATACTTGCCTACCCGCGCGAACGAATCAACAATAAAAATAATAAAAACGCCTAAAAAAGAATATAAAATAACTTCTTCCATCACATGGCCGGTTTTTTCATCTTTTTGTTCTTCCAATAAATGGATCATATAATTTAGCTTCTCTAACATTTGATTTTTATTCATATGCGGCTGCTCACTAGTACTGCCGACTTGATCAAAATAAGGAACATATTGTTTATAATAATCGGACGCATAAGTTTTCGGCAAAGTATTAAACCCTTCATAGCTGTCCATTGGTGCGGGGTATTTTCGCGGCTTTACGGCCGTCACGTTATTCTCCTTGGAATTTATATCAAAGGGTGGCTGATTAATAGTTGTCGGTGTTTCAAAGTCAATTGTTACATTGGGTCGAGGCGTATTACTTTGACTTGCACCCATACTAGAACCCATACCAGCATTTGTACTCATACCCTCAGTTGTTTTCGAGGATACTTCCGCTCGGGGCGGCGGGTTAAAATCCACTAAATTAGTACCATCGTCATCATTGCTCTCATATCCGTTTGAATTGTTGATTAATTTTAACATATTTTGTACATTATCGTTGCTATTGCTGCTCCCATTGCCGTTACTACTGCTATTGCTATTTCCGCTGCTATTATTAGAAAGATCATGTCTCTTTTTAATGGTTATATTATGTCTATTTTGTTTTTTTTTCTCTATATCAGTCATATTACTGTTTATAGCTGAATTATCATTAATTTCAGAATATTGTAATAATCCTAAAGATGTCATTATCTATATGAAAATAAGATATTTTTATTTTCATAAAAACATATCTTACTATACAAAAATAATTATTATACATAAAAATATCAATATAATATAAAATGTGTTTCCCTACTGAAATAATTGTACTTTTTTTCTTAATTTCATTTTTTATTTATACGATGCCACTGGTTTTAGTAAAATTTAGTAAAACGACCAAAGGTAAGTTCTTGTTATTAATGTTAATGATTGTCATGACTTTGTATAACAAAACCGGTGGATTATTGATCGCCATGTTAATCATATTTTTGTCCGAATTTAATTATGAAGTAAATAACGGTATTTTGTATGAAGGTTTTGACCCTAGTATGGATAGAAGTGTCTTGGGTTATAGTAGTGCCGATCCAATGGCATACAAAAAAAAACCTAAAATTGATCAATTGACTATAGCGGAATTTTTAAAATCAAAACCAGCTTAAAACCATAGCATAACATATAAGCTGTTTCGTATATAAAAATATATGGATATATTATATGTTATATTTAGACTATCTTTTATATATTGTAATAATAATCTTTTTAATTGTTCTGATTAATAAAGTACTTGATAAAAAAGAAGGGTTTGAACATAAGGGTGAGGGGATTGTCTATACCCCCAAAGATTTTACATCAGTCATTAAATCTGCCGTATATGGGACTTTTATAAACGGTCCGAAAGATTGCATTGATGTCAAACCCATTTTAGATAAATTAATAGCGTCCGCAACGGATAGTACAGTCGTATCCGAAAATACTTTTAGCCCTGATAAACCAGTCGATGTTAAAAAAGGAAGAAGAAAATATTTAATCATTAATTTTACAACGCCTAATATAACAGTATCTGATGCAAATTTTAAGATGCCATTCAATACGGGTAATGGGTGGGAAAAGTATAATAACGGCTTTGTCTGGGTAGAAGGAGATCCGGTCTCTTTGATTTTTGGTGATGGAGAAGGAAATCCGGCATGGTTAAGCATCGTTTCGGCCGTATATAAAATTTCTGAACTTTTTGCCTACATTGTTATTCGCATGCCTTATCAATTTCTCAATCAATTGTTGATTATGGGGATTGAATTTATGAAAAATTTTAAAGATATATTGGATCCCATTTTCGATTTTTTTCGACAAATGAAAGCGATTGGTTTCAGTATTATCAGAGAAATATTTGCTCCGTTTAAAGCACTTTTAAAAGATTTTTCAAACATTTTGAAGGATCTACCAAAATTTCTGAAATCTCTGTTTAAACCATTTATAGAATTTTTAAAAACAGCTGTTACGAAAACATTTTCCTTCTTAAAAAAATTAGTTGATGTTATCAAGAAGATCTTAGAAGCGCTTATTCAATTACCATTGACAATTTTTGATATATTAGAAAAATTAGTCGACGTTCTTATAAATGTAGTTATGATAATTATCAATATTCCGACAAGTATTTTAAATATGATTATTGGAATGCAAAATATCGTGTTAGAGATTATGGAAAAAACACCGACGATTCCTTTTTTGGATTTGTTTTTTAAATGAAAATATAAAAATATAAAGACATGATAATATATAATGAGTAGACAACGATCTGGGTTGGCATATCAAAGACGAGCATATAATCATTGTTGTCAAGTTCAAGTTCAAGATCAAGTCGAATTTGTAAATTTAGCTGATATAGCAACCGATACATTTCCTACCGAGACTTTTGATAAATTATGGTTGTTAAACCAAGATACAACTATTTTATCAAACCAAATATTAATCATTCCGCTTAATCAGCAACTTCAGACGAATGCGTTTACATTAACAAATAATGGTATTATTAATGTGTTTGGAAATATCCGCAATGGTCAAAATTTTGATACAAACACACAGAATTTTAAAACAATTAACAATGCGACAATTAACATTTTTTCAACAGGCTCCATTGTCGCTATCGATAATATTAGTAATCAATTTATTAATAACGGTATAGTTAACAACGGCGGTTTCGTAACAATTCAATCTGGTGGAGTCGGTCTCAATAATGCTGGTGCCATAATTAATAATACGGGGACAATTCAAAATAATATTGCCACAATTACAAATAATGGCACAATTCAAAATAAAGAAACCGGCATTTTGTTTATCAATAGTGATGAGTTTTTTAATAATAGCATAATTAATAATAGTGGCGGCAATCTTGTTTTTAATAATAGTTTTTCGGTTTTCACTAACAATGGCATATTTTTTAATAATAATGGGGGTAGAATTAATAATACGGATGGTGTTTTTACAAACAACGGCACCATTCATAATGGTAATAGTGTTTGCGGGGAAGGAATCATTGATGTTCCGGTCGGAGGAACCATCGATAATAGTTGTCCGTAATATTTATAAAATTTTTCCAATAAAAATTTTATAATGATATATTAATAATGAACATGAATCCGGCTGCATCCACTAATCCTAATCTTGAAGGAGGTGGTGGATTTATTAAAAATTTAAATGCCAAATATCTAAGACACATTAATGAAAGCAAATTTGTTATTGGTATTGCGATGATTCTTTTGAATATTGGTTCCAAATATGTGGATTTCAAATTCACCAAGGCCCAAGAACAAATGTTGCGAAATGGTATTGCCCGTGAGCTTCTCATATTTACGATTGTTTTTATGGGTACCCGCGACCTTATATACGCCATCCTATTGACCGGCGCTTTTATTATATTATCCGAGTACGCTTTTAATGAAAAGAGCGAATATTGTTTAGTTCCTGATAAATTTAAAAAAATAACGGCACTCATTGATACCGACAATGATGGTATTGTCACCCCAGAAGAAGAAGCACGGGCTTTAATTGTACTGAAAAAAGCAGAGAAAAACCGTGATCACCGCATGCAGAATAAATTTAGCACATATTTAACTAATATGAATAATACTATCACGACCTTGAATAATTAACGTATAGAGTATAGAGTATAGAGTATAAATATAATTATGTATATAATAAATTTATGTACATAGTATAAGATTATAATGGCAGCTAAAAATACAAAAGAGGATAAAGAATCAGAACCAATATCCATCAATACAACTATAATAAAAATAAGTGTCAAAACAACCGGTGATTTAAAAACCAAAGAATATGATTTAATACCTTTTCATCCCAATATGTCCGATTTGCGCGATTTAAGTAATAATAGTTATATTCTGTTCCCTTCCTTTGTGAAAATTTCTATAAATGATTTACAAAAAGCTGGTGCTGGATCCGACTATCCTAGCATCTTTATGAATTTGGATAAATATATTAAATTGATTAAATATGTAACAAACCCCGATAAGGAAGAAGATCATACCTTATTAACCAATCGCTCCCAGCTCAAAAATTATTCCATGTCCTTGATCCAAAATAGTGCGTCGGAATTAATGACGGGTACCGAGGTGGATACCATTTCGGTCCAAAAATACGAGCCTTTAACAGAAGAAGAAATTATTACCAATAATATAGAATTAATAAAAAGTTTATTTTTTGCACCGAAAAGCCATTTTTTCATCTTAGGCAATGATTATGTCATCGGCGAAAGTAAATATCTGCCACCATATGTAGCCTCGAATGAAAAAAACGAAAGCTTATCCTCCGAAACGAAAAAAATAGCAATGAATTATTCCATCACGATTGAATTACAGCTCTTAGATGCAGCGAATAATCCCGAGGCAGGCGATTATATGAAAATGTCGTGTAAAGCCAAAAAAGCGAATATTGCCAAAGATATGAAAGATATTTTCGATTTTAATTTCGGTTATATACCTGATGTAAAATCGGCGATACCGTCGATCTTAAATACATCTGAAGCGACCAAAGGTCGTCAATTTGGGAAATTGCAGCATGAATGGGAAAAGCGTAATAAATATGTAAAAGCCCCCGCTAATGAGCGTGAACGGCTGGCTTTGGAAAAGAACTGGTCCCCTTTACAGCGCAAAATGGCTGAATATGATAAGGAGCAAGAAGCCTATAATAAGATTCCGCCTTTATGGATTAAAGACCGTGATGCGCTGAAGAAGAAATATGCCGATTATACGTCGGAGCTGGTTAAATTGTGGGAAGAAATGGATGATATTAAAAAAAGTAATCCGGACAAACCGAAGGATGATAGTTTTTTAAAAGATCTATTAGATGGCGTAAAAACTAAAATGTATGGAATTGTCGAACCGCTCCTAGAAATAACTAAAAAAATACCGACCGCGGCCGAAATGCAGGAGCATCGTGCCTTCGCCGACGGCCTAACGGTGAGTAATATTACCTTAAATGAAATGCGGTTGAAATTAGACGAATACAATAACCTGAAAAAAGAATTGGCTGAGAAACAAGCTGCTAAAGCCGATAAAGATATTTTGGGCAATTATGAAAAAGAATTAAATGAAGTGGCCGAAAATATCGTAAAATTAAAAGAGATTAATGATTTTATTCAAACATTGGAAGCGCCTACAATAACTAATAAAACAATCGCCGAAACCACAATAAAAGCTGAGCAGACTAACCCCAAGACCTTTCTCGGAAAAGCTTATGCCGCCGAAAAAGGACTGATTGACACTAAATACACAGCGGCTATGTTTGAAGGTACACCAATAAACGAAAAGAAAGCCGGTCTAGCCGAATTAAAAAAGGAGGAAGAAGACATCTATGAAAAATTAAAAACGACAGATCCGTATAATGCGACTTCTGTAAAAGCGGATTTGGCCAAAGTGCAAGCCAATATCCGTAAGAAAACGGCCGATATAAAAATAATTGAAAATCGCTATGATAAAGGCGATATGATAAAAAAATGGGAGGCAATCCTTGCCAAAATGAGTTCAATCAAAACAACAATTGACTCGGAAAAAGACAAAGGCGAAAAAACCATTTTGAATAAAACGGTCAAAGATGAAATGAATAAACTCTTTGATAAGGAAATTAAAAAAATGAAAGAAGAATATTTGATTGCGTCGTTTAAAGAAGGAAAGGATGAAGATTTGACTAAATCTGAAAAAGATAAATTTGAAAAGAAAGATCGACCGATTGATTCGGCGACATTAATAAAGGATAATTTGGATAGTCTTAAACGGCAATACTTGGAGATTGCGGGTAAGCTCGGTTTTTTTAATAAAATTCAAGGCGAAATTACTTTATTAAATGCTGATCTCGCGCGCATTAAAGAATTAAAAACCGATAAAGATTCCGAAAAAAAGAAAATCGACGATAAATTGAGTACGATTAGTACAGAATTAAGTCGTTTAGGTGGGAAGACTGAAAATAAGGCGCGTATAACAACCTTACAAGCCGATTCAGATACATTAACCAAAGAATTGGTCCAGAAAGGCTTTACAAAGAAAATTAACGATTTGAAGGAAGAAGAAAAGGATTATAAAGATTATATAACCGCGTTAAAACAAATAAAAGATGATACTGATGCAAAAACTAATTATAATAAAATAAGAAACGATTCAAAATGGGCTATTGTAAAGACCAAGTTATTAGAAGCACAAGGTGGTGGTGGTGGTGGACGAAAAACTCGGAAACGAATGAAACATAAAGGTAAAGGTAAAAGTAGGGATAAAAATAAGGGTAAACGTTTTTCACTTAACCGGCATAAAACTTTAAGGCGGGCGAAAAAACACCGCCAACGTAAATATACGCGTTAAGAATGTACACGTTAAGAATGTACACGTTAAGAATGTACACGTTAAGAATGTTATTGTTAACTTTTTAGAGAGAAAGTTAAAAATATTTAATTTAAATATCTAAGCTAACTGTATTTTTATCGCTTTTTTGTTTGCGCGGTTTATTAGCCGAAGGCGTCGTTGATTTCTTTACCGGCATGGGGGTTCGCTCAGGAGCAGCGGATTTCATAGGCGCTGACGTCATTTTTACATTATCACTGGGTGTCGGCGACATACCACTCACCGACATGGTTTTCAAACCGGATAGGAGATCGCTAATATCCGTCGGGCCTTTCATTTCCGGACGGGTGGAGCGCTGCATACTTTCGTTTCCGTCGGCGCGGCCAAACTGTTCTTGAATATTGATGCCATCTGCCTGACGGGCGCGCATCAAATCCGGCCGGTTCGTTGGCGCGGCCGTTCGTTCATTTTGGCTGCGATTGACTTGGGTCTGAGCTGCCGGCGGCGGCGGGCGATCATTGCTTGCCCCTGGCATGAAATTACCCATAAAGCCGCTGAAACCGGGGTTGGTGTTTTGCATGGTGTTCACGGCCGCACTCGTAAATTGCTGCATCAGATCCGGATTCTGGCGCATAATATCATCCATGCCGGGTAAAGATGATTTAAACATTGTGTTTGTCATATGCACCATAATGGCCGAGCCGCCCAACTGAAAGAGTAGCTTCAATTCCGGTGCCATTTTCGCCTTCGATTTGTACTTTTCGTGGAGTTCCGCAAAAATCTCGTCATAATCGTCGATATTTTCATTGACTTGTTCGGCCCAGCCATCGAGCTTCACATCAAATGGATCAAATTTATTATTCAAGAATTCTAGACCGGTAATGGCCGCCATTAACATCTTGCCTTGAAATTTACAGCTATTTGAGCGTTCCTTTTCGGCGATAATCATTTCGTATTCGCCTTGCATTTCCGCCAAAGGCGATTCCATTGAATACTTTTTCGTCAACTTGGCACCCTTGCGTTCAATATCTTCAAGTTTCCTTAAAATCTTGAACTTTTCAAGTAAGGTTTCCTCTGGAGTCAATTTCGGTCGATCCGAGAGATTTTTGTCGGGATTTAAAGGCACATTATTGAATTTGGTGAAACCGTCCCAGGTCTTGCTATCGTGTTGCGAAGAAGCCGCCGTAGCTTTGCCGATTTTCGGGGCATCACTAATACTAACAATACTGCCGATCGAGACATTATCGATATTTTCGTCCGGGCCGGTATTGAGTTTCATACCACCACCAAAAAGCGATGTATTGAATAAACCGGATTTGGAAATGGCGGGGGTGCTTTTTGGCGGCTCCACTAAATCATTCAACTCTTGTTCTAAATCGTTCAAATCACCTAAACCAATATCGAGTTTTTCTTTCTTCCCTCTACCATCTAAAAGCTTATCATTCATAAGCAGTTCAATGCCGCCGCCGAAATTAACCGAAGGGCGGCCACTGGATCCACTGTGCCCTGAACTACCTAAATTAATGGTCGGTGATATGTCATCTATATCGAGGTTGATAATATCGTTGGTGATATCTTGCATTATTGTGTATTATGTATAAATTATAACTTTAAGTTCTACGCAAAAGAATTTTTAAAAATAAAAATATATTTTTTATTTTTATTAATACGGTCTATTTAAAACAAATAATTTCGTCGCATGGGCGTTCCGCAACCACCAAACAGTTTGCAATGGCCGCATGTTCTCGCACAGCAGGACGTCGCACAGCAGGCATTTATAAAATGATTAAATAAAGCTCCGAGAAAGCAGGGAAAGAATAAGGGAAATTTCAGGGGTAAACAGAGACAAGTGCAACAACAATCTGAATCTTCGCCGCTTCCATAACCCGTAATAGTTTGTATATATCCGGATTTAAAATGTTCACACAAATCTCTCATACAGAAATCGCATTCTTCATTGTTGGGTGGATTTTTTCTGGCCGGGAAGCAGCAATTACAGAGACCGCAATAACAAATCCCACAACAGCGTGTATCCATTGAATCGTCGGCATAACATCCGCAATTGCATTGACCTGATGCTTTTTCTTCTATATTCTTCATATTTGGCTTTGGCTTTGGCTTTGGCTCTGGCTTTGGCACTGATTTTAGCTCTGGCACTGATTTTAGCTCTGGCACTGATTTTAGCTCTGGCACTGATTTTAGCTCTGACTTGGTCGTCGTAATTAGTATAACGGTCATCTTCGGTTATACTAATAGTATAAAAATAATTAGCATTCAATTTTTATTTAAATACCAATTGCCTTGCAAAAAAGCATCCGCTAAATCGTCCTTTTTTTTATGGTGCGAAAAATGGGTTAACCATTCTGGATATCTCTCTTCTAATATTTTCAAGGTTACCTTAATGCCTTCCTTCTTTCGTAATGCATAAGTGGAAGTATCGGTTTCAATATCTTGATGTCCTTTTAATTTATTGGCAGCCGACACGAAACTGATTTGAGTTTTCTCATGCATGATGAAATATTGCGCGATCATACCTTGGAGCGTTTTCATTCGATTCGCAATAGGACTGATCTGATTTTCAATAACAATATGGGTAATGGTGGAGAGATGGTTTTTAAGTTCGGTATCAAAAGAATTCCGTAAGGCAATACCGATTTGAATTAAATCCATATCATTGGCCTTTGCAGCGCTGACCGTAGTTAACATTTTTTCGTCGATATACGATGTCACCTGTTTCAAAAGATCTTCTTTTTTTACCGAGGCTACCACGGTTGGTGCAATAGCCGGTATTTTATATTCACTAATGACCTGCTGAAGATCGACTATTTTCATTTTCTTAATTTTTTTCAAAGAGAGATTCGCGATCGGCAAAAGGAAATTGGATTTTTTCGCATGCGTGGTGCAAAAGTATTTGGATTGCGAAGCGTGTGATTGCGAAGCGTGTGATTGCGAAGCGTGTGATTGCGAAGCTTGTGATTGCGGAGTATGCGCAAATTTAGCAATTTTCTTACAATCCGTACAAAAAGACGGTTGACCACATAAATTGATCACATCCCACGCTATTATTTTATGTTGTGAGGGTGCTGCGATTGCTTGTGTCGCATCCAATAAACAATACGCTAAGTTTTTAATCCCCACATCAATGCTTATTAACTTCATGTATAGTCGTTAATAAGTATTATATTTAATATTATTTAAGATATATTTATGGACGAGGACAAGTGTATCGTAATCTATGGAACGCCTTTGACAACGACATACGTGACTACTAAAGAGGAGAATGAGAGTAAACTGGATAAATTATTGGCCATGACGAAAGCTTTACAGAAGCAAGTGAAAGAACAAAATAAAATGATCCAAGAATTACAAAACGAAAATAAATTAATTATTGAAAATACCACCAAAATGGGTAAGCATATTGATTTTATTAACAATGCTTATGAAAAATTAACAAAATCTTATTTGTTTCGGAATATATTTTCCTAATTGGCGCGGGGGATCTTATTTACCAATAATTCTGATTGTGAAAAAACCGGTGTGACCATACGGGATTGGAGGGTAACTTCGGATAAATATAAATTTTTCATATCACTATCTTCATAGCCGAATTTCTTGGTATCGTCTAAAGTGGATTTATATAAATAAGGTGAATTATTCGAAACGGGTACACCCGAGCCATACTGAACCGTATTTGCAGCGCATTCGCCACAGGCGCTTATTTGGTTATATTTAATAATGGCATCGGCGTTTTTTGATAAATAATTGCGGTATTGCCAATTTGTAGTTAAATTGGCTTGCTGGCGAATATGTTCATTAATCACAGCACCGGGCTGCCAATTTGCGTAATTACGGCCATCATCCATAATTGGCGGAAAGTTTGGATGAATATTATTAGATCCGGCGTAGCATGTGCCCCAACTCATTTGTATATATATATGATATAAAAATGAGTCTATAAAAAATGAGTCTATAAAAAATGAGTCTATAAAAAATGAGTCTATATGTATTTATTTCTTAAGCAATAACAATAATTCAGGTTTTTTTAATTTTTTAACTTCATCCTTTGTCGCTAGACTTTTATCTGCCACAATTTTTCGCAATTCATCGACTTTCATTTCGCCATAAGCTGTCTCACCGACCGGATTCGATGACCCGTCGATTATTTCGGTGATCGATAAATCAAATGTGGTTTCAGTATCACTCTCACCAGATCCCGATCCCGATCCCGATCCCGATCCCGATAAATCCAGCATACGAGGCAAAACTTCAAATGAAAGTGGTATCATTTGCTCCACATTCAACTCGTGCATGTCGACAATTGTAATATTTTTAACTTGAACAACATCATATACTTCATCAACCTCACCATCATCCTCATCATCGGATTCACTTCCGGAATCACTATCCGAATCACTGTCACTATCTTCATCGTCGGAAACCACAATTTTATCATTCTCAAACCTCTGTGCGGCAATTACCGCTTCGGGAGCGGCCAGGTGATTCATTCCAATGTCACCTGCACCCGCACCTGGTCCTTCTCTAGACGGCAGCATACTTCCTCCGGATCTAATATCTTGCTGCACATTGGTAATAAATGCGGTCAATACGCGATTTTGTTTTTCCACGGCGACTTTGATCTCGGCTAAACGCAAATTAAAATACATAAAAAGTCCGGCACAAGAGATAAGGGTTATTAAAATTGGCACAAAGTTACTTCCACATAGGTTCACCATTATTTGAATATATATTATATAATTTTAAATAGTTATTGAACGAATTATATATCCAGCTCTTGTAAAGTCGCGTTTGTATTGTTGATTATTTCCATCGGGTATTCTAAATCTTTTAAAACTTTAACCCCGCCTTTAATATAAGAAATCCCTTTTTCTAATTTATAAGTGTATTTAAAATCGTCATTTAAGGTCTCGATTTTCATATGATGATTATGTATCGCACGTTCTTTCTCTAAACGCCGACATAAATCTAAGAAATGGGTCGTAAGTACAAAATTAACCTTGTCATATTTATTTAAAAAAGTGAGGAAGGCGTAAGCACTACTAATGGCTTCATACGGATTTGTGCCTGAATAGAGTTCGTCAAATACACAAAAATGTCTTTGTTTTTTATTGCTAAAGTTTGTTTCTATTGCACCTGCTCCTCCTGCACCTGCACCTACTGCGCCATCGAGATCAATCTTGGTCAATATATCTTTACACCGTTTCGCTTCCGCTTGGAATAAACTATCGCGCGCGGACGTATCCGGAATATTAATATAACAATGAATCATATCATACGGTATGATATTGGCTTTCTTATAAAACCCATAGCCAACTTGCTGCGACAAAATGATGTTAAATATGGTAGCCTTTAAGAGTGTCGTTTTTCCCGCCGCATTCGGTCCCGTTATGATTAAATGTTTATCGATCTTATATGTATTTTTAACCGGCTTCTCATTCACTAAAGAAGGGAAATAAGCATTGGTAAATTTCACACACTTCTTTTCTTTAAAGCTACAGGTGTTCATATTTTTCGCTAAAACATTCTTGCGCAGACCACTCAAATTATCAATGTAACCATTCAGACCAAAAGTGTACTGCAAGGTTTCGTGGAATTGTTTATTTTTATACAATTGGTAAAAACAGCGCATGGTGTGCCCGATCTGCCCGATTTTTTTAAGCCTAAGCTTGTTCGGTGTGACTTTATTAAAATCGTTCAAGACATATTCGCAAATCGTCCGATGGTAGGCCATCTTTTCAATAAAAGGTTCATAGGTTTTCAGGCCACTACATTGGGCTTTCAATATATCCATATTGGCAATCGTACTATCGAGGTAAGCGCGGACAGTAAATATCTGTTCGTGGATTTTCGTCATATTGTAATAGAATTTTCGGCAGGACATGATATTCTGGTAAATTTGAATCAGATAGAAAACCAAGGAAGCGGCGACATATAATATTTTTTCAACACTGGCTTTGGATAAATCAAATATTTGGCCGAGCTGATGTTTTTTAAACACGAATTTTAAAAGTTCGATATATTTTTCAATTGTGATCGGCATACCGCGTATTTTTATGATAATCAACGGTAGAATCAAAAAGAAAAGCGGTAGCATGAGCGAAAACAAAGGCGCTGCCATATTATATATGCTGAGGCACTGTAAGAACTTGGCATTGTGATTCAAAAAATGCAATTTCTCCCATTCAATGTAGCTGTATTTTTCCGCAAAGCCCGTCTCGGATTGTATTTCCTGCCAAACCGCTTGGACCTTTACTTGATTTTCTGCGGCGATATCACAAGTTTTCATTTTGTGCTTTAAAAGAGTTTGACTTTCTTTTAAAAAAGCGGTATCCGGTGTATAATATTTGCTCCAGAGCGGAATAGTTTTTTCTCCAAACACCGTCTCCGGTTTAAATACATAATTATATAAAGATTCTTTCTGTTCAACTGGTAATAATTCTAAATCCGTTATGGTATGTTCTTCTAATACAGCCTTTCTCTCTAAAAAGGCGATCGGTAATTGGAAAATATCTTCACTCATTTTCGAGGGAGCTTCCTCTTTGGGGTATAAGAATGTGTTTAATAGATCAAACATCATTTATTTTTTAAAGAGAAGAATAAGAATAAATCTGAACGAGTTTATTTTTATTATTTATTTTATTTATTTGTTTATCTACGAGTTTATCTACGGGTTTTACGAGTTTTACGTATTCTAATTGTCTTACGTTTGGTACGTTTCCGTCTTGGACCGCCACCTTGGTTTAGAGGATTATCCGGTGACATTGCCCATGTATATTTTTGCGAGGGTAAAGGGGCACGGCGGGAACGAGAGCGAGGACGATCTTCCGGTGATATATCCTCTTGATTAGAGTAAGCAGGCGCGATTCTCAGGAGAGGGCGCGGACGCTCTTCCGGTGAGATATCTTCCCTCCCATCATTCAGCATTAAATAATTGTTTCGCATAATCGTTCTAACCTCGGCGGAGTTAGCTGGAGCAGCAGATGGTCGAGCGGATTGGGACTGGGTACGGCGTTTACCATAAAAAAAACGCGTAGCCAAATACGCAAGTGCAAGCGACATCGCCATATTATTCATTGAATTTATTTCAGTCTGTTCTTCAATTTCTTTTTGGGCCCGTTTTAGACCGCTCCTGCGCGTGTTAACAATTTGACTCATTTGCGCTTTTAATTCTAGTTCAAGTGCATCAATCCCCGCCGAGTAACAAGCATGTTCTAACGCATATTTTTCTTCATCGGCTTTTTTTTTATTCGTCGCGGTATATGCTTTTAAAGTTCGGGAAGGTATTAGATCAAAAACACTCTTAAAATCTATTATACTGTCCATAAAACTGACGGGCTGTCGACAATCTTCAGAAATTGTTGTGCGTTTTATCGAGAGCGTTTCGGCTATATATTTTTGCGCAAAAGATATTATAACCGGCTCATGATTGCGTGAGTCGTAAATATCCATGGAGCCAACGGGTGGCACGGGCGGTAGTGTTAAATTGAGATAACGCGTTAAATTCGCACCGAGCGGTCCTTGATCGTTTAACGTGGCCATATTCGTCTCGGTTATGTATTCTATGGTCGGCTGAATGGCACCGTAAAGAAGAGCGGTAATAAAGCATAATATAGCCAGTATATCTATTATTTTAAGCAAGTCTCCTGCACCGCCCGATTGACGGCCCTGAACAGTTCGTAGGGTTCTAGAAGCCTCTTTTAAGGTTTTATGATAAGCATCTATAAATACAGCTGCAATTTGTTTAAATTGTTGTTTAGAGCACGCACATGCTAAACCTTTTTTATTTTTTTCATACCATTCCGATATAATGGTGTCGGTTTCACTTCGACTTGAGATAACACCGCTACTATTTTTCTTCGGGCTACTACTACTTTTTTTTGTTACTAAATTCTGCATAAATGCAGTATTAAATTCTCGAAGAGCGGACTTGGACATATATATAAGAAAAATATTTTTATATATATTTAAAGGGTGGCATTATATATGGCCTATGGCATTACAGCCCAGTTTTCCGTCAATTCAGAAATAGTTGTATGATAGTGCTGCTCGATCATCTTCATTTGCCGCATATCGCGCGAAGTCACAAAATTAATACCCACGCCTTTGCGCCCCCACCGTCCACTGCGGCCGATACGATGTAAATATGTATGCACGCAATTCGGCAAATCGAAATTAATCACAGTACTGACTTGCTGTACATCGAGGCCGCGGGCCGTAACATTGGACGAAATTAAAACGCGGTGTTTGCCGTTTTTAAATTCTTCGTAATTTCGTAACCGTTCTTCTTTTTCCATGCCGCTATGAATCTGACAAACCGGATAATTATCACTATTCATGGCGACAAAAAGATCGTTCACACGCTTAATACTATTACAATAAATAATAGACTGACTAACCGTTAAAGAGCTATAAATATCCTTCAACGTTTCATATTTGACTTCGTCATTATCGAGGGCCACATAAAATTGACGGATACCTTCTAAAGTCAATTGCTCATTTTTCACTAAAATCTTAACCGGATTTCGCATAAATTTATCGGTCAAAGTATTTAACTCATTCGGCATAGTCGCACTAAATAAAGCCACTTGCACATTGGGCGGCATAAACTGAAAAATATTATAAACCTGATCTTTAAAACCCGCCGACAAAAGTTCGTCGGCTTCGTCGATAATAAGCAGCCGAAAATGCGTGGCGGCCAGTCGCTTACGTTTCAGCATATCGTGAATGCGCCCCGGACACCCAATCACAATTTGCGGTGTTTTGTCACGCAACATTTGAATATTATCATCGGTTGATGTGCCTCCAATCATGAGTTGCGTACACAGATCCGGAAAAAGACTACCAAGCGAATCAATCACTTTTTTGGTTTGAATCGATAATTCACGCGTCGGCGATAAGATCATGGCTTGCGCTACATTTTTGGTCGTATCAATTAATTCCAGCGCACCAATAGAAAAGCACGCGGTTTTACCGGTTCCGGATTGAGCTTGGGCGATCACATCTCTCTTGGAGAAAAGCGGCAGAATGGCTTGCCGCTGAATCGGACTGGGCTTTTCAAAGCCGTTGGCATAAATACCGCGCAATAATAAGGTTTTCGCGTTTAAATCTTCCCAGTCATGTATTTCGCTTATATTGGTGGTTATGTTTTTTTCCTCTACAGTTGTTTGTTCTGCTGACATAATATAATGTTATTATTGTCCTTATGTTTAAGTATTATTTGAAAAATTGATATAAATATACTTTTGTATTATGTATAAGCACCTCACGGCAATGGCTTGTATTATATTTACCCGCGCTGATTATGACCGAATTAAAAAAGAAGGATTTAACTATACATTGCCGCAGGAAACCCTCGATACAATTAAGAAAATAGCAGCCAATGTGGGGGCACCGGAATATATAAAGACTCCGCATTTTGACAAGCGGTCTTACAAGCCACGTATTCATATAAAAGAAGTATCTGACGGCGAATGGGATTCTATCCGGAACTTTAAAACGACCGTTCTCGAAAAGAAAAAAGGCGTCGAGTTATCGATTGATAAAATTCGCAAACATCTGAATAAAATAACCGCGAAAACTTATAATACGTTACAACCCCAAATTTGCGCGGAGATTGATTTGATTATTGCCGCCGAAACCAACGAAGCCGAATTAATGGTGGAATTAAACAAAATCGGCGATGCGATATTTGAGATCGCCTCAGGGAATCGATTTTATTCTGGCATGTACGCGGCGCTTTATAATGAGCTGATGAGCAAATACGAATTCATGCAAACGATCTTGTCAGCAAAATTAAATACCGATATTCATATTTTTAATGATTTTGCGTATTGTAGTCCCGATAAGAATTATGACCAGTTTTGTCTTAATAATAAAACCAATGAAAATCGACGCGCCTTGGGTTTATTTTATGTCAATTTGATGCTGCAGAAAATCATTCCGAAAGAGAAAATTATTAAGATGATCGCGGAATTGCAGGCGAATTTGACCGACTATATTAAAACCGAGAATAATGCGAATATTGTCGAAGAATTATCGGAGTTGCTTTTCGGTTTAATCATTCCCGGTGCACCTGTCTTAAAAACGGCGAAACTCGAGTGGGCCCAAATAATTGAACATATTACGACAATCAGTGCCATGAAGGCCAAATCTAAGCCGAGTATTTCTAATAAAACTATATTTAAGCATATGGATATGCTGATGGAGTTGAATAAGAATAAGGCATAAGCTAAGCAATAATGCATAAGCTAAGCAATAAGGCATAAGCAATAAGTAATAAAAGCACATTTAAAATATTTTGTTCCTTTAAAATGGAAAATATTAATTTTTCTCTCAACGAGATAGAAATTAATAAACCTGAACTAGATCTTAATATATTAGAGACCTTTGTTTATGAGAATATGTATGATATTGAACAACTGAAGATTTTTTATGATACGCATTTTACGATCAAAAGTTTGTCTCAGATCTTACAGTATTATAATATACAAAAAAATAAAATGGTGAAAGAAGAAATTATCCAAGTTTTATTGTTTTTCGAAACGGATCCATTGAATAAAACTGTCGTCGAACGGCGTTTGCGGTTATGGAAAAATATTCAAGAATTAAAAGCTGATGCTTATTTTAGCAAATATATTCTTTTTTGATTTATTATATAAATATAAATATTTATTATATAATAAATGGTAAAATCGCTATTAGATCCTACAATTAATTATAAAGAAAGTGCCGAAATTGATCCGACCGATATAGACCATGATGCGAATTTATATGAAACCGCCATTTATGGCAAGGATATTATTTTCGCCCTCGGAAAACCCAAATTTACCTATATCAATAATGAACTTATTTATTATTCCATTTATTTGGTGAAGGACGAGGAAATCTCAATGCAGATAGGCGTCTATGAAATTCTCTCGAGTCAGCAAGAAGATATCCTCGACAGTGAGGGCGATATTGATTTGAATAAATTCGGGAAACCGCTTTTATATGAATTTACTTATTCCAGTGTTGTAGCGAAAGAAAAAGGCACGGCAAAGGCCAAGGGTACTAGCACGGCCAAAGGTACTAGCATGGCCAAGGGTACTGGAGCAAAAAAAGGAGAGAAAAAATGGATTCAAGAATTTATGGGAAGCGACAATTATGATATTATTGATATGAAATATGATGGGAATTGTTTTTTTTCGATGGTTCAATTGGCTTTAGAAGAAAACGGACAAGAGCAAACTATCGATGAAATGCGCGAAATATTAGCGGATAATGTGACTGAAGAATTATTTCAAAACTATAAAACGTTATACACCGATAATTTAAATGTTGACGCAAACATTACGCGAGAGATTAAAAACATAACCAAACGGCATAAGGATTTAGAGGAGACTTTGAAAAAAACCAAAGATCGTAATTTAATCAAAGGGTATGAAAAACAAGCAAACACTATTGAAAAAATACATAAAGATTTGAAAAACGATCGCAAAAATGTACGAGACATGATGACCGAATATGCTTTTATGGAAGGCATTGATAATCTCTCGATGTTGAAATTAAAAATTAAAACCAGTGAGTTTTGGGCCGATACCTGGGCCGTTTCCACCCTTGAACGCGAGCTGAATATTAAATTCATTATTTTTTCCGAATTGAATTACCGTGAACAAGATGAATTGAATGTATTACAATGTGGTCAACTAAATGATGAGATTTTAGAAAATCGCGGTATTTTCGAACCGTCCTTCTATGTCTTGGCCGCTTATCATGGCGGCTATCATTACCAAATGATCACTTATAACGCACAAAAAGCGTTTGCTTTTATAGAACTACCAGAAGAAATTAAAATATTGGTAGCCGAAAAATGTCTGGAGAAAATTGCCGGCCCTTATAGTATTATTCCCGAGTTTAAAGCTTATGCTCAAAAAATACGCGCACCTATTGTAGCCGACGAGCCGATTGTTATTTCGAGTAGTTCGCCCGAAGTAGCACATAAGGAAGAGCCTAAGGAAGAGCTCTCTTCCGATCTCTATGATAGCGGCACCGTATTTCGTTTTTACAGTAAATCTCTCGATAAACCCTTGCCTGGGCGTGGAGCGGGGGAGACGCTCGGTCCCGAAGGCGACGCCGCTTATACAGAGCTCGCTCGTATCCCCCAGTGGCGCAAAAAATTATCGAATTTCTGGCCCGCGGAATTTAAACTCGATAATCACAAATGGCTTTCGGTTGAACATTATTATCAGGCTTCGAAATTTAAACGCAATAATAAAGAATTTTATATCAAATTTTCGCTCGATTCGCCCGATTCTTCGATTGCCAAAGACGTGGAATTGGCCAAAGCCGCTGGCGGAAAATCCGGTAAATTGAAGGGCGAAATAGTGCGACCCAAGAATATTATCGTCGATCCGGATTTCTTTAAAACACCGCAAGAAGGTAAATTTAAACGCGGCGAGATCGAAAGAGAATTGGCGATCCGGGCGAAATTCACCCAGCACCCAGATCTAAACCAACTTTTATTAGCCACCAAAAAGGCCAAATTAGAGCATATTATGCGTGGTAAAGCAGCGAGTGTTTTTAATGATTTAATGCGGGTACGACGGGAATTGAGAGATGCCGCTTCTTAAATGATTTATAATATAATATAATATATTATAAATGAATTTCTCTCAGCAAACTGATACAATTATGAAACCTTTTCTCAAATCTTTCGGGCAATGTGCCCAGTCGCCGGTTTTATCCAAAGAAGACCAGAAAAGTTATCAAGCTATTCTTATATCTCTCTACAACGATATTTTTGCCGCCAATGAAACCATCTTCAAAGATGCCTGTTTTCAAAGTAAGCTTATTGAAGATCTGGCTGATTTCAAACAACCCGAAGGCAAGAATTCCCGTTATTTCCCTGCGCATATACAGAAATATATTGAGGCAAATCAACAAGTGCAGCTAGTTTTTACCTGCGGTAATGTCGGCCAACGAGAGATTTCAATCATTTTCACCTTATTTACCAAAGTCGAATTAAAACAACGAGCATTTTATACGCAATATGTCAAAATGATGTACATTTGGCTGCATATTTGCGGTAAGTATGCCGAAACTTATTGTACCGAGTCTTTAAATGTTTTTATTTACCCCACGCCTTTTGACAAAAATTTACCATCCAGTCCGGCAACGACAATCGGACCCGAGCATATTAACACCGCGTTTACAATGGCCTGTGCGAAAAATGGGCAAATCATTATTTTCCGTGAAGAAGAATGGTTTAAAGTGTTTATTCATGAAACGTTTCATTCTTATGGTTTGGATTTTGCCACGAATGAGAATGCCAGTTTGAAAAATGTTTTGCGCGCGATCTTTCCGATCAATAGTGATTTTGATATTTACGAAGCCTATACGGAAACATGGGCGCGGATCATCAATTGCGTTTTTTGCAGCTTTAATGCTTTACCTGACCACAGCAAAAGAGATCAGAAAGGGTTCCTTTTAAATCTGAATTTTTGTTTAGAAATGGAGAGAATGTTTGCATTATATCAATGCATTAAAATCTTGGGGTTTATGGGGCTGCGCTATAATGATTTGTACAATACAAAGCCGCAGGCTAATGCTAATGCTAAGACTAATTCGTATAATAGTTCTAGTAGTCATTTGCGCAGCTTGTATAAAGAAAATACACATGTATTTGCCTACTATATTATGACGGCTATTTTCTTAAATGATCACCAAGGGTTTATGCTGTGGTGTAAAAAAAACAATACTTTGCTCTTACGCTTTAAAGCCACCCCTGATACTTTTAAAAGTTTTGAAATTTATATTTCGAGCGTCTATGATTGTATCTCTCTTTTAAATAATATTGTCCGGATGGGTGATCTAAATATAAAGGTAAATAAATCTAAGAATAAGACCTTAATGTCGACGACCCGAATGTCGATTATACATACGATCTAATATATTAAGATAAACCACCTTAAAACATTTTATTAATATATATTAACACACACAATGCAATGTAAAAACGATAATACGAATACGAATAGTAATGATCTCGACAAAAAAGGTAAAAAAAAGCCGGCGGCGGAATTCATCATACCGACAAAAGAAAATTACACGATGCTTTTGTCGGTGAATTACTCCATTAAACAACTCAAAGAAATCGCCATTCATCATAAAATTAAAGTAAATAGTTCTTTAGTGAAAGCCGAATTTGTCAATAAAATCTATAATTATTTCAAAAATTACGATAATGCGGTAGTGATCCAGCGGGCTTGGCGCCGTTATTTATGGCGGCAATACAATAAACTACGTGGTCCGGCCCGTTTTAACCGGAAATTATGTGTCAATGAAACGGATTTTTTTACGATGGATGAAGTGAAAGATATTCCGTATAACCAATTTTTTAGTTTTCAGGATGCCGATAACATGATTTATGGGTTTGATATATTGTCCATCTACAATTTATTTCATAAAAGCTTTGATCAAAAAACGTCAAACCCCTATAACCGCAATGTGCTCGCCAAAAATATTAAGAAAAATGTCTCGAAACTCCTTTGGCTAAGCCGGCTTTTTAAAGAAGAGATCAAAGTGAATTTGATGGAAGAAGAAGTAGCAGAGCCGGCCGAAACAATAATCAGTCGCAGTATTACGCTGTTTCACGATATGGATATTTTAGGAAATTATACAAACGTCGAATGGTTTACGTCACTGACTCATATGGCTGTGGTGCGTTTTATTACGGATTTGAACGATATTTGGTCCTATCGGGCGAATTTAAGCGATACAATAAAGAGTGAGATTTGTCCGAACCATCCGGAGCTCTTTCGCATGATGTATATGATGGATTTACGGGCCGTACCTTTACCGATCGTGCAAGATATTGCTTTAAATATAATCGAACGGTTAGTACGCAGTGGGATTAATCGGGATAGTCGGGCTTTAGGTTCTAATTTTGTTTTAACGGCCTTGACTTTAGTGAATGCTGAAGCCGCTATTGCTTTACCATGGTTATTTCAGTCGGTCCTTTGATACATCGGTCCTTTAATTAAAAAATTATTATATATATATTTTATATAATAATGAAAAAACGTATTAGCAAGTCGGCAAATATGTATGTGATGTTTGGTCTTTTGGCTGTTTTGTTCGTGTCTTTAGGCTATTTATCGATGCAATCGAGAGAAGGGTTTCGAGAGGGTAGTGCGGGAATGGGATCGTCTGAAGCTTTGGCCGAAATTGCGAAAACATTGGCGGAGGGAAAGAAACCGGAGGAGAAAAAAGATGAGGCAAAAAAAGACGGATTTAAAGGTAAAAAAGAAGGGATGGCCAAGATGGCCGGAGAATGCCCAACCGGACAAACGTGGAATATGCTTTTAAATAAATGCGATATGGATAAATAATTAATTTAGGCAAAATCAGAATTTTTGATAAAATGTATATTATCTAATAGCATCACAATATTAAATAATATAATGCGTTAAAACACTTAAATAAATCTTATTATAGTAGAATATAACAGTATGGCCAAACAAACCAAATCCGAAACCGCACCCGCTCAAACCAAGGTCGCCGCCGCCGCCGAAAAGGCCCCCAAGGCCCCTAAGGCCGAGAAGGTCGCCGCTGCCCCCAAGGCTGAAAAGGCCGCCGCTGCCCCCGCCGCTGCTGCTGCCCCCAAGGCCGAGTCGAAGCCCAAGGCGGCGAAGAAGGCCGCTGCCCCCAAGGCCGAGAAGGTCGAAGCCACCACCTCCACCACCGTTGCCGCTTCATCCGAAGGTGTTTCGGCCACAGCTGAATCCGCTTCCGTCGCCAGCGAGTTCACAGATTTTATGACCAAGCTCCAGCAGCTCGGCGCCGTTGTCTCTTCCCTCAAGTCCGAGTTCCGCTCGCTGGAGAAGAAGGCGTCCCGTGAATTGAAGACGGCAGCCAAGGCTAGCCACAAGCGCAAGCGCAAGACCGGCAATCGTTCCCCCAGCGGCTTTGTCAAGCCCACCTTGATCAGTGACGAATTGGCGACTTTTCTCGGTAAGACCAAGGGTACCCAGATGGCGCGCACGGAAGTGACGCGTGAGATCAATGCCTATATCCGCGCAAACCAGTTGCAGGATAAGACAAACGGACGTCGCATTAATGCCGACACCAACTTGGCTTCCCTTCTTAAGCTGACCAGCGGTGAGGAGCTCACCTACTTTAACCTGCAGCGCTACATGAGCCCCCACTTCGCAAAGAGCGCGGCGGCTGCAGTGGCCACGGCTTAGACAACTATCCCTTCTTTTTTATAAAAAATATATAAAATCTGCCTTATTAGCTCAGTCGGTAGAGCATCAGACTTTTATTTAAAAAGTAATCTGAGGGCCGAGGGTTCAAGTCCCTCATAGGGCTTTTATAAATTTGAATTTTTTATACTAATAAAAATTCAAATACTTTTATACTTTTATACTTTATTCTTCTTCTTCTTCTTCAAAGATCACTGGCTGACGTACTAATGGTTTTCTGGATCTACTTGGACTTCTACGCGGCGGCGATAAGGCTCGGGTATTTCGTTTTGGTCCGTTCGGATTTGCTTTAAAGGAACGTGATCGTAAAAGCTCTTTCCGTAAAAATTCCGAATCGACGGGTTTACCGCTTTTAGTAACGATTGTTTCATCCGGTTTAGAATTCGGATTAAGCCTCGAACCAACTCCGCCCCGATGACGTCTGCTTCGCCCATGCATATGCCGTCTAGTCTTAAACCCGTGACGCCGCCGGCCGTGTTTTCGTGTACAAGAAACATCCCCATGCATATGATGTGCGCCTTGATTCATCGATCCGGTATTTCCCATTTATATAATAGTTTTTTATTTTAAAAAAAATCATTTTGCAAAAAATTGATTTAAACATTTCTCTTTATGTTTAACTAACAAACAGCCAAACAGAATGAGTTCAACTACCCAATCCGCTGAAAACTGCATCGCCGACGGCATGACCCTCAATATCGCCGATATTGATATAACCGCACCTAAATTGAATAAGTCTGGCGGCAAGAGCGCCAATATCTTATTTAAGCCTTCAAAGAAAGGGTTGTATATAAATATGACCGTTCCGATGTTGACTTGGGGCGCCTCGATGTTTAAGGATCCGCAAAGCGGAAAAGAAACCTTCGACATGGCCCTGCAATTTCCGCGCAAGGATTATAGTACGCCGGAAACCGATGTGCTTTTGAGCAAATTCCAAGATTTGGAACGGTATATTAAGAGCGAAGCGATCAAGAACTCGATGGCATGGTTTAACAAAAAAACTATGACACCGGAAGTTATTGAAGCGCTGTGGACGCCGATGCTAAAGTATACCAAAGATCCGCAAACCGGCGAAGCCGATGTGACCAAGGCCCCGACTTTAAAAGTAAAGTTGCCGTGCTGGGAAGGAAAGTTTAATTGCGAAATTTATGATACGCAAGGTACGATGCTCTATCCGGATGAATTGACCGGATCATCGCCACTCGAGCTTATTCCCAAGGGCGTTAATATTGTCGCTATTATTCAATGCGGTGGTCTTTGGTTTGCGAACGGTAAGTTCGGATGTACTTGGCGACTCTTTCAAGCGGTCGTACAACCCAAGCCCTCGATGAAAGGTAAGTGTTGGATCAATGTCACACCGGCCACAAAGAACGCAATGGCCGCCGCTGCATCCGCGAATGAAACGAGTATGGTAATTGAAGACGATAGCGATGGCGAGGAAGAAGCAGCGCCTGCACCTGCACCCGCACCTGTAGTTGTAGCAAAGCCTCCCGTAGTGAAGACTATTGTGAAGAAAGCACCAGAACCCGAGCCGGTGGTTGAAGAAGCTGAGCCGGAACCTGAGCCAGTAGTTGTAGCTGCACCAACAAGTGAACCCGTTGTAGTCAAGAAGAAGGTGGTCCGCAAGAAGGAGTAGAATATGAATAAATTATAAAAAAAGAAGAAAAAATAAAAATATTTTTTATTTTACGTTATTAATATATTTAAAAAAAATAAATATATTAAAATGAATTTGGGGCAAAAACTCCAAATAAAAGACGTTTCATTAATGGAACAAATTTGTTCGAGCTGTTATGAAGATTTCACAACGCATTCTTTTAACTATGTGTGTTCGTCCTTGGAAGGGGGCCATATTTTTTATACGAAAATTTCAAATGCGAGCAAGTATAATGATACAGACGGTATTGTGAATCATTGTACGAATTATTTACAACATGCTCAACCACCGAAATGGTCTTGGATTATTGATTTTAAAGATTTTGGTCTAAAACATACTTTAGGCTTAAATACCGGTCTTCGTTTATCGCGCTTGGTAAATAGTTTCGGCCGGTTAAAATATTTAATTGTGATAAATACAAATACTTTTGTCGAACAAATTATGAAATTAATTAAATTAACATTGAATAAAGAATATCACGATTGTATTCATGTGATACATTATAACGATGCCTTTAGCCAAGAAATAGTCAAATGGACGACGAATGATGATACAAAAATGCTGCAGGAGCTTATACAAATGAGAGATGATAGTATTAGGCATTAGGCAATCGCATGCACTTTCATCGCCAAATAAACAATAAAGTTTTCAAAATGATAGATTGGCCGATAATTATTATTATAGTATTGTAAAAAAGTATATATCTTGATCAAAATATCCGTCATATCAGCAGTTTTAATTTTCTGCAGACTGATTAATTTATTCACGATAAACCAAATACATTCATACGAGTCGAGATTATAAATAAATATATCGTACAAGTGTTCGCGGATATGATAAAAATTTATATCTTTTTGATTGATAATACATTCAACCAGCCGATTACATATAACTTCATTTGTATTCATTAAATGATCCAAGGTTAAATGAATGTTTTTAATATTGGTAATCTCGTGTAATTCGGTAGTTTTTTTTAGTTTTATTTTCAAGCACTTGTTATAAGTATTGCGGCTTGGTCGAGGCACTTTAATCAAATGACAGCAGTTCAATATATTATCCGGAATAAAACTCAACTCTTCGGTAATGATTATAAATTTTAAATCAATATTCGCCGTATTTAAGGTCTGCATATAACTATAAAAAATATCTAAAAGTTCGCTATGGATTTCGTGGAAGTATTTGCAAACAATAATACCGGTCTTTTCGGCCTTGGCTAAAAGAATATCGACAATTTGGTTATAGACTTCATTCCAAAGCATTTTCGAGTGGCAGCCGATCAAGGACATGTCAATTTCATAGTGGACATCGCTGATTTTAAAAAAATAGATGTTTTTGTTATACGCCACACTCAACTTTTTCTCATATTTCAATTCGGATGGACTGTATTTTTTAATAGCAGCTAACATTTGCGTGTATTTACCCACGCCTTTTGGTCCATAAAAAATCAAATTTTTAAGATTGGCGAGCTTGGGTGGGAATTTTTTATAGGCTAGGGCCAAAGTCGGATGCAAGGAATTTTCATTATTCGCTTGCAAATAATGTTCAAAATGCATTTCGTGGAATTTCATTTTATGAGTTTATATTTATAAAGTAATAGTCTTTATTTTAATATATAAACTAATACATAAACTAATACATAAACTAATACATAAAATGGATCTTATGATCGACCAATTTAAAATGTATCGTACTTCACATCCCAATATAGCGCACTGCTGGCTCGCCTACCTAGAGCTGAAAAAAAGGCACTATGATGAAAATCTCTCCCAACAATGCATTCGGGTTTTGGATTTATTAGCAAATGGTTATGCGGATCTACAGCACGATGATATTGTCCGGCTTTTATTGTATAAACGAAGCATAATATAGCGAAGCATATAAATGAGCTTAAATACATTTTATTATTTAATCGTAAGTCATGTATGTGGTATTAGATGTAGCCGATTTTAATATTAACAATATTTTTTTTCAAGAAAAAGTTAAGAATACCGTCATGGATAATAGTAATTTTTTACGCGTGAATTATTCAAATGAACTTTTTATTCTCAACGGTATTTTCATTAAATTCAATTTAAAATTATATGCGATCGAGAAATCTTTTAATAAATTTAAATGTTTGTTTGACGGCAAGCTGCAGAATGAAGTAATAAGTCAATTTTCCATGATCGAAAAACATATGATGGATAAATATAATTCTATCGTTAAAACACCGGTCTATCGGATATCCGAACAATTAAATAATGGATTTTTGAAAATTTTTAATGAAGCCGAATGTAGAGATACGAATGAATTTATTTTAAAAATTTATGGCATTTGGGAGACGGATTGTGAGTACGGTTTAACTTATAAATTTATCAATATTGGCTCGCCGCCGGTAACCGATAATATTTGTTAAGAAATTAATAAGAATTTATTAACAAAAACACTCTAGGGGTCAGGGCTTGCTTACACGGTGGTCACGCCTTTCTTACGCGAGGGGTCAGGGCTTGCTTACACGGTGGTCATGCCTTTCTTACGCGGGGGGTCAGGGGGGTTTCCCCCCTCCCTTAGCCATCCGTCGAAAAGAATTGTAATATAATCGTCATCATGCCCACCACAATCAAGTTTATAGCTATTATAAAGTAGGTCGCGAACGTAATGCGCTCTTGGGTTTTCACTGCGTCAGCTCCTGCATTCTTCGGATCGGTTTTAAGTTTTATAAACATTTTCAAATATTGGAATACGCAGACAATTTGAAACACAAAGAGAAAAGAAGTGCCGGCCGATAAATTATAATACTCTTTAGCCACGGCCCCCATATTAATTTGTTTATAATAACCGATATTCAAAGTAATAATCCAGAACAAAATCAGAATAGTCAATAAAGAAGGCGCCGAACTAGATAAAAATGATTTTAAAAAGGAGAGAATACTATCTAATTTCCCTTTATTTTCAATCCGACCAATACGATCGTGTATGGCAAAACTAACAAACATGACGGTCAATACGGATAAAGCCACAATTCCATAACCATAAATAATTGTATTGGCCGGTCCATATGTGCCGTCGCTGGAAGTTTCCGAACCAAAAAATATTTTAATGCACATGCCAATGACCGCAAAAAGAAACATACTATTTATAATATATTCAAACCCACCACGATTGACATGCGATTTGCCTGGTGCATTTATATTGGCACCGCTTGTATTAAATCGGGCCACACTTGAGACCGCTTTTCCATTATTGGCTGACATTTATATATATAAATATAGTTTTATAATTTTATATATAAAAATAGGTACAGTTTAGCTTTTTATTTTATCTCTCTATTTCAAATGAGCCGCGCGCCCGAATATACGCTCGGTAATTCTAAACCCTTAATTAATCGTGAACAGAATTATGTCTTGGATCGCAAATTATTAACAGTACATTCGGAAGATCGGGATATTACCAAGTGGCCGAATTCAAATACTTTCGAAATTATGCTGCCCGAACAATTATTAAATGTCCAGTCTATGCGGTTAATCCAAGCCACCTTGCCCGCGATCTTTTATACTTTCAATAACGAGTATCAAAATACAAAATTTATATTTACCTTGAGTGGTGTAAACCATATGGTCACTATTCAAGATGGGTTTTATACACCGACGCAATTGGCGCTTGAATTAACAAATAAAATGAATCAAGCTGTTACCGGATTTACCGTGTTTTATGATGAAGTTAAAAATGTCTTTTGGTTCGGTCATACAAGTAATGCGTTTGATTTAAATTTCGATCAGCAAGTCAGATATGATATTAGTAATTGTGAACAACCGATTGTTTGGAATAATTATTCTAAATGGGGTTTACCGTATTATCTTGGTTTTCAAAAACTTACATATAAATCGGCTAGTGCGACCCCTAATATTGTCACGGCTAATATTGTCCCGAGTAATATAAATTTACCCACCGCCAGTGTTATTGGAATAACGAATTTTATTACGGCGCCTTTATCTTTTACGCTGCTGGGTGAAACCGCGATGTATCTCGAAGTAGATAAATATAACTATTATGACGAGCTCTATCCTTACAACGAAAGCACGAATCATACAAAACAAATATTTAGTAACAATGCTTACTCGGGTAAAGTTAATTCGGCGTTTGCGAAAATTCCGATCCGGCCTTTTACTAACGATTACAGCTATGACTCGCGTACGATTTTTCTCGTCAATATGGTGCATTATGATCCGCCCATTGAGCGAATTGCCCGACTTAAATTTAAATTTCGGTTTCATGACGGCCGTTTAGTGAATTTCCAAAACTTTCCGTTTGATTTTACGATCGAATTTAATTCTTTACGCAATGAAATTGAGAAAAAATATACGGTGCGCATACCTGCGTATGTCCTCTAGGAGGGGGGAAACCCCCCTGACCCCCCACCCTCTGGAGGTTAGCGGAAGGGAGTAATACACATAATCTATCCGAGATCTTGTTAGCGGACGCATACTGTAAGTGAACATCCCTCCAGATAGCGGGGGGTCAGGGGGGTTTCCCCCCTAGAGGTAAGTTTTCGCAAACCAATCTTGAACGACTTGCAGATCGCAGGTCATATAATCGCCGCCCGTAAACCCATCCAATTTCAAAAACCGCGGTTTCTGCATTTTCTTGTTTTTATAATAAATATAGTGTCCGTATTTGCCTTTTCTTATCGAAGCATCGGGTGACAAAATACGTGTCTGCTCCAGTTCATTATCACTATCAAATAAAATCTCGGCAATATCGTCCATAGTTATCTCGGCCACCGGTTGCTTCAAATGTTTGAGAGATTTATTCAGGCCATTCCATTCGAGATATTTGCCGAACTTACCGACCTTGATATAAACCGGTTTATCCAGATAGAGACCTATTGAATTTTGTTTAGGTGCATCTCCTATCAATGGTTGTGTCTCTTTAGAGACTTCAATAAGTAATACCTCCGCTAAAGTATACCCACCTTGGCGTAATTTATTTAAATCGAGATCCGGTCGAACAGCTTTGAAGATAGCTTTTTCTTTTTTTGCACCTTTTGCACCTTTTGCACCTTTTGCACCTTTTGCACCTTTTGCACTAGCGTCAGCCTTTGGTGTAGACTCAGCCTTCGGCATATATTTAATCACTGGACCATACTTTCCTATCAGATAAGTATGTTCTGCATCAATGCGAATGGTTTCTTTACCGCGGTCAGTAATACTATTTGAGAGATTATCTAATTCTTTATAATATTTTTTACAGACATCGTGCCAAATCACTTCGCCTTTTACCACTAAATCCAGATCATCTTCCATCTGTTTAGTATACGCATATTGGAAAAAGGGTTCAAAATGTTTTAATAAGAATTCCAGCGCTAAAATTCCGACCGGGGTAATAACTAATTTATTCTTCTCATTCCCGAATTCTCGTTCCGTCTCTACAGTTTTTATTAGCCCGTCCGCGACTTCAAACTCCTTACACGTAATCTTTTTCCCTTTTACATTTTCTTTTTTGACATATTTGCGTTCTTGGATTTTATCGATCAAGGAGGAAAAGGTCGAAGGCCGCCCGATGCCTTTGGCTTCTAAAAGATTAACTAATTTCGCTTCGCTATAATGTTGCTTCGTTTCGGTCAAATGCACTTCTGCTTTTATTTTTTGCGGCGGCAGTAAGATATTTGGCTTTAAAGCTTGGAGATAAGTATATTCTTTACTATCATTACTTGTGCTTTTATCACCGCCGTCCACCCGCTGCCAACCGGCAAAAATAATTTGTTCGGCTGTATATTGGTATTCATATGAGGTCTTATATGCATCTATATGTGGCGCCGAAATACTCGCCGTCAAGACGGATATGGTGGCCGCCGCCATCCCGCTTTCTAAAGTGCGCCGCCGTATTAATTTGTACAGTCGATTCTCTCTTGTATCACCTTCGACACTCTCTTTCTCAATCGTAGTTGGCCGGATGGCTTCGTGGGCAGAGGCCTCCTTATTGTTTGTAGTGACGTCGTTGGCTAAATAATTCGCACCATAGGTTTTCGCAATATACAAGGCCATATTGGTTTTGAATAGGGCGCAATAAGCTTGGCTATCCGTCCGGTGGTAAGTAATATGACCCCCTTCATATAAGGTTTGGCACAAAGCCATCGTTTCTTTTGGTGAGAGATGTAATTCATTGCTAGCCGCTTGCTGCAAAGTGCTGGTGGAAAAAGGCAATGGTGCGGCACTGGTTTTCGTACGTAATTTATTTTCTTTATAGCTATGTGCATAAGTCCGACTTTCTTCTAAAAAGATCCGCAATGTTTTTTCGTCGGTTTCACTGTGATTTAAAATAAACGGAATTGTTTTATTCGTAAAATAACCCGTGACGACATAACTTTGTTTGCCTGGCGCTGCATCTATCTCGCGCTGATTGTCATAAATAAGTCGTAAAGCGGGTGTTTGGCAGCGGCCAGCCGAGAGACTATCTTTCACATGTTTCCATAAAAGGGGCGATAAACGATAACCGACCAGCATATCCAAGACTTGTCGCGCAATCTGCGCATGGACTATCGGCATATTTATGCGCGTGGGTGTTTCCATAGCCTTTTGTAAAGCCGGTTCGGTAATTTCATGGAAAATAATACGTTTCGTCCGCTCGATCGACAGCTCAAAAACTTGGCAAAGATGCCAGGCAATCGCTTCTCCTTCGCGATCATCGTCCGAGGCTAAAATCACTTCCGTGGCTTCTTTTACAGCTTTTTTAATTTTCTTGATTTGTTCTTTTTTGCTCTCACATTCAATAAAAGTGGGCGCAAAATTGTTCAGAATATCGATCGCTTCCAATCCGGCGATCTCGCGAATATGGCCATAACTAGCTATACATTTATAATTGCTGACGCTTATACCATTGCTGACGCTTATACCATTGCTGACGCTTATACCATTGCTGCCGCTTATTTTATTAAGATACTGCTCAATCTTTTTACATTTAGAAGGTGATTCTACAATAACGAGGGTATAGGCCGACATCTTTTTATAAAATAAAGAGAGATATTTTTATATCATTTGCATAGCTTATTGCATCTGCGTTGCCTTGTATTCCGCCCAAGTTATTTTTTTCTCCTTGGCTTTAGCCACCGTTTTCTTTTCACCGGTTTTTTTATCAATGCGTTCCGCTTTAACCAAAGCACTATCAATATACATGGCCTTGAGAAATTTACCGACTTCAAATGCACCAGTATGCTGATCCAATTGCCCGTCTTCGATTTTTTTCAAGACATCTAAGAGTTGATAGAGGATTTGTAGATTTAGTTCATCTTTTTTGATCTTATTGAAAATTTCCATATAATTATTAAAAAGAAAACTGCACTGTGATACACACATCATATCGAATTGTTTGGCATTCGTTTGAGCTAAGCGACTATACTTTTTTTTCAGGGTCACTAAACGCGTTACATCTTCATATAACAATTTACTATGTTTTTTCTCTCGGATTTCATTCGTACAATCTTGTACATTATTTGCATCAATCATTTTATTCAAATTTAATCGATCAAGTGTATCCATAATATATTTAACATTAGAAAAAATATCTTTATATTAATATATGACACATAAAAGTATATATAGGAGTATACGTAGTAGTATACCTAGTAGTAGAAAAAAACGTTTTAGTAGTAAGAGACGTATGAGTAAGAAACGTATGAGTAAAAGACGTACGAGTAAAAGACGTAGTACGAGTAATAGACGTAGTACGAGTAGGAAACGTAAAATGCGAGGTGGAGCCGATGTTGGAGCAAATGGTGCCAACACCCCGACTTCTAATGCAACTATTAATACGCCGACGGGAGGGCCGGTAAGTGGTAGCAGTCCTCAAGCCAATGCAAATCAGGTTAATGCATCGAATTCAGCGCAAAGTAACCAAGTTAAAACATTATCTGGTGGGCGGGGCAAGCGGGGTAAGCAGAGCAAGAAGGGTAAGAAAAATAAGCAACGTGGTGGTATGGGCGGTGCTACTATGTGTACGGGTCCTCTTCAACATAGTCTTGACGGTTATGGATATTTACCACCGTTCGGCTGTATACAAGTACCGGTTCTGCAAAATCCAGATGCCCAAAATTTGGCGATCAATAGTGTCCATATTTCGGCTGTCGGACAAGCGAATGCTCAATATGATAATACTGTAAATAAATAATCACAATATAGTTTAATATGGCAACATCCGATTTATCCTTATCCATAATTGTTGTATTTATATTCATAGTGCTTTACATATTTAATTTAATCGTTGTGAGTATGCAACGTATTAAGGACAACTGGCCCGAATACAGATGTCAGCCGCTAGTAATGCCTTTTGCCTCTATTTTTGGCCATAATACTTCGCAAAATTTTTCATATTGTATTCAGAACATCCAAACTAGTTTCATGGACGATTTACTTAAACCAGTAAGCTTCAATATCGGAATATTAGGCGGTATTACTTCCGAACTCACAGATAACTTGAACGGGATTAGAGGTTTTATGAGTGTTTTTCGGTTTAATCTTACCGAAATATTTCAAAACATTTTTGCGACCTTGTTTAATATTATGGTGGAAGTTCAACGATTGGTTGTTAATATAAAAGATACGATCGGAAAACTTGCAGGTATATTGATGACAACCTTATACATGATGAACGGTGCAATGTTGACCATGACGAGTGCTTGGAATGGACCCCCTGGTGGATTAGTACGAGCCTTATGTTTTCACCCAGAGACCAAGATAAAATTACAAAATGGAGAGATTTTCCCTATGCAAGATTTACCATTAAATAGTATTTTACCGAATGGGTCGCGTGTTTGTGCTGTAATGAAAATAAGCAATTTAGACGAAAATGGAGAATTTGTAGAAGAAATATACAAGGTTAAAAGAGAGATAGATTCGACGGACGATATTTTGGTATCAGGCAGTCATCTCGTGTATGATACAACTATTCAGCAATTTGTGCATGTGAAAGATTTATCCGTGGCCGAGCGTGCCGATACGAATTGTGCCGTTTTATATTGTCTCATTACATCAGATCATACGATCCAAATCGGGGAATGGATTTTTCATGATTGGGAAGATAGCAACGGGTCTGTGCCGAAACATATTGGATAGTTTGTTTATATTATATATAGTATTTATAGTTATATTATATATGAGTTCAAGTATTAGTAGTACACTTAATGAATTAACCCTTAATAAATTAAATAAATTATATTTGCGATCGGGCTATATGGATAAATATGGAATGGATGTATGGATCACGACTATTCTTTGTATTTCTTTTATACTTTTAACCTCTCGTCAATTCTTATTTAATAAGTTAGACGTTGTAAAAAACGATTGGCCAAATTTCAAATGTAATCCGTTATTTATGCCATTTGCCGGTTTTATTAATAAGCCGGCGAATCAAACAAATTTAGAATATACCGCCGCAAATTTTTCAGAATGTATTACTGGTATTCTGCAATTTATAGCCGAAATCGCATTTCAACCATTTTTATTAATTATGACCATATTAAATAAAGCAATTCAAGCAATTGTAGATTCCGTTAATGCAATACGCGATTTGCTCGACAATTTACGATCACAATATTCTGGAATTATTGACCAAATATATGCCGCCATGTCAAATTTAGTTGTTGCCTTCATAAATACCATGGCAAAATTGAAAGATACAATGGAAAAAGCTAATGGTCTTTTAACCTCTATGTTATATACCTTACTTGGGTCCTATATGGCGGTGCAATCCTTATTTCTTTCAATGATCGATCTAATGGTCCTTATTTTAATTATCATTGCGACAATGACCATAGTACTTATTTATGTCGCAGTCGCATTCTTTTTTATTCCTATATTCGGTCCAGCAATGTCAGTACCTTGGGTTGTAACTGTTATAATAACGATCGTTGTTATGATTGCGATTATGATTCCAGTCATTTGGTTTATGATGATGATGTTACGTGTATTAAATCTCTCTAGTCCGCCTCCGCCAAAAATTCCGGGTTGTTTTGCCGGCGATAATTTCATTCCCTTGTTTAAAACGGGCGCGCGGAAAATAAAGGATTTGCAAATTGGCGATAAATTACAAAACGGGGGCACTATTACAGCCATTATGCAATTTACCTCCGCCAAGCAGAATATATATGATTTGCATGGTGTTCGGGTAACGGGGGAACATCGGGTTTATCATAATGAATTAGGCTGGCTAAAAGTGAAAGAACATCCCGATAGTCAATATATGCCTTTGTTTAATGAGCCATATGTATACTGTTTAAACACCGATAATAAAACATTTGTTATTGCCGAAGATATCTTTTCCGATTGGGACGATATTGATACGGACGTGATCAAGACCTTGCAGAAGAATTGTGCGGAGGTGGGTTATTTGCCTGAAAGTTTTACTTATGCCGATATCCATACTTATTTAGAAACGGGGTTTCATCCAAACACAACGGTAACCTTAAGTAATGGATTTCTTATACCAATCAGTGAAGTTGAAATAAATGACACACTGGAAAATGGTGCAAAAGTGTTGGGTATCATTCGGCTACAGGGGCAAGATATTAAACAATATAAACATGTCTTTGGTAAGGCCGGGTTTTTACGTGGATCGAAAAATATACACGTCGATGATACTAATTTAGGTATAATTAATTGTATGGATATCGATTCGGAGCACGCGCATTCTACGCCGGTTTTATATCATTTATTAACCGATAGTAAATTTTTTATTGCGAATAATATTCGAGTCCACGACTATAATTACGGTATTGACGCCTATCTGAACATGTAAATTAAATAATTGTACAGCATATTTTTATATATTTTAATACTATAAAATGGACGAAATCAGTAAACTAGGGGATATAAATTCCGTCAACGATTTGTTTGATTTTAAATTATCCATAAAAACCATTCTATTTTTGGCCTTTGCTTGGGGTGCCGTGTGCTTTGTTGTTATTGTATTTATGTTAGGCGGTGTTAATAATACAGTCGATTATGTAATAAGTCTTATAGAATCGGTTAAAACCACCGTTCTGGAAGCGCGAAACAAAAATATAAATAAAGGTACTGACAAACCGATGAAGGAAAGCCCGCCGAACGACAAACCGCCAAATGACAAAAAAAATAATGAATAACTTTTTTTATCTACTTTAGTATTATAGTAATGGGTATCAATAAATTTTTAAAACAAACAATTTCTATAAAATTAATTATCGTTGTCGGCGGTTTTTGGATGATAGTCTTAGCCATTTGTGTATATTTGTTTTTTGGCGGACTTAAAGAAGGCTTTGATGCCGGCTTAGTTGGTCTGGGTTCGGCGATCGATTATAAAATGGGCGATGGCGTTAAAAGAAGTTGGGAAAATAAAGATACAATTAGCGATCATAAAAATCCAAATGCTTTAAATGATGCTTCAAATATATATTCGGATCTAGAGAAAAATGAAGGTGGTGGGCCAATTCCGCTACCCGAGGACGAGTTGCTCTTTTTTGATTCTACGAAATTTTCGCCCGAATGCTGCCCTTCGACTTATTCCAATTCGGAAGGCTGCGTCTGTGCTTCACCCGAACAAATGAAATATTTGAACGAGCGCGGCGGCAACCGCACTTTAACTAGTGAATATTAACCTGTTTTATAACAATCTTTTCATCTTATAAATAAGATTGTTATATTTGAGAGCATTTATGGTAACAAAAAATTAGAAATAAAGAAATTATTAAGATCCTATAAAAATGATATATATTTGCTATATATTCAAAAAGTCACTTTTCAGGTTTGTTTGGCGTAAATGGATTTTGGACATTTATAGAATGTCCATTTTCGAAAAACTTTGATCAGACCTAGAAAAGACCTTTGAAAAAACACGTTGTGACCATAATGCTCTCATTTCCGTTTTTTCTTGAAAAATGTTGTGATGCTAATTTTTTAATGTTTTTTTATGAAAATGATTTAGGGAAATTTTCTGTCACCAGTATATAAGGAGAATGGTGACCAAATCAGATAAAATTCCCTACAAATATATATGCGAATACTGTAACATCAAAACCAGTAATAAAAAAGATTTTTCCAAACACCAAACTACAGCAAAACATATAAAAAATAGCAAAGGTGACAAAACCGGTGACAAAACCGGCGACAACGGTGACAATGGTGACAAAATTATCGCAATAATTCAATGCATTAACTGTAACAAAATATATGGCTCTAGAAATGGTTTGTGGAAACATCAAAAAATATGTAAGTTTGAAGAACCGCCGATGGCACCGCAGCCGTTGATACCGCAGCCTATATCTACAATACCTGACATAACATTTTTAACTAATTTAGTTCTAGAAGTAGTGAAAAATAACGCCGAATTACAAAAGCAAAACCAAGATTTTCAAAAACAGATGTTTGATTTATATAAAACGAACAGCACAACCAATATCCAGCACAACAACAGCCATAATAAAACCTTTAACATGCAATTCTTTTTGAATGAAAAATGTAAAGATGCTATGAACATTATGGATTTTGTTAATTCGATGACACTGGAACTGGAAGATCTAGAAGAAGTCGGCAAGCTCGGATATGTGGAAGGGATCAGTAATATTATCATCCGGAAACTAAACGCCTTGGATATTTACAAACGGCCGATTCATTGTAGCGACGGAAAACGAGAGATTATGTTTGTCAAAGATGATAATATCTGGGAAAAAGAAAATAGTACTTACGACAAACTCCGGCGTGCTATTAAAAGCGTCACTTTTAAAAACAGTGCCTTGCTCATTCCGTGGAGAGAAAAGTATCCCAACTGCCTGAATAACCAGCACCATTTAAACGATGTCTATGTGCAAATGCTGGGGCAAGCCATGGGCGGCAAAGAATCGTTTCTCGAAAGCGAGAATAAAATCATGAAGAAAATCGCCAAGGCCGTTTTGATTGAAAAGAATTAATTTATATTTGTATGATCTATATAAATGAATATATTTCTGTATTACTTGGATAAGATGACGGCGTGGTTAGATTTTTCGTGGTTTATTACATTACCGAATAAAGATAAAGAGAGAAAGGTAAATTCGGATGATTGGGTCTATGAAGGTTGGCCTTATGCGATTGATCCTTTATTAGATGAAGCACCTTTATTGCCTGTGCCCGTGTCCAAAGATTCGTACCATAAATGAAGATGATATAAGCCACCCGTGGCCCCGAGCACAACAATGACCAGCGCTAAATATTCGGGAATTTTTTTATGCATAACCAATTCATAGCCGATATAAACAAAAAACAAGCCCATCAAAATATGGCTTAACCAGATAGCTTCATTCGGTATACCAAAACTATAATAGTTCTGTTTCATTATACTATCTATGGCGTAAATAAAAATAATTATATCATTTATATGCCGAACCTTATTAAAATGACAGAACAGTTCTTTGGCTTTGACAAGTTTTTAGAGAAAATACGAGAGAAAAAAGAGATCAGAAAAAAAATATTATATAGACCTATACCTGTACCATCGGTCATCATCGGTTCGAACGAATTATATTATTTGATGCGAAGTTGGCTTGATTTTTAAAATTACATATATTACATATACATATTATGCCAGCTCCCTGTATCCACAATTTTTTTAATGAGCTTATCCACAATCTCTGGTGTCACTTGCATGGGAAATTCCACTTTAATTGACATTTCGCTTTCGAAGATATTGGTGTTGGGGCGCATGAGCCGGTACAAGTTCAGTTTGGTATAAATGATCTCGAGGCACCGCTTGAGCGTCCGCACACCGTCTTCTTTGTCGGTATAGTTGCTAATAATATAGTGCAACGTTTCCTCGCTGATAGTGATGTCGGTGGTCTGGAATTTCACTTGCTCGCAGATCTTGGGCAAGAGGTACTTGTTGGAAATCGTCGTCTTTTGCTCTTGGTTATAACCTTGAGTTTGGATGCGATACATCCGGTCGAGCAGAATCTTATTGACTTTGCTCTCGTCGTTGTAGCTGAAAATGAAGAGACAGCGACTCAGATCGAAATCGATTTCCGAGAAATACCGATCGTGGAATTGGTTATTCTGGGCTGTATCCGTCAAGTGCGTAAGAATTCCGGCAATCTCTTCACCTTTGGGCGTATCACTGATTTTATCGAGTTCGTCGAAATAGATGACGGGATTCATGCTCTTACATTTAAGCAAGAGATCGACGATCTTGCCCCACGTGGAGCCCTCGTAGGTATACGAATGCCCTTCGAGAAAGCTACTATCGGTGGCGCCGCCGAGCGCAATGAAGACAAAATCACGACCTAGAATTTTACTGATGCCTTCTTTGACTAAAGTCGTTTTGCCGGTACCCATCGGACCTTTAATAGCGATCGCCGTGCCGATCGCGCTGGGGTTAACGATCCACTGCCCGACCATTTGCATGATTTGGAGCTTGGCATCATTTAGACCGTAAACCGCTTGATCTAAAATCTGTTTGGCGTTGTCCATGAAATCGTGGCATTTTTCCACGCCGTCGGCGATGGTGATCGGGAGATTTTTATACTGACCAAAGGGAATTTGCATGAAGGTGTCGACCCAGTTTTTCATCTTGTAGTAATCGCCGCCGCCCGGCTCCATATTCCGCAAGGAGGAGATCTTGCGATAGGCGATGGCTTTATACTGAGAGGGAATATCCGCGTCGAGCAACGTGAGCCTATACGGTTTGGTAATATCGTTGTGTTTTTTGATTTCCGCGATTTGTTGCAGTGCGTGTTCTTGTTCTTGCACTGTCATTTTTTCGTTGAAGTATTGCAAGTCGTTCATGACATCGCGCTCGCGTAAAAGAGTTTTGAGTTTTTTCGTATTTTCAATCTTCTTTTTTTTGGATTTCAGTTCTTCTTTTTTCAGGAAGCGTTGCTCCTTCATTTTGAGATCGTCTACCATTTTTTTGATCACGGGATTTTCTTGATCGGTCGGCGAAAGTGTTTCGAATAAAGTCTTCATTTTCGTGAAGGCCGCTAATTCGTCTTCACCTTCACCTTTTTTAATTTCCTTCCGTTTTTTTCGCTCCTTTTCTTTTTCCGTTTCCGGTTCCTCTTCACTGTCGCTATACATTTCATCGTACAAGGCTTCGGTTTCGGACATATAATCGAACCCGTCGTCTTGGCGTGGATCGCCCATAATGAAAGATATATTGAAGTTTTTCATAGGACTTTTTGGGCCTTTTTTTGCGCGACGGTCGGACACATCGACATAATCTTCTTCCTCTTCCTCGTCACTTAAGAAAGCCTCTTGCCGTTTTTTCTTTGGCGCTCCAGGGCATTTTCGGTTCCCTGATTTTTTATGCGCCATGGCCGCTTTATCATTTATATATTTCGAGGGAAATAACTCACTCAGAAATTTTTGATACTCGTGGTGTTCTAATTTTTCATCGACTTCACCCTCGTCGCCCGAGGCGGTATAATCTTCATCTTCACTTGCATCTTCATCTTCAGTTTCCTCAATGTCTTCCTCACCTGTTTCACTTGCATCTGTTTCACTTGCATCTGTTTCACTTGCATCTGTTTCACTTGCATCTTCCTCCTCATCCTCCTCACCGGTTTCACTTGCATCTTCCTCCTCACCTGTTTCACTTGCATCGTCTTCCTCATCATCGGAAGATTCGTGCGGTTTTTCAATGGGGACTTTAAGCGCGCTTTTCGGTTTATTGACAACAGCGGCCGCTTTATTATTATTAGCGGCCGCCTTTACGGCGAGAGCCAAACGGGTGTTGTACTTTTTCTGAGAATTATCCATAGTCGACATGATGTTGGTTTGTAGTTGGTTTAGTTTTTAATTATTATATTTTTTGATTTCAATTTTTTTTATAAATACTTTATTATATCTCGTATTTTTTGAATATTAAAAAATCCGGACCGTATGTAAAAAATATACACGATTAACGCATTAAAATAATAATTAATTAGAACATTTTATGTATATTTAGCATATTACATAAAATTGAATTAAACCTATATAAATATTATTATATTAATATACAAGATGGCTTCTAACCGATCAAAAGGGATGATGCAAAAGCAAAATGCGACGAAAATCATCGGCATTCAATTTAGTATTTTATCCGCTGAAGAAATCCGCAAAGGCTCGGTCGCGGAGATTACGAACCGCGAAGCCTATGTCAATAATAAACCCGCGATCGGCGGTTTGTTTGATCCGCGGATGGGTGTTTTAGATCCGGGGCTCATCTGTCCGACCGATGGTTTGGATTATATGCAGACACCCGGTTACTTTGGCCACATCGAATTAGCCCGTCCGTTATTCTATATTCAATATCTCAGCACGATCATAAAGATTGCTCGGTGTATTTGTATTAAATGTAGTAAACTCTTAATCAGCAAGAAAAAATACGAGCACTTGCTAAAAATGTCGGCGGAAGATCGGTGGTCGGCGGTCTTTGTTTATGCGAGCAAAGTCAAGCGGTGTGGCGAAGATACCGACGACGGCTGTGGATGTAAGCAGCCCAGCAAAATTAAGAAAGAAGGGTTGTCGACACTGGTGGCGGAATGGGGCAACGTCGAAGGACTCGGTAGTGAGAATGAAAATGAAAAGCTCGTCATGACTTTGACGCCGGAAATCTTATTAAAATGTTTCCGCCGTATTTCCGACGACGACGTCACCTTTATGGGCTTTAGTCCGATTTGGTCACGACCCGATTGGATGATCTGTCAAGTCTTAGCGATTCCGCCGCCCGCCGTCCGGCCTTCGGTTAAACACGATTCGCAGCAGCGGAGTGAAGATGATATCACCCATATTATTGTCAGTATTCTCAAAGCGAACAAGACTTTACAAGAAAAAATCCAGTCAAATGCGACCACGAATGTGATCAATGATTGGACGATTCTCTTACAGTACTATGTCGCCTCGCTCATTGATAATAAAATACCGGGTGCGCCGCCGATGTCTCAGCGTTCCGGACGGCCTTTAAAGTCGATCAAAGAACGCTTGGTCGGCAAGCACGGGCGGGTGCGCGGCAATCTGATGGGCAAGCGCGTGGATTATAGTGGTCGCTCGGTCATTACCCCTGATCCGAATTTATCGGCGCGGGAATTAGGCGTGCCGCTGAAGATGGCGAAAAATCTCACTAAGCCGGTACCCGTGAATGCGCGCAATTTGAAATTTCTCGAGAAATTGGTGCGCAATGGGCCGGATGTGCATCCGGGGGCGAAGATTCTCGTGCGCAAGAATGGCGACAATATTTCACTGCGCTATATCGATCGCGAGTCGATTCAATTGGAAATTGGTGACATTGTCCATCGGCACATGCTGGACGGCGACTGTATTCTCTTTAACCGGCAACCGACTTTACATCGGATGTCGATGATGGGCCATATCGTGCGCATTATGCCCGTAGGCGATACATTTAGGATGAATGTTAGCTGTACTAAACCTTACAATGCTGATTTTGATAAACTTCTCTGTCAAAAACAGGAGGCGTGAAAAGCGTGAAACCTCCTAGTCAACAACCTTTGGGAAAGGTTGCACCAAACTTTATATGATACTTTTGTTAAAAAGTTTGGCGCAACCTTTCCCAAAGGTTGTTGGCGAAACATCTTGCAGCGGGAAACCCCTGAGAGCCCTAACTACCAACCTTTTACGAGAAATTGTAAAGGGGACCACGGTTAATAGCCGTACCCAATGGTAACAATGTTAGGGATTGGGCAATCCGCAGTGTGACTACCTAAATCCGCTATGATAGGACATGGTAGCCCTTCAACGACTGAACGGATGTTGGTGAACAAGGAAGGTCTAATCAACCTGAGTTTGCTTAAGATACAGTCTGGCCTTTAGTGAAAGCTAGAGGGTGCTCATTGGGAGATGAGATGAATTTGCATATGCCACAAGATATAGAAAGTGAATCTGAATTACGCCATTTGGCCGCGGTGCCTTGGCAAATAGTGAGTCCCGCCAACAATAAATCCATCATTGGTATTTTCCAAGACTCCTTATTAGGGTCTTACCGCTTCACCCGCGAAAATACGAAATTCAATGCGCGCGATGCGATGAATTTACTGATGGCCTACAATAAAGTGGACGTTGAAAAATTACCGAAAAAAGATATCTCGAATTTTAATATTCTTTCACAAATCTTACCGCCTTTCACCTTGCGTTATAAGACGAAACGGTTTGGCGATAAGGAAGATTATAAAACCTCCAACAATGTCTTGGAAATCGTGAACGGCAAATATGTGCGCGGTCAGCTCGAGAAAGGGGTACTCGGCGATGGCACGAATGGTCTGATCCACCGTATTTGCAATGATTATGGCAATTTTGAAGCGATTAATTTCGTGGATAATTTGCAGAATATTGTGACCGAGTATATGAAAAAAAGCGGCTACAGTGTCGGGGTCAGCGATTTGATCGCCAATAAAGCGACCAATGACGCGATCTCGGATATTATCGTGAAAAAGAAAATGGAAGTCAAATCGTTGATTGATCAAACGCATTTGGGCATTTTCGAAAATAAATCCGGCCGGACGGACGAGCAAGAGTTTGAAATCCAAGTCAATAATATTCTTAGTAAAGCCGTCAATGATGCCGGTAAAATCGGACGCGAAAGTTTGAGTAAAGAGAACCGGTTTGTGATCATGGTCAATGCGGGCTCGAAGGGCAGTGATCTCAATATTTCCCAGATGATCTCGTGTTTAGGGCAGCAGAACATTGATAACAAACGTATTCCTTACGGCTTTGAAAACCGCACTTTGCCGCATTTCACGAAATTTGACGATTCGCCGACCGCGCGCGGGTTTGTTGAAAATTCCTTTATTTCGGGCTTGACGCCGGCGGAGCTCTTCTTCCACGCGATGGGTGGTCGTATCGGTATTATTGATACAGCCGTCAAAACGTCGCAAACGGGTTATATTCAGCGCCGCTTGATTAAAGGTCTCGAAGATCTGAAAGTGGAGTACGATATGACGGTGCGCAATAATAAAAACAAAATTATTCAATTCAGCTACGGAGATGATGGCTTCGATCCGGTCAAGGTCGAATTCCAGCCCCTGCCGCTGGTCCAAATGTCTTTGGAAGAAATCTATAATCATTACCAGATGCCGCTCGTCTCGTCGACGGGGGTCAAAACCAAGGCGGACGATGTATATGTCGCCTCTTTTACCAAGCCGACTATTAAACGACTGGCGAAACAAAGTCTGGATTTGGCGAAACGCAGTAAAGAACTCATTGACTGGGCGATTCAGGCGCGCAGTGGGTTGGCGAAAAATGTGTTTGCCTATCACGACAACAAAACCGTGAATATGCCCGTGTCGTTTATCCATATTATTAATAATATCCACGGCCAGCAGTTTATCAATGTCAATTCCTTAGTCGATATTACACCATTCGAAGCGTATGAAATTATCGATGAAGGCTATAGTCGGCTGATGGCGATCCATTATTGCCCGCCGAATGCCCTCTTTAAAACTTTATACTATTATTATCTGACGCCAAAAGACTTGCTGATGGTGAAGCGGTTTAACCGCAAAGCCTTGCTGATTCTTATTGAGCACATTATTCTCACCTACAAAAAAGCGATTATTGCGCCGGGTGAAATGGTCGGCATGATTGCGGCGCAGTCGATTGGTGAACCGACGACGCAGATGACGCTGAACACCTTTCATTTTGCAGGGGTTGCCAGTAAGTCGAATGTGACGCGCGGTTTGCCGCGAATTGAAGAGATTATCTCGCTCTCGGAGAATCCCAAGAATCCGTCTTGCACGGTCTATCTGCATAAGAATGAAGAATGTGATCAGGATAATGCGAAACGGATGGTGAATAAATTAGAGCACACCCAACTGCGTGTTATCGTGGCCGCGATTAAAATTTGTTTCGATCCGGTGACGGCCAAAAAAACGGCCGAGACGGAGGATGATCATATTATGCGGACTTATAATGAATTCGAAAAAATGATCGACGAGTGTAATGGCGAAGGCGGCAGCGGCGGCGGCGGGGAGGAAGGAGAAGAAGGGCAGGGTGAAGGCGGCGGCGCCGGTGAAGTAGATACGAAATCGAAATGGGTGATCCGGCTGACGATGAATATGGAGGAAATGCTCGATCGCAATATAACGATGGATGATGTCCATTTTGCGATTACGAATACGTATAATAACCAAGTCTCGTGCACTTATTCAGATTACAATAGCGATAAACTAGTGTTTCGCTTGCGTTTAAATAAAGCACTGGGCTCGAGCAAAAAAGTCTCCCTTGATCAATCGGACGAAATCTATCTCCTGAAAAATTTCCAAGAGTCCTTACTCGACAAATTAGTAATGCGGGGTATTAAAAATATTAAAAAAGTGACACCGCGGAAAATACTCGATAGTTTAGTGATGGAAGATGGCAGCTTCACGAAAAAAGAAACGTGGGTGCTCGATACGATTGGTACGAATTTAATGCATTTATTGAGTTTGAAGGATATTGATGTGACGCGTACCTATACCAATGATATACAAGAGATCTATCGGGTACTGGGTATCGAAGCGGCGCGGCAGGCGATCTTGAACGAAATATCAGAAGTGATTGAATTCGACAGCACGTATATTAACTACCATCACCTCGGAATGCTGTGCGATCGCATGACTTGTAATGATGCGATGGTCTCGATCTTTCGCCACGGTATTAATAACGACAATATCGGGCCGATCGCGAAAGCCTCGTTTGAAGAAACGCCGGAAATGTTCTTAAATGCGGCGCGTCACGCGGAACTGGATACCATGCGCGGTGTGTCGGCGAATGTGATGTGCGGCCAAGAAGGGTATTTCGGAACCAGCGCCTTTCAAGTGATCTTGGATTATGATAAGATTACGCAAATCAAACCGGAAGAGTATGATGAAGTTGAAGATAGCGAAACGATTATTGAGAAAGGGTTTGAAGGCTATATGAATCCGGACGAAGCCTGTAGTATTGATAAATTAACGATTGCTACCTCGAATATCAAGGCGGCGGATATGGGCGTGGACGATGGTTATGCATTGGACTTTTAAATCTCTTAAAAAAATATATAAAAAATATATAAAAAATATATATATTTTTTGTTTATAATACACGAAAATGCTCTGCGTGCCCGATTGTTTTCATAACTTGAACGTGAATTATACCTAGATTGTATTTTTTATTTATAGCTGCTATGATCTCTTTTGAAGAAAGATAAAAATCATTCGCAATCTCTGGTAAAACAATTGTATAAATACGTACAGTAAATTCGCGTTCTATTTGACTAGTATTGTCTTTTTTCCATGTTCCATACACATATTCATAGGTTAAGCCATCAGTTAAATTAGTTAATTCTTCTGTTAGATCAAAAACGGCATTCTTAAACACGTCTTTATCATTTTGTATAGGTATTCCGATACAAAATTCGTATAGTATTCGTGAGCTGGATTCAAGATATTCTGTCATATTATATAGTATTTTAATTTTTAATTTTTAATTTTTTTGATAATTTTTTAACGGGGGGCGCGGCGCTTGCTATGGGTGCTTGTATAACCGGTGCTTGTATAACCGGTGCTTGTATAACAGGTGCTTGTATAACAGGTGCTTGTATAACAGGTGCTTGTATAACAGGTGCTTGTATAACAGGTGCTTGTACAGAAGGTGCTTGTATAACAGGTGCTTTTGCTAAAGGCGCTTTAATATTTTTATTCCGCGCATTAGCTTCGGTCAGAGAGAAATTTTTAATAAAGGTTAATATGTTATTACCTTGAGGAGCGCTACGCAAAGCGGTTTGCATTTCGGCCTTGCGAATACTTTCTAGTGCAATTTTCATTTGCCCGTCGGGGTCAAGCATAAGCGTATAAACTGGCGAGGTTTGGGTGATTACAGCCGAGACTTTTAAAAAATAATATGCTTCTGATTCTCTTGCTTCTGCACCTGCTGCTGGTTTATGGGCGAGCATAAATCGACTATTATTTTCCATCAAAGACGTATCGGAAATAAAGACCAGCGGCAAATTATAATAAATGGCCAAGACCCAGACATCTAAAATGGTCGCATAATAATCTTCACTCAGAATCATCGCCTCAAAAGTGATTTGATCTTTCGCAATCTGCCCGACCAAGAGTTTTTTCCCCTGTGCCCGCAAAATTTTCAAAAGCTGTGAACCATAGCTCTTAGAGAGTTTAAGATATTCTTGTAATAAGATCTCCTTTAAAGCGGGTTTGGTCAAATTTACATTAGTAGCATCTTGTACGAGTGATAAGATCGCATTAAAAGAACAATTTATGGGTGTTGAGAGAAATACACGCTCTTTGCTTTGCATAGGGAAAATGGCTTGCCAATACTTATTCGGAATGTACTCTTTTGCGAGCGTCCCGCATTCGCTTGCTGCTGCTGCCACTTCGGCCGCGTCTACCTTATTCTGCTCCGCAAAAGTGATCTCATCGACATTCGAATACGTTTGCGCGATAATCGGCTGTGTTGTATCATAGGTATTATATTTGATATACTGGTTTACTTTGGCCGCGATAATGTTATCAAAATATTCTTGGGTTAAGAGAGATTGTAAGAGAATAATCTCATTCTCGCGTAAATTATATTTGAGCTGGGAAAAAGAAAGGACGGATTTGGGATTGAAGATGAAAGTCTTGATCCGGCTATAGCGAATAATTTCATCGGCTAATTTCCCGTAATAAAAAGTATCATTCGGGTTTTGATTGATCAAATTGGTTGCGGGAATAAGAAGCGTGCAGGTGTTTGTATCTGCGTCCGTATTACAATACGCTTTATTCTCGCAGTTGTTATAGCAATTCGTAATTTTATCTAATTTCAATAATTCGGCTTCTTCATATTTATGAAACTGGATATAATCTTGCATTAACGATCGCAATAAGGTTTCGACACTGCGCAGTTTCTTTAAATAGAGTTGACTGGAATTTGTTTTTTCTTCAATCTCGCGGCGGATATCATTATGCTGATACTGGCCTAATAAATACCGCGCCGTGGTGCGAAAGACATTATAGAATTTGGTTTCGAGTTGGATCTTTTTAATATAATTCACGCGTTCCGTATCGACTTCCTCCTCGTCCTCCTCCTCTGCACTTTCTTTTCTTGCGCTTGTCAGCATTTCCTCCACTTTATAATAATTGAGGTTTTTCATGATTTTCAGATCCGCGCCAAACGTGTCTTGCGTCGGCGTCGTAATTAAAACAAACTGGTTTGTCATGGTTAGTATACCAACGATCAATCCATCATCAATCACTTTCATATACGGATTACAGGGTATTTGTCTTTTTGATTTTGTATATAATTTGCTTAAAAAGGCTTTGGTCTGTTCATACGTGTCCGTGTACGCGTCGCTCATATAGACAATGTCCTCGATACCGGAGAGCTTGGGTGCGGACGGGTAACACGGGACAAAACCTTTACTATTATCCGCATTATTTATTGCCACCACACCGATGATTTTACTATCATAATTCATGACCTGTTTCTCGATCGTATAATTGAGCAGCTGTAAATCGTGCATTAATTTCTCCAAGAGAATGTTTTTTTGAAATTTATAGACCGCCGGCATGCCCGGTAAGGTACCGCATTTCTCATTGAAGGATTTCTTTACTAAACCTAGCACATATTTTATATTGGGCATCGTATCTTTATACATGATATTAAAACTCCGCGTAATTGTGATTTCTTTCTCAGTGGTTTTATAAGCATAAATCGGTTCGTAGAAATTATCTATTTTTAAAAGTATAATGACGCTTTTTTTCGTGTCAAAAAAGGCCGAAGAATAATGATTCGACGGACAAATGAGCTCGACATTATCGGTAATATCTTTGCGGGATAATTCAATAATAACTAGATTGATACCGTTGGGAAAAAGCTTGGGATTCGGTTTACAGATCAAATCCCAGAGATATTCGTAATCAATTTCGGCGGTATCGTCCCTTAAATAGGCGAGAAAATTCGTATACGCGCGGGCAATCTTAATTAAGGCGCTCATTTGTAGGGGATTCGTTTTATCGGCCAGTTGGTATATTTTAGAATCATGCTGGGAAAAGGTCTCTGCATAAGTATCCATATCGGCCAGTTCATCGCTCTTGGGGTAAAACAGTTTTAATAAATTGCCGTTTTGCAGCGTAACAAAATTATCAATCGTCAAAATTTCGCAGAAGATTTCTTTCATCCGTTTAATGGTCGGTTTTACTTTTTCTTTGTGGTATTTTTTATAGGTTTCGAACCAAACATCGGCAATACATCCGACAAAACTTTGGCTGTGATTTATTTCCACACTATGCCGGAGTAAACATTCGTGGTCTAATTTGATATTAGTATTCATGACGCTAATTTGGCATTTTTTATTGTCGGTATGGAGGAATTTTTGCACGGCCAGTGGTAAATAACCAAAGCGGTTTTCTTGGGTAATGGGAAATTTATCGGGGGCTAAGATATATTCATCAATCTCTTCCTTGTCTTTTTTTTTGCGCCCGAGTGGGACGACGATCGTATTATCCTTGGTACATTGCGCCCGTCGTTTGGATTGGGCTGGTTCATTCCATGATTTAAAACAACAAGGCAAACATTTACCCGGTTCATCTTGCTTTTGCTTTAAAAAGCCGGGGTAGTGGGGAATGTAATTTTTGTTTCCATCGAGATGTTCAATCCCGTAATCATTGAACTCGAAAATGTGTTTACCGGCGGGCACTTTTTTCTTGGGGGGATTTTTGGGAATAACCAGATTTTGATCGACCTCGTCTTCATTTAAACTGGTGTTTTTTTTCATATCCCAGTAGCGTGGGCAAATATACCAAAATTGTTTACTGGGATCCGATCCATATTTCACGGCTTCGCTGTAAGAACCGGGGTGCTCTTTATCAATCCGCGCTTTTTCTTGATCGGTTAAAACGATGGGCTGACGCCGCCGATTCATTTGACAATCGGTGGCATAAGAACTGAAATTATCTTTTCCGGTATCCGTGACAAATAAATTTTTATCATATTTGCGCATCCGCTTTTCAAAAGGGCTCGGGTTGGCTAAGCTTTGGCCGGTAATATCCGTGTCTAAATTCTCTCCTTCGGCTTCTGCTTCTTCATCCGAGTCTGCTTCGCTTGCTTCTTCATCCGAGTCTGCTTCTTCATCCGAGTCTGCTTCGCTTGCTCCACCCGATTCGGCATCGCTTGCATTATTATCCATATCATCCATGTCCTCTTCACCGTAGCCAAACCGTGCTAAAAAATCGGCTTCATCAATATCGACTTCTTCTTCTTCTTCGCTCGGTTTATTAAATACTAATTCTTCGTCTTCGATGCGCATTTGGATATTCGGCTGTTCGATATGAGCAATAATTTCCGCCACCTGCTCTTCCTCCTCTGTTTTTTTGCCGGCACAAATACTTTTAATCGTTGCCGCTGAAATTTTGGTACTCGTTTGTTTTTGAGTAATCCGGATTAAAGTATCCAAATAAATCGCCAGTGTCGATAAATAGCCGATATGATTGATACCCGAGACATTGATCAAGACAATATTGTGAAAGGGCTGTTTTGTAATACTCGTTAAAAAGCCCGGATTGTTTTTCTTTTTCAATCTTTTATTGCCGCTTTGCATCAATTCTTGGGCGCGTTTAACCTCGACATATTTTTCGGTAGCCGCCTTCTCAGTTAGCTGAAAATTGGTTTGTAAAACTTTAATAATATCATTATCCGCGTAGCCGAGTTGCGGCTGCAGCATATCTAAGATCAGCGCTTCTTGGCTCTCCATTTCATTATAGTTTGAGACCCGTTTAAAGCGCAGCAGAATACCGTTGCTCAAATTATCATTAATCACATTAAACATGCTGGTTAAACACCCGACGATTTTTTTTAAATTAATTTCTTTTTCAATCGGTATGGTCATCGTAAACTCAATATTAATAATTTCCGTATTCGCATTTTTCAGATCGACGAAATTATTCATGACATAGCCATCTTGCGCCAAATAATCGCAAACGATTTGAATGACCGGATTCACTTCTTTTACGAATAATTCATTGACGGCTTCCGTGGTTAGACTCGTATTGAAAGTGGCTTTAATCACAATACTGCCGTCCCCGTTAAATTCGCAAATAATTGGCGAGATCGAGCCCGTTTCTTCGTCATAATGCTCGATATAGACCGAAACGCTTTTGTTTTTCCCCATGACTTTATCCCATTTGAAAATGACCCCTTTATCCAAGTAAGGAATTTTCTTGCCATTTGTCGCAATTTTATCCGCATACAACCGATAAATTTTTTCTTGTCTTTTGGATAAATTCATTTTAATCAGCGGGATATCTTGGGTGGCGTGAATCAGTTTAAACACATTATCGAGTGGCAGATGAAATTCCGACGGCTGGTGCAGGACAATAATAAGCGATTTAATCCCCACATCCGTAAATTTTAGCTCTTCTTTCCTATTGGTATAGATATCATAAAACAGATTGACATTTTCGATATTTTTCTCAAAGCTGGAAGTGAGCAGACCGGTTTTCGTTTCCCCGAGTAATTCTTGCTGTTGTTCGGTGAGTTGTTCGAGGGTATTAATATTTTTTGCATGCAGATAGGGGAAATATATTTTTAAAGTGGTGGCCTCGGCTAAGTTTAGTGCATATTCTTGGCCAAAGAGGAGGACATCTTCGGCGAGACATACATAAATGGTCTGGTTTAAGAAGGGCCCGTGATCGAGCAGAATATTTTTATTGGTCGTTGTTATAATTTCGTCGGCAAACTTTTCTAAAAAGGCGTCATAGAATTCGACGGCATAAGGATTCACGGTATAAGGGTAGTCATCTTTTACGGAGGAGATTTTTTGCCCGAGCGGCTTATAGGTCATGAATTCGGTTTGCTCCAAATTTAAGGCGAGAATATCTTCATAAGTGTAATTTTCTTTTTCCGGTAAGGTCGCCATATCAAATTCGTCGAGATTCAAAAGAAATTGGATTAACCGTTCGCGCGTTAAATCCAACTTTTCGTTCTGGGTTAATTTTTGATAGACATTGGCGGCCTTAAAGTATTCCGGCTGGCTGATAAAACAATAGAGCTCTTCAAAGGAAACATTCAGTTCAGGTAAATGGAATAATAATTTCTTTTTGATAATCTCAATGGTGTCATCTAAATGTAGCCTGTCCGGTAAAAAACGAACCTGTATTTGATCGTCGCGAATCGTGGTTAATTCGTTTGGACTAAAAATGTCGGCGAAAAGGGGATCGGCTGGATTTCTTTGAAATACTTTATCCAAGGCATCAGAGCCATTTTTATTGGGCCCATTAAAAACATATATTTTTTTGACAGCACCATTTATTATATGGGATATCTTGTACATATATATACATAAAGGTATAATATTTATGTATATTAAATGAACTGTAATTTAATTGTCGCCATATGCAAGAATAATGGGATCGGCTATAAAGGTCAACTGCCTTGGCATATTCCACAGGATTTACACCATTTCTCCAAACTAACCAAAGGGGATGGTTTAAATGCGGTCATCATGGGCCATAAAACTTGGCAGAGTTTGCCGCTAATAAAAGATAAAGTACGAGGTTTGCCTCAGCGCGATAATTTCGTTCTCTCGCGTACCAATAATTTTTCCTCTTTGATTAATCATGATCGATTGATTAAAACCTTTAAATCAGTAGAGGAAGTGGAAACCTATACCAAGAATAATGCGGTTTATGAAGAGCTCTGGGTGATTGGCGGAGCGGAGATATATAAACAATTTTTAGCTCAAAAAAAGGTCGATTATTGCTATGTCACGTATATTGATAAGGATTTTGAATGTGATGCGTTTTTTCCCGAGCTGGATAGCAGTGAATGGAAAAGAATCGAACAGAATGAGAGCTCGAGCGAGACTTATAATTGTAGTGTGACGTATATCGTTTATAAATACTGCGGGGCAAATCCGCGCAATTCCGCGCAATTCCGCTTGCAGTCGGGGGACTAGGGCAATTCCGCTTGCAGTCGGCTGAGCAATCCGCTTGCATATTTTATATTGATATTGCTGATTTATATATTGTTTATATATATAAATCATGCCGACCTTAGAATGGTTTTCCGATGATACATATGCGTATTCTACTGCACTGATGTTTGCTTATATAAATTTGTGTAAACCAAAAAAATCAAAGTTAAATTTAGATGAACTCAAATTTAATTTAGAATATAATAGTTGGGCAAATAACGTGCGACCGATTGAGGTTCTCAATGATATGAAAAATAAAAAATATAAAGACGAAATCGCGCGAATTAAAAAGGCTAATCTTAAATATCCTATTATAATTGATTCTAATTATAATATTTTAGATGGTGTTCATCGTTATGTAAAACATATAATAGAAAATAAAAAAACGATTAATGTATATATTTTTGATAAAAAATTAATGAAAAAGTTTATTATCGGAAAACGCGATGACGAAAATAAACAAGAAATTAATGATTTTATAGAGTTATTTAATAAGCGTTTTAATAAATGTTTAAAGGATTAAACCGGATTAAAACCTAAACTACAATTACTGCGACAAAACCCTTCCGAGCACCCCGACCGCAAGCGGAATTGCCTAGAGATCAAAATACGGATTATCATTAATATCTGTCCCGCAATACCGTTGCGGTTTTTTCTTGTAATCCACCTGATCATAGATACCGATTTTGCTGGCTTCGCCTAATAAAAATTTAAAATTGCTCCAAAACTCGTCTTTGTGGCCGATACTTTTCGTCGCAATGTGCGAGAGCTCATGGATCGCGACAAAAGTTAATGTATTCGGATCAATTAATTGGTCGCCTTCTTTTTCTTTATTTAAGCAAAACGCAATTTTCTCACCTTTGTTCTCACTATACGCCGTATATTCACTTGTGGGTAAAGTTTCGGTGATCTTTTTCGGGTTGTAGCCTTTCTTCAAACGTTTCATATTCTCTCTGTCCGGGTAGGTTTTAGCGCAATGGGCTACGAGTTTCGACATTTTTTGATTGACCGTCGCTAAACGATCGGCGGCTAATTCTAATTTACTCCGATCTCTCACACAGTATTTTTTCCCGTCGACGCCGGAAATAATACATTTCAAATTAAACATATCAGATTCTTGGTAAATTTTTAGGCAAATGTAGAGCAATAAAACAATCATCGCATAACCGCATAAATTCAGATCCATTATATACTCTTTTAAGAAAAGATTCTCTAGAAAGGTTTATAAGCTATTATAAGCCCTGCGACATTTTTAGAAAATCATCTAGGAAAACGGGATCGGTTATACCTGCTAAGCAAATATTTAGGTACGCTTTTGAAACCGCTTTGCTTTCGCGTTCTTTTTTCGACAAGACATATTTCGCTTGTGGGTAAAAACAGTAGATTTTATCTTTCGGCTGAAACTTTATTTTATTATTATAAAATTCGAGCCGACTTTTAGCCAAAGGTTTTAGGTCATATAATTTCTCTCTTAAAAGCAACTGGTCTAGCTCGGCAGCATTGACTTTAAATAAAAGACCATTGCATTCGGCGGTCGGGACATCTTTGACGCCAAAGACTAAATGCCGCTGGCCGGCGACATTTAAAGAACGTTTGAGGCCATGTACTTTCACGGGCCAGCTTTTTTTATTTGACGATAAATTTAGCAATGAACCATACCCAAAAATATAGGTACTCATCTTGGTTAGAGTATATATATTGCGTTTAATTTTTTTAATAATTTTTTTTCAAAAGAGAGAGTATAAACATGGCTACTACTACTATAACGAATGTAGTTGTTTCGTTTGATGCGCCGCCTACGAAATGTTTTCTTGCATTCACTGTGATAAGTACTGATCCAGATGTTTTAAATAATGAAACTGCTTTAGTATATGATTTGCTTTTAAGTGATAACACATTTTTAGGGACACTTTTTGGCGGTACAGGTACTGTTTTTACTGGCGGAGTTGCGAATGTTAGTGGTCTATTTATTGATCTCGGCGATTTTATTCCTTCTCCTGCTGTTCCAACGCTTGAAGAATTTCAGCAACAGGATTTGGTTATCGTGAATGGGAAAAATTTGGTATTTGCTGGTGAAGTTTTTGCTACTAGTACCCCTCCCGTCCACGCCTGCTTCCAAAAAGGTACTCACATTTTAACACCGGAAGGCTACAAAACCGTCGAATCGTTGAAAACTGGCGATCTCGTCACTTCAGCCAAAGATACTACAAAGAGCTGCACTATTAAATCGATGCTGCGCTTTTTCGGTACGGAAGCCAATTGCCCCTTATACTGTTTACCGAAAGACACTTTAGGGGAAAATAAACCGGCGCGCGATTTATTTCTCTCCTCACGCCATCGCTTTCAAGTGGACGGGCAATTACGGCATATGATCTGCATGAAGGATTTAGCCGTGAAAACGAATAAAGCGCATATCGAATACTACCATATTGAACTCGAAAATTGTTTCGATACGGTTCTGGCTGAAGGCCTCGAAGTGGAAACGTTTATTGACCCGCGTATTGTCGCGCATGACTGGGAATGCACGGAAGCGTGCTGTACATATATTCCGATCGGCCCGCAACCGGCCTCGGCCCTGCCTGAACTTGCGCTTAAAGAAATCACCGCTTAAGGAATTTGCATAGCATTCTGACCACATTCTGACCGCTTTATAAATTATTATATATATTGAATATCTATATCTATAATGATCCCGAAAATCATCCACCAAACATGGAAAACGAGGGAAATACCCCTGAAATGGCAAAAGGCTGTAGAATCCTGTAAAACGCTCCATCCAAATTATGAATATAGACTCTGGACCGATGAAACCATGACTACCTTTATGAAAATCAACTATGCGTGGTTTTATCCGACATATCAAAATTATAAACACCCGATCCAACGTTGTGATGCGTTCCGTTACTTCGTCTTGTATACTTACGGTGGCATTTATATTGATCTAGATATTGAATGTAAGCAAAAATTAGAGCCTTTATTGTTGAACGATTTAGTTTTAAGTAAATCGGCTAATATTAGTACCTCATATACGAATTCATTTTTAATGTGTGCACCGCAACATCCGTTTATGCGCTATTGTTTTGAGCATTTGCTAGCTTATAAAGACCGTTTTCTTTATTTGGGGAAACATATGCATATTATGCATAGCACCGGCCCGCTCTTTTTAACGAAAATGCTGGAAAAATATACGAAACATAATAATAAAATAGTAAATAGTTATATATTAACGCAGGCCGAGTTCGCAGGGGATTGTAGTGTATGCAATGAAACTAAATGTCACGGTGGTGTCTATTTTAAACATTTGGTGGGCAATAGCTGGCATTCTTGGGATTCGACTATTTATAATGTGCTGCTCTGCCATTATAAAAAGCTGTTTTTAATTCTCATTGGGTTAGGTGTACTCTATAAATTTCGTTTTGTCCCGAAATTGAAAAGAAAATATAGACATTAATATATAATATGGCCAATAATACAAGCAGTCCGTATACAATAACGCCGTATACTAAAGCACAAGCCCAGAAATTAGGCCTCGTGGTTAAACCGTCAAATAATAAGACCAAAAAGATCGATGTCTATAAAAACGGTAAACGGATTGCCAGTGTCGGCGCCCGTGGTATGAATGATTATCCGACGTATATGAAAAAGAACGGTCTAAAGTTTGCGAAAACCCGGCGGCGCTTATATAAAATGCGGCACGAGAGAGATCGACATGTGAAAGGGAGTCGCGGGTGGCTGGCGGATAAGTTGCTCTGGTAAGGGGGTTGCACCCCCTTGAACCCCCGCTCGGCGGATGCTGTATCAGTGTTAATCATCCGCCTTCCTATTAATTTTATAATTTTAGTAGTAAAATTATAAAAGTTTCCTTATCAGCATCCGCCTTCAGCATCCGCCAAGGGGGGTTCAAGGGGGCATCGCCCCCTTATTGGGCACACGAACCACCGCGCGAACCGATTTCTAAAGGTAAGCGCATCAAGTCCGGTTCGATCGTGGTGTTTAACCAAGGGCTGACGGACGTGGTCGGGTTCGGGGGTTCCGATCGTTCTTGCAGATTCGCATTTCGTAAAGTGCTGCCAATCGTATCAATACCAATCAAACTGCCGGCTTTCAATAAATTCACATTCTTAAAGTCGGCGCTGCCAGCAGGGTTGAGCTGGGCCCATTGGCTATTGATATCGCGCGGCAACAATTCCGAGGGATCGTATTGTTTGTTGGCACGGGGGACGGGGGACAAACCATAGGTCGAGGTGGTCGAACCGCTGGGCACATTAGAATAAACTTCGTTTTGTCCAACCGGTTCCATGGCCGGTACAGCCGTTTCCATAGTGACTGGTGCGGCTGAACCTGCTACATTAGATGAACCTTGAGTATTGCTGGGTGAATTGGAATACCCATTATTAAAACCATCGCTGTAATTTGTTTTACGGCCCGAATATTGCATAATGGCAAGTCCTAAAACCAAGATCCCAATTAAAGCAATAAAATGGTGAGCTTTAATGTTTTTCTGCAAATTCTTTAAGAAACTCATTATATTAAATTAATGATAAAATATTTTTAGCAGAAGTGTTTATTTATAATTTATGCTTTATAATTTATGCTAAATAAATCCTATTTAATTTTCCTCTTCCTCTTCCTCTTCTTCTTCTTCTTCATCGTCGTCGTCGGATATATCGTCGGAATCATCGTCATCTTCATCGAAAAGCATATATTTTGTCTTAATTTGTTTGGCTTCTAAATAAGCCTCGATGGCGGCGACCCTACATTGTTTTGCCTTCTCGCGGGCTTTTTTATAAAGTTCGTAATAAACATCGTTTGGGTTTTTTAAAGAAATCGAATCGTTTTCAACTGTCGCATAATCAATAGTGACTTCTTCTATTGCTACAGGTGCTGGTACAAGAGCCGGTACAAGAGCCGGTACAAGAGCTGGTACAAGAGAAGGTACAGAAGAAGGTACAGAAGAAGGTGCAGAAGGTGCAGGTACAGAAGGTGCAGGTACAAGTGCCGGTACAAGAGCCGGTACAGAAGGTGCTACAGGTGCTTCTATAATTGATGGCTCGGCCGAAGTAGCCTTAAGTAAAGCTAAATCTTGCTGCCGTTTTATTAAACAGGTGGATTTTTTAACTGTCTGGCCCATCACCATGACCTGCACAACTTTTAAAGATATTTCAAAGCTGCGCGAAGAAAATTTAACACCTTCGAGCATAATTAGCGGAATAACCGGTTTATTTGCCTCTAATGTATCTAAATCAAAGCCGATCTCATTTTCATCATAGGCGATACATTTACTGCCGGTTTTATTAGTTTCTATGAAGGCCCGAATGAGCATATACTTGCCCGACTGATAGAGGCGCGTGACTTGCGTCATCATGGATTCAATATCGTCCCGGGTTAATTCGGACTGGAACCAGATATTTTTCTTGGAATCGATGATATCTTGACAGGTATATTCCAGCTGTTCGATCCAGCGCATTAAATCATCGTTCTTGGTCCGTTCAAACATTAAGTCTAAATATTTCCCATTTTTAATATCGACTACACCTTGTTTTGTCAAACATTCTGGCAATTGTAGACACAAGGGTTTATTTTCTTCTCCGACACCTAATTGTGTAAAGTAAAAACCCGCCGAGCCGGTTAAAGGCTGTGGATCACCTAAAGAAATCGTTTTAAAATTAAAATCGGGGTGAGCGGTTACAATTTTCATTTCTAGATCCATTTTTAAATCCTAGAGAAAATTAACAATTATTTAACACGCAAATAACATAGATGCAAATGTTATAGGTACAAATGTTATAGGTACAAATAATATACATAAAATACTATAAAAAAAGGTATTGAGCTATATCAATAATGATTAAAAATACGTTAATTCAAGAATGTATCGATGTGTTAAAGCGTGAAGATGTCAAAACCGAATTTAAAACTTTTATGACGCCAATTATAGATATCATCTTGATTCAAATTAACCCGTATTTGTATCTTTGTATGATGTTTGTTATTATTAGTTTTTTATTACATTTAGGGATTTTTATTTTACTCTTGCGTAATAAATCTTTTAATTTAAAAGGTCATTAATATTAATTTTCTAAAGTTATTATATAAAAATAATGGCCCGAAAAGGAAGTAAAAAAAGATCTCACAAGCAGCGTGGTGGTGAATTCTCCGGTCGCCCCATGGCCGGCGGTGGCACCCCCTCCCCTTGGACGCCCGGTGTTTATAATAAAGAAGGCGCCCCGCTGGAGCCGAGTCAGTATTATACGATTAGCGGCGGCGGACGCCGACGTAAAGGCGGAAAGAGCCACAAGCGGAGCAAGAAGAGTAAGAGTAAGCGAGGGGGCGAAGGGGTGATCGCCGCCGCGGCCGTACCTTTCGGGCTTTTAGCTTTACAGCGTTATTTTAAAGGCAGCAAAACGTCAAAGCAGGGTGTAGCAAAAATGGGCCGCTCTTTTAAACGCACGTTTCGCCGGCATCGCGGCGGCGGCAAAATGTCTCCTCTTGGTTCAGCGCCTTTTAATTAATATAAAAAATAATAATTTAGATATAATATATTTAAATTATTAAATAATGAGTTTCGAAGAAAACATTAAGAAGTGGGTGGCTTTAGATAATCAAGTGAAAACGCTGAATGAGAGAACCAAACAATTGCGCGAAGAAAAGAATAATTTAGAAGAAGGGATTATGGGTTATGTCGAAACCAATAATCTGAATAATGCGACCGTGAATATTTCGGATGGGAAATTACGTTTTATTTCTACCAAACAAACGGCTCCTTTAACGCTCAAGCATGTAGAAGAATGTTTGAATAAATGTATTATCAATAAAAATCAAGTGGAGCAAATTATGAAGATCATTAAAGACTCGCGCGAAGTGAAATATACGGCGGATATTAAACGATATGGGAACTAAAATAATACTAAAATGTGTATGAGATTTCAACTAATTAAGCCAACCTAATATATATGTTACAATATTCCGAATTAACAGTTGTAAATAATTCTGCTGGAATTCCCACCGCATTAGGTTACCCCGTAAATTCCTTCATGTTACAAAATAATAGACCATTGTTCGTTGGAGGTGGGAAAAGAGAGAGAAAAAATGGCACTAGTAATGAAGATGAATTTAATATGGATTTAGCCGTGCCGGCCGGTTTGGTTTGTATGACCGAGACGATCTGTACGAAGGCAACTGCAAATGCAATAGATGCTACGGATGCTTATGCTATGGATGCAAATGATAATGATGAAAATGAGATCATTCCCGATGGGTTATATGAGAGATTAATGGAGCTGGCTGAAACAAAACAATCCAAAAAACTCACTAAGCGGAAGCCGCTAAAACCCAAGAATAAAACAAAAAAGGTAATTAAAAAGACAAAGAGTAAAAGGTAAAAGGTCTACAAAATATAAAAATATTATAAACTTTTTTTATATTTAAAGCGTTATAGCATACTCCAATTATCATGATTAAATGGCGCCATTTCAATTTGCTCTAATTGTGTGCGCCAGTAATTTACTTTATCATCGAATTTCAATTCACTCATATTTTTCTGATAGAAAGGTTTTTGCCGCATCAGGTCCGCTTCACTTTTGGTAATCCCCGGTTTGGGGCCATAACAATTAGCGCCATAAGCCATACTGCTATCATAAATATAACCCCCATTAATACCCGGTCGGCCACAATCTTGTTCATGGCCTTTCAATTTTTGTAAATTGTCCCACTTGCTTTGTTGGGTCGGAAATAAAGCCATTTGATCGCTGGACCAGCCGTAGGTACACCAATCGGCACCTTTATCATAAGCTTTACTTAATTCGTCATAACTGGCCAACCGCGCCCCATACGCTTTACACACGGCTTTCGCATCATCATAAGTATATTTATTTTCCGGTAAATGAAAGACTTGATCATTTAAGATAATTTTAATGCCATCCTCGCCCATCTCTCCCTCCGTATCGTCTTGATCCGAAGAATAAAAAAAAACATTCAAGGTTTCTATTAAATCAATACCAAAGATATAGGAAACACCGTTTAATAAGAGTAAAACAATAAAAAGCAGCCATAATGTTGTTTCGATAAATACTTTAATAGCCGAAGCGCTGCCATCGTCATTATTGCCTAAAGACGAAAATATATAATAATAAATAATAATGAGGGCAATCACCGCCAGAAATAACATCGGCTCTACTCCAATATATTTGTTATGTAGTTTACCCGATATTCTATCCATTTCGTTTTGAGAATCCATTAGTATATATTAAATGTTGTTATTTTTTTTTGCGGTAGAAGAGACAATATGAACGTGGAGAGATTACATCTTTTTCCATAATTTCCGTTACGAAGGTGTCATTGAACTCATACCATTTATCGTTAGCATTTTTTATATAGGCGGTATAATGCCCGCCGTGGGCGCCGCCGCCGTGATTACACACCCCAAATAAATCATAGACGAAAGAGGCCGCATTATAACCTTTGACGTATTTGGAAAAATCCGCATTTTGGAGCGGAATATCAATCAAGGCATGATTTTTCTTTGTCGGCCCATTCCACCGCTTTAAATCAATAATGAGGATATTCGGTAAACTCCAAAAACTGATGCGGCGCTCTGCGTTTTCTTTCTGGCCGGTTTTGTCGTTAAACCACGCGTTGCCATTCGCCGCGGACAAGATTTCCGGTTCACAGTAAAGGTCAAAGCAATCGTATAAAGTCGGGTTTGTTGTAATGGCCGGTAAAGAGAGACTTAGTACGGAAAAAGGTTCAGGACTAGCGCTTAAGACTTCCTCCTTATTTATAATTTCCGAGACATGGATCCCGTAGAAAATATTCAACATTTCGGAATATTCTTTTTTATACATATTTTTCATCATTGTGTAGCAAATTGTCGCCAATTTATCGGTTTCCGTTTGCATTTGCCCGTTGATTTGCATGTCGACTTCGCGCGATAAAGCCGTATGAAAAGCATCGATTAGAAAAAGTAAGAATTCTTGGACATCGTTTTGGTCATGGCCCGTAAAAATATCGCGCTTTTTAATGCTGGCGATTTTGCGGATGGTTTTCACGAAACCGTGCGGGGCAACCGTACAATTCGAACTCCACATGAGTTCCCGCAATTTATCCCATTCGAGTAAAATGATCGAATCCGCTACGCGGTTGAGTTTTTTCTTATAGTCGCCTTTTTTGAGAAAATCATTGAATTCATAAGTGTGGGATAAGATCTGCATACACGAATTTAAATAACAAGTATTGCCGACATTCGTTAAACCGGTTAAACCGCGATTTGCGTAGGCTTGCATTATAATATGAAATAAATTGTATTTAATATTATTTTATTTATAGTCTATTTTTTTATGAGAGCGCCTTTTATTCTTATTTTTAGTTTTACGCTTTTTATTCTTATTTTTAGTTAGACGTCTAGTTTTATTTTTCGTTTGGCGTTTGGTTTTAAAATGAACGCGGCGGCGGCGGCGGCGCTTTCCGCCTTCAGAATCTACAGATTCAGTAATAACATTTTCTTCTACATTTTCTACAGGATCATTACTGGTAACCATAGCAGGTTCTTCTGCTGTAGTTGGATTTGTTTCATTAAAGTGATCAACTATTTTTTTGGCTAGTATATCCATTTTTCTACCAATAACAGAATCTTTAATCTTCTGAACTGAACATTCTTTTATTGGTTTACCTTTTTTATCGACAGAATCGACAGAATCGACTGCATCGGCTATATACATATGAGACGAGTACACATCCGTTGGCGGGTAATTAAAAAATGTCTCTATTCCGAACTTAACATTATCGGCCTCGGTTATTATATTTTCATTTTCCATCTCACATTTATACGTATCTATTGCAGATAATATTTGAGTGTAATAAGTGTTTGTATAATTGGCAATAAATAATTCTTCTTCTTTTGGAAATATTGCACCTTTTTTATTTAGAAGAATATTATTAGTTATATTCAATTTTTTAAAAAAATCCTGTTCCAATTTACCGTCTGAATTAAAAAAATTATAATAAATTATAAAACGAATCATATGGCCTCCAGGCGAATCAGTTGAATAACCGGTCGTATAAAACAAATTACTAAAATCAGTGTCTGGGTTTTTATCAATAAAAGCAGTAAGCACATTATTATATTTATGTTTTTTATTTAGAGATAATCCGTTTTTTCTAAATTCCATTCTTTTAGGCTCTTCCGTTTTGGCAAGATCAAGCATTTTGTCGTAATGAATACATTCTTTTAAATATTTAAGTAAGTCTTCTGGGCTCTTTAAAATGCCGTTTAAAATGATTAATATCTTGTCCATTTGCTGAGGCGTCGGCTCTTCGTCGAAAGGATATTCACGGATCAGTTGGGAAAGTATTATAAATGGTATAAAAAACATCGCTTCTTTCAGGTCTTTTTCTATTATTTTTCCCATCATTGCATGTCGCTTTTCTTCATCTTTCTCTGTTTTTGTCTCCTCTGCTGCGTATTTGAGAATATTGGTAATTTTACTACAATGATCATCTTCGGGCGTTACTTCCCAGTTGATAGTTTCACCAAATTCGGTAGGTTTTGTTATTCGAGGTTTATCTGGTGTTCTATCAATTTTACCACTAAAATATGGACTCAAATGGAGCTTCGCGTATTGGGCTCTAATTCTCTCATGTTGTTCCAGATCCATTTTTTATATATAATATATCAAGACTATTTCGCTTTATGAAAGAAGGTTAAGATCGCGCTATTGCCGTTTTTCACATTGTTGATATGCCGCAGATAAGGCTCGAACAAAAGGGCCTTGACTTCCTTATTGCGTAAGGCCTCTTCTTTATCTTTATATTTCTCCGGATCCGGATATTCCGCTTTTAAATCTTTTAAAGCTTTATGCCACGAACGAAATGTATAACCTTTTTTTTGCCGAAAATCTTTCATTTTCTCTAAAACTAAGGCAAAGAGTTGCTGCACGGGTTTCATAATTTGGTTGGTAATATAGAACGCGTAGTTGATTTTCACCTGCCCTTTTTGTGCTATAATATAGTCGGGTGTTTCAATGCGTTCGCCTTGGAGTGCTTTCTTATCCGGATTTTCAATATAGACAAAAGGGATCCGGTCGCCGACGCTCGGCTTATTGCCCGGATCGCGCCGGCCTAGACGATCCGCCAAAACTTTATGCGCAATCTGGTTCGGGTTTTTATAGCCCGAGCGCAGCGCTTTCGTAATGACTAATTTGTCCATCCCGCATTTTTGATCCACCATATCTTGGAGACACCCTTTCAGGAATTCCACGGCTTTTTCAATGTCGTTTTCTTGCATAAGGATATCAATAATACCGCCGTAGATATCTTTCACAATCGGCGCATTGTCACGCCGCTTTAAAACAATCCCCATCGATTTGCGTTTGCCTTTATTCGGATCGTTTTCATAGAGCATTCCTACATAGCGTTTCTTCGATAATAAACAGAAAGGCAAGAAGGTTTTTTCGTACTCGAGATCGTGTGGTTTTTTTAAGAATTTCGAGGCTAATTCGCCGGCTTGTTTCGCCAATTCAATCGTGATTTCTAGGGCTTTTTTCCCGAGGATAGGCTGACCCGTTAAATCCTCGAGATTAAAGCGAAAGAAGACCGAATCGGTATCGCCGTAAACATATTCGGCTTTGGTTCGCACGTCGCCGTAATTCTTCGTCGGCACCACGGCATTCGCGTACGCCTCTTCAATCACGCGCTTGCCATAGATCAATAATTTACGGCCAATCGCCGTCGTTGAGGCCGCACAATCCTTTTCATAAAAGGAGCTGGTTTTCGCACCCGTTTGACCATAGAGTGAATTGGCCGTGACTTTAATACTGAGTTGGCGTTTATCGAGAATATTTTTCATAAATTCGTCTTCGGTTGTTTTGATCAAAGCCCGCGTAGCTTTCCGCGCCGCCAAGAGTTCTTGTAAAATAGCGGGCATGACCGCGGCTTGCCCTTCCGGATACTGCGCATAGCGGCATAATTTATAGCCGACCTTGACTTTTTCCATACCGGCTTTGGGGTTGCCGTTTTTCCGTTGCCACTTATAGGTATTATACGTTATATCCACATATGTATAGCCCGGTAAATTATCGTAAATATAACGACCGGTTAGAGGATCTTTTTCGCCGGTTTCATCAATCACTTTGTCGTGTAGATCATATTCCTTGGTTAAGACTTTACTATCGTGCGAGATGTTTTCGCTGATCATACTGGACGGGTAAAGCGAGCTATAATCGAGACAAGCCACGGGTGTTTCGAGGTATAAATCACATTTAGGTTCGAGGACCGTAGCGCCTTCATAGCCGTCATCCGTGAGCGATTTTTCAATGACGGGCATCAAGGTGCCTTTCTCGCGGCATTTTTTCGCAATATAGCTGGTTAATTTAATGCTTTGACCGCGCATGACGAGAAAGTCCATGGGCACACTACAGAGCGAGGCCATTTCACTATAGCCCGTCAACACATCGATTTTCCGCATGAGATGGTGTACGAGGTTACAATCTTGAATACAATATTTGGCAATAATGGCGCGTTCTTTCGCACCTTCATTAGTCATCCGGAAGATATCTTGGGGTGTCACGTCATCTTTGGCCAAGCCCCAACGCACTTTTTTATTGATCGTGTCGGGGGTTTCTCGGCCACTAATTAGGAAAGTTCCTTTCTTGTGATCGACTTCCCGCACTTCAAACTTTTGGCCGTTTTTATATTGATCGCTGGTATGCGCTTCTTCTTCGAAATTAATGAAGCTGCCGTTTTCGAGACCAGTTAAATTTTTGCTGTAGATTTTGGTTGCTAAGGAGCCCTCTTCGCTTGCGCTTGCAGATCCCGCTGCGCTTGTAATATATTCCAGCTTTTTCACATCATCCCCAATGAAATAGCCAGAAACATAATCGAGCTTATATTGGCTCAGCTGATAATCGCGCCGGAAATAATTGTAGAGATCGATTTGCAAACGCCCCGCCATTTTGACAAATTTTAATTCATGTTCCCCGCTCGCAATAATAAGCGTATTTTCTTCCAAGCCTTCTTTCCCTGTCCGCCAATCCCGTTTTAGACAGACTTCGTTTTTATTGCGCGAGAGTTTTAAGAAAGCCTGTTCACACCCTAGCTCTTTTGCCCGCAGAAACATAAACTGGTAATCAAAGCCAAAGATATTGTACCCAATAATAATATCTGGGTTTTCCCGCTGGATTAATTTTGTCCAATGCAGCAGCACTTCTTTCTCGGTCGCATAGCTTTCAATGACCGCATTCGGCACCGGATCGCAGGTATTTCGGGCAATACAGTGATTTAAATACGGTTTTTCTTCGCCATAACGTACAAAGGTCGAACCAATAAAGGTCACATTGTCGCCTTGGAGGGGCGGAAACAGCGCGGTTAAAGTACGATTTAATTCGACTAATTTTGTTTCCCGCGTTGCTTCTTCATCCTGCAACAAATCTGTTATAGTGCCGCGCTTCTTATAAGCTTTGGGTTTATTTTTATACATGAGCCAATTCTTGCTGGGGCCACCTTCTTCTTCTTCTTCTTTCCCCTCCCCTTCACCTTCATCATCGCCACCCTCGCCTCCGCCTTCCCCGCCGGTAATATCGGTTAAGCCGAGATCTAGTTCGATATCAGTTGTTGTATAATTGGCCGGTTTGATTTTAATCCACTCTTGGAATTTGGTCTCAATCAAGTGCGCGGTCACCGGTTTAATGGGGTAGACTAAATCGACATTATTTAAGACGATAAAGCCAAAAGCGGCCTGAATAATTGCCTTGATAAATTCCGGTGCATAATTATTTTCTTCCCCACAGACATCAATAATGTTTGTGGCCAGTTTTTTATAATTTTTTACAGGCAGTGGGAAATCACCGTGACTACTGCTTGCTTCAATATCAAAGCTACAGATTTTATAAGGGACAATAGTTTCTTTCTGCGGCAGTGAAACAATATCATTGTATTTAATACTGTATTCAAAATCACAAGAGGTTGTTTTGGGCTGAACTTGCTGAGTTTTTTGTTTGGGTAAATCGATCCAGCCGGATGGACTGATTTCTTTAATATGGAAGAGTCGCAATAAAGGTGGAATTTGGGCTTCGTATAAAACGGTTTTGTATGAAAGCATGTCTTCACATTGACATTCGGCTTTGTCTTCGCATTCACACTCTTGCTCGTTTTCTTGGAGAAAACAATAGCCATCAGGATTAAGCCGATATTCGCCTTCCGGATTGGCTTTGGTGTACCATAAACTTTTCACCTTTTTCATCGCCGTTTCATTCTGGAAATTGAACTGCACAAAGTTGTACTGCTTACCCCCGTCAAAACCGTATAACTTTTTCTGTTTAATTAATTTGGTCGATTTAATCGCCGAGGCCGTCGGTTCGCCAATTTCCATTTTGATCTGCTCGACGAAGAGAATTTCCTCGGTTTCGAGCCAGTCGTCGCCCACCTTCACGTAAAAGAAGGGATCGTAATCTTTCACATGAATACAGGCGGTCTTACCTTGCTCATTGACACCGAACATCTGTATGTTAAATACCTTTTGTTTGCCATCCACGGTTTCTTCAAAGATATCACTGGTTTCGAAAGTTAAGAGGCGAAATGAATCGCTCATCTTTTACTATTATGTTATATTTACTCTTTTCCGCTTTAATTCAATTCAATTTTAATTTTTTATAAATAAAAAATTAAAACATAAAATTTACCAGTCTGACTCATAATACTCCGCGCCGGAATAATCTAACCATTCTTCTAATGTAAATTTAGTAAAATCAGCGGGCAGAATATAATTTTTGTATTCCATATCAACTCCATAAAAAGTCATTTCATAGTAGTGAGTATGACTTTCGGGATGTGTCATAATATTTAAAAACTCTTCGATCGTGTGAATTTCTGATGGGTTTGCACCAAAGCCATTGTAAAAAATATACGGCATTTTGCTTATATAAATATAATTTGCATCATATATTTATATATTAATTTATCTTCTTCTTCGATTTATCTTCTTCTTCGATTTGTCTTTCTTTTTCTAGTATTTCGCTTTTTATTAGTTTTTCTTTTTATTGTTCTTCTTTTTTTGCCTCCGCTTTGCCTTCCACTGCCGCCACCCTTCTGACTTTTGCCAGTCGCCAGCTCTTTAACGGCCCCTAGCATATCATGTGCGTCCCGCTTACCATTATAGGTTTTAAAGATCGCTTTATTATTATTATCATACGTGATGGAACCGACTGTCGGAAATCCGTCGATTTTTAAATTTTTGGTACCCGACGTAATTTGATCTAGTTCTTTACCAATGATTTTGGATTCGATTTCGACGATCGCGACATTGGCGTTTTTAATATTATTATCGTGCTTGGCGCCTTTAACTACCTCTTTCCACGGGCCATCCATTGTTTTACAATGCCCACACCAATTCGCATAAAATTTAATAAACATTGGTTTTTTTTCATTAAACATTCTTAATACGTCGCTCATTTTTTGCGTTGTCACCTGCTTACTATCTATTTTGGTCGATTCGTCGACTTCCAAGCCATCTATTGTAATATGGGCGATTTCTAAGCTTTTGGTTGTCATTATTATACATTATTTAGAGATTAAAATATTTATTTTTATATATATGTATAAACTACTTATTATTGGTATAATGTTTCTCTTGGGTTTCTATTATATCTACCGATCAAATGATATGGAAGCCTTTACGAATAAAGAAGATGATAATTATAAAATAGCCGAAAAATGCGCGGACGTACTCATCCAAAAAGGCGCAGCATTCTTCCTCTATAATTCTAAACGCGCTAATGTGCCGGGGATAAATCCGATCCGGTTTGAAAGTTTGGAAGAATATGTGGAATTTACTGACTGGCAACGTAGTCAAGGTATATTGTGCCCCGTCTTATATTTGCAGCATGCGTATAATGCGCAAGGTGAACCCGTTTATAAAGCACGCCCCAGCCCTACTAATATGCAAGCCGGCCAGCCGGATTATGAGGTGACATTGGATAGTTTTATGCCACCACCTACGATGCCACCTACTATGCAAAATATTATGCCTCCACCCGCGAACGTACCGATTAATGGTATTTATGGGACGAGTAATTTAACTAGCGCATTACCACCGAATGGCCTACCAATTGATTTTACCGCAGATAACTATAAAGAGAATGACATAAATACTTATGCGGGGCCAAATATTTATCCAGGATATGACCCCCAAAACCAAACCATTGGCGCAAACACACCTTTAGATAAAATGTTTAATCAAACGACTGGCGTTAGCCCAAATCCCATGGATCATAACTGGGGCGGAGTAGAATTTACCGAAAATCTCGTAAAATCCGGTTATTATAAAGGCAATCAAGTATCCACCGGATTCGCTTAAATTTGCTAGCGCTTAAATTTGCTATTGCTCTTCCTCCTCATAATCCTCCTCATAATCCTCCTCATAACCTTCACCCTCACCCTCAGCCACATCCTCCGCACCTTCTACCGTTGACTCTTTTTGATTCGTCGAATCTTTTTTATTTATGCCGACCAAACTCTCAATTACACTGATTTGAAAGCGAATCGATTTGGCTACAATAAAAAAAATAATAAGACAGACAAAACTGTATCCAATAAATTTATATAATCCATCGAAATTCATTATATATATTATATATCTACGTTAATAATCGTCTTTTTAACTAAAAAATCATAAATAGCATTAATACACGGCTTTGTTAATTTTTTTGCTTGCCCATTTTTGTTCGTCGTGGTAATCGAGTTTAGTGTATGCGGATCGGCCTGTAAAGCGTTAAGGAGTGCAGACCAAGTGCTAAATTTCTGCATAATAGCGGCGGCGGATGCGCTACTGACGCTCGGTATTTGGGCCAACATAATCTCTCCAATATTCTCGGGGGTGATGTTATCTTTCTTAATGCGTTTGCTAACCACTTCCGCATAGTTTACTGTATCGGGCGCGGTTGGTTCTATATTATAAAACGGCTGGGCCGCGGCTCCTTCTTTTTCTAATTTTAAAGCAAAATTGAGCACCCATTCGGCGGTTTCTTCTAAAGTTGTAGTTCGAAAAAGAGAGAAACCCTTGAAATAACTGATACTGACCATCGCGGATAAGAGAGTTTTTTTATCCGGCGAGCCTTTGTACGGTTTATAATAGCGTAAATCTCCTTCGATCAAATAATAAATTTGATGATTATGGAGCTCACACTGATTTAAACGAAAGCTTTGTTCTTTATAGCGGCCGTCGCGAATACTGGCGGCTAAATCTGCTAAACTTTTTCGCTCGATGATCACCTTTTCTTGTCCAGCATCATCACATATAATAATATCACCTAAAGGTAGGTTTTCACTGACGATCTTTATTTTATCGGCGGATCCATGCGTAGCGGACCCATCTTCATGCAATGCCGATAAAAGCTGGATTAGTTTAATCTCTCGATAATCGATTTTAATAAGCATTTTGTTATGCTTATTAAAGGGATATGCTTAAATATATTTGTATAAATGTATTAACAACGCGGTTTGACGACATTTCCACCAACACCTGTTCCGCACACAATATTTTTCACAATAGTATTATAAGCTGTTGGGCACAAGCACCCAACACGTCTCAGGTAAACCGCACTGACGGAGGCATTTAAACCCACCGTCGGGGCTAAACCTTGCTTTTTGGGTCCACCCATCACGTTTGTACGATTTATCAAAGAGTCTGTACGTCTAGCACGGCCATTCATAGTTTTTCCACCAACCATTTATATAGTATACTTATATATTTTTATTTAAATTATAGAAAAAAGATTTAAATATAAATCACTTTATTCTAAATATACGATATGTCGGAAATGTATTTTACAAATGAAAGTGATGATGTTATGCCGCAGACCGATTATATGATGCAGAGCGACGATATGACGCATCGTGATGATATGAAATCCATTTTGCAAGATGGCGATGTGACTAAGTGCGGCGATAATTTGATCTTCAACCCCTTTAATAGTGAAAATAATGAGATTACATTGAGCGATGTTCAATCTATTCTTAATCGTTATGGCATTAAAGCACCGGTACATAATATCGAACTTTACAAACGAGCATTTATTCATAGTTCTTATACAAAACGCTCCCAACACGAAAATTTGAGCAATAATATTACGATCATGCCGTGCCCTGCGGATTGTTTGCCGCTAAAAACCAAATCAAACGAACGCCTTGAATTTATCGGCGACGGTGTTTTGGAATTGATTACCAAGTATTATCTTTATCGGCGCTTTCCTAAAGCCGATGAAGGTTTTATGACCGAGAAAAAAATCGCCTTGGTGAAAAACGAACACATTGGCAAATTGGCCTATGATATGCATATTAATAAATGGCTAATTATTTCGAAATATGCCGAGGAAAAGAAAATACGTACTAATTTGAAAAAACTCGGTTGTTTATTTGAGGCGTTTATTGGTGCGCTTTTTTTAGATTTCAATAAAATATCGGTGACGGATGAAGAAGGGTGGTTTAAAAACGTGTTTGTGACGGGACCCGGCTTTCAAATGGCGCAGATTTTTGTCGAAAGTGTATTTGAAACCCACGTCGATTGGACGAAAATTATTAATACCGATGATAATTATAAAAATATTCTGCAAGTGAAGATCCAGAAAGAATTTAAAACAACACCGGATTATCTCGAAATCAGTCATCACCTCGATCAAGGGTACGAAATGGGTGTTTATTTATGTTTAGGCAAACCCATTCATCAAATGAAATTAGAAGCGAGTGTGCCTTTTTCGAAATATGGTTCCTTTCAAAAAATTCAAGAAGAGTTAGCTCAGAAAGGCAGTGTTTTCGTTTTTCTGGGCAGTGGTATCCATAAAATTAAGAAAAAGGCGGAACAGATCGCGAGTGAATTATCTATTAGAGCTTTTTTGTAAAGCACTTTTGTAAAGCACTTTTGTAAAAGTGCCGCAAAACCTTTTTTGTAAAAGTGCAAGAAAACCTTTTATAATAGTATAATAAAATGGAACATAAAATGGAACAACAAATTAGTGATAATGAAACTATAAATGTATTTAATTTACGAAAATATAAATATGATATTGAAACATTAGAAAAGAACATTGATAACATATGTGTTAAAACATGTGTTAATACACAAATATTAACAGCGGAATTTTGTGTTAAGTATATTTTGAATGAAAATTACATGTCATGTATAGAAGATACCTATTGTATTGATAAAGGCTATGTATTACGGAGACAACCGCATTTAACTAATGAAGATATTATGAGAGAATACGCCAAAATAAATAACGGCGATGGATATGCGCATGGTATATAAAATATTTTAACTTAAAAAGTTGTCTAATATACCATTTATGGATAGTGTGGATCGTGTAGAGCAATTAAAAAATATACAAAGTGCGGCTTTGGAATTATTTACAAAAAAAAATATCGATTACGGTGACGCCTTTGCGAAATATGGTATTGTCGGCGTTTTGATGCGCATCGAAGATAAAATACAACGGGCTTTATCTATTACCAAGAATGGGGTGAATTTAGTCAACGACGAAGGCATGCGCGATACCTTACTCGATTTACATAATTATGCGGCCATGGCCTTAATGTTAATTGATTAGAATTTTTAGAAAAGTATGTTTTGTGATACTTTTCTAAAAGTACTAAAGTATATTTTGCGATACTTTTCTAAAAGTATATAGTATATAAATGGCTGCTGCTCTTTTAGCTAAATTAAAAATAAATAAACCACCAGCAGTAAAACAACAATTTGAGATAAATATCAGAGGTAATCCGGCCGAGGGAAAAGGCGAAAGAGTTGCCGCAACTATTATCGATGAATCCAAGACAGCAAATTTTGATCGGGCAACTTTTTTAAAAACTTTGCAGCGACCATTAATAAAAGAACCGGCTGCTCTTGCTAAGCCTGCTCTTGCTGAACCTGCTCTTGCTGAACCTGCTGCTCCGCTTGAACCTGCTCCTGCTAAGCCTGCCGGAAAGATAAAAATAAATACAAAAGTGAAAGTGAAAGCAAAAACGGCAGTAGCAGCAGAGCCCTTGGTAGATGCAGAGCCCTTGGCAGATGCAGAGCCCTTGGCAGATGCAGAGCCCTTGGCAGATGCAGTTGTAGAAGCAGAGCCAGCAGTTGCAGAGCCCTCAGTTGCAGCCGCCGAGCCCGCCGCAAAAAAAATCACGATTCGGCGCACCAAGAAACCCATCGGAGTAGGAGCGGTACCGGCCGGTTCTTTTGAAATGTTTACCATCGGCGATGCCACCATAAATACACGCTTGAAAAAACGGAATGAAGCACCGGTTACGATCCCCGCTTCAGCTTATTACATGAACAATCGCGAAATTTTCGTCAATTTTATGGCCTCCCTCTTCAATGATTATAAGAAAAATTTAGCGAAAGAAGCCGCCACACCGGCCACTTGCCCCGGCGACAACGATGTCAATGATTTTTCTTTAATGACCCATCAAGAAATTGTCCGCGATTATTTAAATCTCTACTCGCCTTACCGCGGGCTTTTACTCTACCACGGTCTAGGTTCCGGCAAAACCTGTTCGTCGATTGCGATCGCGGAAGGCATGAAAAACGCGAAACCGATTATTGTAATGACCCCGGCTTCACTGCAAGTCAACTATCGAGAAGAATTGAAAAAATGCGGCGATGAGCTCTATAAGAAAAATCAGTTTTGGGAATTCATTCCGACCAAAGGCGCGGCCGATGATGAACTGGTGGCGACTATGGCCAAAGTCTTATCGCTCTCGACCGACCATATTCATAAAAACGGCGGCGCTTGGTTAGTCAATATGACAAAGCCGGCCAATTATGATCAATTGTCGGCCATGGATAAAATGAAATTAGATACGCAGATCGATCAAATGATTTCACATAAATACCGGTTCATCAATTATAACGGTTTACGTATTTCTAAACTGAACGAATTTACCAAGAATAATACGATAAATCCCTTTGATAATAGTGTCGTCATTATCGATGAAGCGCATAATTTAGTGAGTCGGATTGTCAATAAACTCGGCAAAAAAAAAGTCAGTATTGGTGCGGCGCTTTATCAGCTGCTCATGAAGGCAAAAAATGTGAAAATCGTTTTACTGTCGGGCACGCCGATTATCAACTACCCGAACGAAATCGGTATTCTTTTCAATATTTTACGGGGTTATATCGTGAGCTGGTCGTTTAAACTCGACATCTTGGCCGAGCGACAAATAAATACCGCCTATCTCCAATCGCTTTTTAAAAGCACGATCCAAGGCGGCAATATTTTAGATGTGCTCGAGTATAATCCCGCTTCCACTACTTTAGTTATTACTCGCAATCCATATGGTTTTATCAATAAAACTGCGGCCAAAGACAATACTTATGCGGGGGTGAAGCTCGAGATTGGCGAACGCGGGGAAATCAGCGACGAGACCTTTCTGGCTTTGGTAACCGCGATTTTAAAGAAAAATAGCATTAAAGTCCAACCGAATGGTATGTCGATGAAAGAATATAAAGCTTTGCCCGATACGCTCGATGAATTCAAAAACTATTTTATTGAAGAAAACGGCAATTTGAAAAATATGAACATGTTTAAACGCCGCATTCTCGGCTTGACCTCTTATTTTCGCAGCGCGCAAGAAAGTTTGATGCCGCGCTACAAAAAAGAGAATCCGGCGGATTTTCAACTCATTAAAGTGCCGATGAGTGATTTTCAATTTTCTATTTACGAAGAAGCGCGTGTCCAAGAACGCGACCAAGAGAAGAAAAATGCCATGAAGAAAAAAATGAAAAAGCCGGGCGTGGAAGGGTTATACGAAAACACCGCCTCCACTTATCGTATTTTCTCGCGGGCTTTTTGTAATTTTGTTTTTCCGCGACCCGAGATTAAACGCCCGATGCCTGATAAGAAAAATAATACCGGTCAAGAAGCGGAGTTGGAAGAGGCGGTCAATGACATTGACGAAGATCGGATCGATGATGTTTCACAAAAAGAAAAGGCTAATCGTGATGAAGCGTTTGACGACGATGTTGAGGAAGCAGAGGCTGGTCCGGCTGGTCCGGCTACGGCTGCAAGAAATAGATCTTATAAAGATCGCATTCACGCGGCCTTGGAGGCTCTAGAAAAAGATAGCGGGAAATATCTCTCGCCGGCCGGTTTACAAGTTTATAGTCCGAAATTTCTGCACATCTTGGAAAATGTACAAGATCCAGATCATCAAGGCATTCATCTCATCTATACGCAATTTCGCGCACTGGAAGGCATTGGGATTTTAAAGCTGATCTTGGAAGCAAATGGTTATACGCAATTTAAAATTAAAAAAGCCGGTGAAAACTGGGAGCTGGCTATTCCAGCCGAAGAGCTCGGCAAGCCAACATTTGCGCTTTATACTGGCACGGAAAGCGCGGAAGAGAAAGAAATCATTCGAAATGTCCTCAATAATGCTTGGAAATATGTACCAGAAACAATTGTTAAAAAATTAAAAGCGATTGCGCCGAATAATACGTTGGGCGAGATTATTAAAGTTTTAATGATTACCTCTTCGGGGGCGGAAGGGATTTCTCTAAAGAATGTGCGTTATGTCCACATTACCGAGCCTTATTGGCATCCCGTCCGCTTAGAGCAGGTCATTGGCCGCGCGAAACGTATTTGCAGTCATCAAGGCTTGCCGGTAGAATTGCGCACAGTAACGGTGTTTCTTTACATCATGACTTTATCCGAGAAACAATTGCAAAGCGATGAGTCATTGGCCCTGCGAATGAAAGATAAAAGCCGGAAAGACGATCTGACGCCGGTGACAACCGATGAAACGATTTATGAAATTGCTTCGGCGAAAGAAGATATAACGACGAGTATTTTGCATTCGGTGAAGGAGGCCTCTATCGATTGTGCGCTGCATATTAAAACCAATACGAGCGAAAAACTGCAATGCTTTAAGTTTGGATCGAATAATACGTCGAAATTAGCCTATAATTTCGCTTTGGAAGAGGAACAATCTGATGCGATCGCGGACCAAAATCAAAAAACCGTGCAGTGGAAAGCGAAAGAAATCGATCTAGGGGGCACGAAATATGCTCTAAATCCGACAACGATGGAACTCTATGATTTAGAAAGCTACAAAACCCAGAATCTGGAAAAAATTGGCATTTTAGTTAAATTACCGAACGGTGAATGGACCATTGAAAAGGCATTTTAATTAAAATCTAAGGAGAGAATATAGCGATGCGTAAATATATGAGTCTGGATGATAAAATAAATACAATAAAACAGGAAGGAAATCGAGATGTGATCTATGAGATTATGATGGAGGAAATTCGTGCAGCACCTGCCGAGCAAAAACGCATATTGGAAGAATGGCTTATGGCGGCAGAAGAAGTAAAAAAACTACGAATCACCGCACACGTGAAAGATGTGGCAGATGAACTGCTTGAAATTATCGATGGCCTACAAATGGAAATGGAAGCTTCCGAAAGGTTCAGTCCAAGTCCACAGCCAGTTCGCCGTAGTCGATCGCCAATTCGCCGCCATCGTAGAAGCCTTGGGATGAGCGGCAGCCCAACAAATGCACGTCACCGTACTCGTAGCCGTAATCGTAGCCGTACTCGTGGCCGTCGTAGTTCTAGCAACCGTGTTGTCCGACGCGGGGGAAAAAAGAGGAAAACAATGAAAAGAAAAGCTAGAAAGTAAAAAGTAAAAAGTAAAAAGTAAAAAATCAATTTATTACAACCGGTAAATGATCGGATCCATAGGTGATAAATTGTTTTACTCGATCACCGTGAAAATCGTCCAATACATGTGCCGTATTATGTTTTAAGGTCAACCCTTTTATGAGAATATTGTCAATACACATTTTGCGTTCGATAAAATAAGTCGGTTTATGATTGAATACTTTTAAGCCGTTTGTTTTCAAGAGCTTATATAATTCGCTGTGGGGTTGATAATTCTCGTTAAAATCGCCGCCGATGATAATTTGCTGTTGCTCTTGCTTATGATTATGCTCATGCTCTTCATGCAAATAAGGCAACAATTCACTCAACTGTTTCATGCGTGTCGGCTGCGAAATATCGTCTAAATGTATATTAAAAATAAGTAAAGGACGTTGTTTGTAAACACATTGGACCCCTAAACCAAAATTCAAGGGTATTAATTGCACTGGTAAAGCAAAACACGATTTACGCAGGAGAATCGCATTACCGCTATAACTTTGTTTGTCTTGCCATTTGATGTTTTTACCGCGCAGCAGATGATGGGTTTTTTGAAAAGTTGCGGAGAGCGCATTAAATTCACTCGGCATGACCTCTTGGAGGAGAAGTACATCCGTGTCCATATGTTTTAAGGTCGAAATAATCTGGGTTTGTCTTTTTTTCCGGTTTAAAAGAATGTCGGACGGGATCATCGGATAGTACCGTTTTTTTATAAATTCGTCGGCTAATATATTCCAAGAGAGAATTTTCAGACTATTTTTCATACTATAGTTAACGTATAAAAAATATACAAACATGAGAATAAAAAATATATAAACCCAAATGTATGGTTTACAATTATATTTTTTATAAGTATATTTTTGCATTTATAATATATATTTATTTATTCTTTTTATTGACTTCATCTTCATCTGCTTCATCTGCTTCATCATCTGCTTCTTCTTCATTGCACGAGGGTATATCATCGTAATAATCCTCACATTTGCATAAGACGGCTTGAATGAGATCATTCATATGATCGATAAATCGGAACATGATCAGAATATTAAAGGTCATGTTCATCGTTATTATAATATGGGCGGGCAATATGTTGCCGAAAATCAATATGAGAGCATATAGGCCAACTTGCAAAAGTACGACGCCGTAAACTACTATAAAGACCAAAGCGGCTTGATAGATGCAGAACATCAGCGCTTCCCGATTTGTTAATTGCTTAAGGCCTAATAAATTAACATATTTCTTCATTTTTGATTTCATGCAGCAACCGGTTATTGTCGACATATTGATCTGATCCATTTTAGCTAGGTGATTTATTATCTAATATAATGTATTTTTTTCATTTCAATTTTATGGATAATAATTCTAAAATTTGGGTTTGTTTTTTTAAAATCTCTCTTAATAGGCTAAGCGTGTCTGTATCTGTATCCTCGTTAAGGGTGTCTTTCTTTTTTAATAGTGCTAGAAAATTATCATTATCATCATTAGCTAAGGGGGCCAGATCGAGAAAATTAACTTTTTTAAGCTTTACGAGTGGTTCTGATTTTACGAGTGGTTCTGATTTTACGGGTGGTTCTTTTATATCTAAACTAACATTCCCTCCAATTTTAAGTTTAACTGGTTCTTCCGTTTTATTATCGCTCGGATTTTGTATCCATTTAGTAGCGGCTTCTTTATCTTGCGTTTTTAAAACCATATGCAGTTGTTTCTCTCTTAAAGCAATTTGTTCGGCCAGTATTTTATCCATTTCACTGCCTATGGGTGAATCTAACTCATCGGCAAAATCTATCTTATCCGGTACGGGAGTACTATTAAAATTATCAAAATCCTTTTTTTTATTATTTAATTCCTCTTGGAATACTTTTTGACGCCTTTGCGATATATCGGATGTATTATATTCTCTTGTACCTGCTTCTCTTGTACCTGCTTCTCTTGTACCTGCTTCTCTGTGTTTCTTGATATCCTGTATCATTTCGCTAATAACCCGCTTATCCAAGTTGATTAAATTATCACTTGGATTTATTTGCGCCCCAATTGTTTCAAATTTACGGTCAAATTCCGCTTTAATTAATTCTACTTTATTTTCCGGTACCGAATTAAAAGCTCCGTCTTCATATAAAAGATTCCAGACCAGTCCTTTATTTTTATTCGCTATAAATTGGGTGTATAGTTCCGTCATAATATAAAAACAATTGTAATTTTTATATTATATATTTTCATATATATTTATATATCATTATTGAAATAACGATCCCGCATTTTCTCCATCGCCTCGTCACTTATTTTCGTATTTTTAAAAAAGTTATAAGTGTGTTTATCTTGTAGCAAGGAAACAATTAAATAGAGCGAATACATGCCGCATTCCGTATTGCCTTCTTGATGGACAAATGGCGCATTTTGATCAAATTTTAAATCAATATCTAATTTTAGCGCCTGTGATACCACCCGATTACAAAATTCTTTTACTTCCTTTGGTATTTTCGTACCATTGCTATCAAAAAAGAAAATAAATTTCTTCTTTAAATTTATAAATAGAGAGATCCAATGCGCCCCACTTTTATCATGTGGATCGGTATTAAAAATTATACCGATTTTTGTAATGCCATCTTTTATAAATTTTGAAATCTCGAAGTTACATAAATCGTCCCACACGCATTTATCATTATAGACATGCTTATCAAAATCAATCGGCGTCGGCCCAATAAAGCGGAAACAGGGATATGTATGTTCATATTGTTTCATGACCTTTTCTATATCGGTACTATTTAACCAAGTATTGTGATTTTCTTTCCATTTCACAGGCGATTTGGGTGCAAAGGTATATGTTAACAACTCATCATTTAAATTATTTTCCATGAATTTTTGTTTTAACCAGCAAGCTTCCGAATGACACGCATCTTCCATTTTATTTTTTAAATTCGTCCAAATTTCTTTGGGGTCCCCGCTTTCAATTGGCGAATCCATATGTCGCTTATTCCATAAATCTCTCATTTTTAAGAGCGCGTCTTTGCTATAACAACTGAATTTCTGCATTTCATTATTCGTTTTAGGTGCACATTGCACTTTGGTAAAGGATACTTTTTTCTCGCCGCCTTTCTTTTTATAATTGCTGCGCTTATTAGTATTGCTGCGCTTAGTATTATTATTAGTAGTATTGCTCCGCTTATTAGTATTGCTCCGCTTATTAGTATTGCTCCGCTTAGTATTGCTCTTCCGGAGTTTTATATATTTGCGTAATTTATTTTTCCGAGTTTTGCCATTAGTTTTCATACTATAAATTGGTTAGATAAATCTTCTTTCTTAATATTTTATTTATGTATTATTTATGTATTATTTATGTATTATTTTTTATCCCTTGCGGATTTTTTTTATTTTTTTTGGGCGGCACACCTTTTGTCTTTAGATCATTCGTCTTCAAATCAATTTCTAGTTTCAAAGGAATAATCCGCGTTTCATTCGAAGTATTTTCTTGTAATGTAATAACATAATTGTCTAAATTTGGAACCGTGATGGTTTTACGCATCATTATATCATTCGCTTCGTCAAGCGTAAATAATTCTGGCCCGCCGAGTGAATTTAATATCTCGTCTGGATCTTCTGGATCAAGAGGGACATTTTCTAGAGGCACATTTTCTCCATCTTGCCTATGCTGACCCTGTATATGCTGACCCTGTATAATATCTTTTTTATCGATCATTTCAAAATGGCGAATAGCCGCATTTACAAACATGGTATGGATTTCCTTAATTTCCTTATTTACCGTTTCGTCTGATTCTTTTATCATATCTTTAAAAAGCGCTACAATACGCTTTCTATAAAATTTTACTTCTTCCGCGTTATCCTTTATATTACATAATTTTTTGCGTTGTAAGATATTATAATAAGCCGGATTGGTAAAAAAAGTTAAAGAAGCCGTGTCGACTATATTCATTTTTTCATTAGGATCAGGTTGCGGTTGCGGATGCGGATGCGGATCAGTCATTTTACATTATAGATTGTTTTTTAAACTATAATGTAAACGTTTAATACTATAAGGAAGACAATTCTTTGATTTGCTGCCGCGTGCAATTCTCGAAAAAATTGCCACCCAAGCCGGTTGGGCATGGATTGAATTCTTCAAATGACGATTTATGAAAAAGGTCCGGAAATGGTTGCTGCGACGGGGTTACCGGTATAGGCATATGCTTATATAAATCACTGTGTTTATTGGGAATATAACAGGATTGCCCTGCGCCTTTTTGTAAGGCGAAAAACTGGTTCCTCAGACGCGATTCATTATTAATATTCGTCGCAAAGCCACTCCATGGACCTTGCGCACTACCCGGATTAAAGGTTACACCAATATCATAGGTCGGAATAACCTGAATTGCTTCGTGATGATTTTCGTGGCGATCGACGACCTGCAATTTGGTATATTTACTGGATTGCGGCCGAATATCAAATTGCGGCTGTAATGGACTGGACGGCATATTTCGATAAGCCATGCGCTGATTTATTTCTTCGGTACGTTGACTACCTTGCTTTATACGATCCATAAGTATATAATATGTATATATATATTTATTATACACATGTTATTTATTATACTGGCGCACTGATTTTACACGTCGATACCGTCTTTTACGTGTATTTGGGGTTCGATCATTCTTTAAAAAATCTTCTAAATTAGCTAAAAGTTTTTTACTAACAATCGTATCTACGCTTTTTTCTTCTTCACTTTTGCTAAGCACCATATAATTATATTCTTTCATAGTCGTGACAATATGATTTACAAAATCACTTTTTTTAATAGCACTCGTACTTAACACGGCGGCATAATAACGGCTGGCCATTTCTTCAAAAGGTATCGATATCCGATAGGGCTTGATATTGATATAATATACATTATCTTTATCCATCAAAGGGTGGTACAAATCATCAATAAAACAAATCTCCGTATTTGCGGGAATATCCGTACAACTAATCAGATCGGTGACGCTTTTCTCATGACTGGTGCGTTTTGGCTCGATTTGTTTACCGCGGATCTTATAGGCCGCAATGATGTAATCGAATATTTTATAGCCGAGTTTTAAATCCATATACTCGCTCAGCATATTCACCCAGCTTTTGGGGCCTTGGTTATTCGTATAGATATACATCTTATAGCAGGATTTTTTCTTATGCAAAACATCTAATATTTTCAATATATCCGGTCGAAAAAATTCGGGAAAGACATTCAACATTTCAAAAAATTTGTCGTTTAATAAATTATGGCCATAAAAATGTTCGAGGGCATCCCAGAAAATAGAAATTTCTGTAAAATAACCGATGGTTTCATCCAAGTCAAATACAACGATTTTTAAAGGCTTTGTTTTTTTCGATTTCGCTTTCATATGTGTATTAACATACGATAATATATTCTTAGAAAAAATCAATACGGGAATTAGCAGTACAAATAATATTTTAACAATATGTCTCGTCACCAAATTTTTTAGTGTTGTTAAAAATGACGTAAATGACCACATTTATTATATATCTAATATTTATAGCTAATATATATAAAATGAATTCTCGGCAATACAATAAAACTAAAAAATTGAATAATAGTGATTACCGAAATATTTTGAAATTTTATAAAATAGATCCCGCGACCTTAACAGATAAAGCGATAAAAGAAAAAGCCGAACATTTTTTAGCCGTCAAATTATGTAAATGTATTAAAAATGTTAAAAATAAAAGCGATGGCAAAAGCGATGGCAAAAGTGAGAAACGAGCAATCGCAATTTGCTATAATAGTGTTTTAAAAAAGAAGAATTTGAAAATATTTAAATTTAAATGTAAGAAAACCGCAAAATTATTGTCCAAAAAAGGTACACGAAAAATAAAGGTTGAAAAATTATTACCGTAAATACGTATAATATGTAACTACAAAATAACGTTAAAATATAAAATGACCAAACTATTTTATATTTTAATACTGTTGATAGTGATTCAGCTGCTTTTGCTTTGTATAACCGGCCTAAAAGGGATACATAAGTATTTTTTCCTGCAAGAGTTAAATTTATTAGAGAGATACGGCGAAGGCAGTTGGGCGGTGATCACAGGGGCTTCGAGTGGGCAGGGCTACGAGATGGCCTTGGCTTTTGCTGAGCGCGGGTTTAACCTTTTGCTTATTGGCTCTAAACGGACGAAGGAAACGATCGAAGAGCTAAAAGTTGCGTATCCGCTAATACAAACCAAAGTTATTTATAAAGATTTTCGGCAAGCTTTTCAAGAGGATTTTTTTAAAGATATCGAAAGCGCATTTGATGCGATCGGCGCCGATTTAGCCATTTTAGTGAATAATGTCGGGCACCGCGTCGGCTGGAATCCGTATCACGAAATGAAAGCGGATTATATTCGCGATGTGATTGCGACCGGCACCCTTGTACAAAGCCGACTGACGCATATGGCGATCCCGTATTTTTTGCGGCGGGCTCATAATGAAGGCGTTGAGAAAAATAAAGAAAATAAAGAAAATAAAAAAAGTGCCTTGATCAATATTACCGCCCAATGTATGCACCCGAATTTTTTGTTCGGTATAACGCTTTCTAATGAAATTAGTGTGCCTTATTTGAGTGTCTATGAAGCCGCCAATGCGTTTGGCTTTTATCAAGGCAATTCAATTTATAAAGAATATCAGGATCAATTTGATATTTTAAATATAACACCGGGAGCGGTGATTACACAGAATACGAAGTGCTTGACGAATACATTATTTAATGTTTCGAGTGACCAATTTGTCAAGCAAATTATGAAATTAATTGGCAATGTGCAAGGACATACATGTGCTTACTGGGGCCATGCGCTCTCGAATTACCTTATTAATTTTATGCCGCTTTTGAAAGACGGTATGTTGAAAAAGGTCGGCGAAACGATCGCGCAGGATTTTATGCTGAAATGCGGAGCAGATAAATATGTGCTTTAATTGATATAACGGTACCATCGGCCATCTGGTCCTAGCGTACAGGCGCTATTATATATGCTGCAATAGCATCATTTTCAAATTTTTGTTTCAGAGGTACCACTTTAACTATTTCAGTATATGCTTCTGCTTTAGCATGTGGATCAGTAGCATATACTGATGTTGCATTGAAGGAATAAAGCGTCTACCTCCGCCTTTACACTTTTTTTTTTATTTGTCGTTTTAAGAGAATGATCGCTGGATCGAATATTGAACCGGCTTGTGAAACGGTTTGTGAAACGGTAGCTGCTCCTAATATTGTACCGGCAGCTGCGGCTGAAGTGTCTGTTGCAGCGACTAATGCGGTTTGTTGACCCCCAAGGCCTTCTGGATCAGAAGAATTTTGTGTGACGTATTGGGCCGCACTTGTAACTACTTCACCCGTTACTGGACTCGGTTGAACTGGACTCGTTTGAACTGTACTCGTTTGAACTGGACTCGTTTGAACTGCACCCGGTTGTGAAACAAAAACACTATCCCCAGGTGTAGTGCCAGTTGGTGTGCTCACGGGATTTCCTAAAACATTTACTGGTCTATAAGCTGCTACCGTCGCTGCTACCGTGCTTTCTTGAGCAAGAGCAATTGCACGTTCATCTTTTTCCAATTCAGAAGCTTGAATTATTGGAGCCTTACTTGTAGATGGTGGCACTGACTTTATTGGAACATATGACGCCCCTGGTTCTTGCAACCTTTGATTGGCGAGTGCTTCTGCTGCTTTGTCTGCTTCGGTCCATGCTGGTATTACTGGTTGAGTTGTTGGTGCTGTTGTTGGTGCTGAATTTGATTTTAATACATCTTGATTGACTGCGCTTACTAACATCGGATAAGCAGGTACAGGAGCAGGTGCTGGAGGTGCTGGAGGTGCTGGAGGTGCTGGTGCAGGTGGCAGAGGAGCAGGTGCTGCAGGTACTGGAGGTGGCAGAGGAGCAGGTGCAGGTGCAGGTGCAGGTGCTGGTGCAGGTGCAGGTGCAGGTGCAGGTGCTGGTGCGGGTGGAGGCACAAATCGAGCTGCATTTTGTGCGGCTTGTGCGGCCGCCACGTTTGCTGCCGCTGCGGCTGAAATGTTATCCCTAACATCCAAGCCTTCTTGCACGCCTTGATACGAGACAAACAGAATCAAGAGAAATAAAAATAATATGATACCCCAAATATAATATTTTGTTAATTTTATTGATATTTTCATATTATATATTATTGTATATATAATATACAATAATAGACGCCTCAAACGGACACTTTTGGTAAGTATGTATAACTGCTACTTTGGCTTTTGAAAGACGGTATGTTGAAAAAGGTCGGCGAAACGATCGCGCAGGATTTTATGCTGAAATGCGGGGCAGATAAATATGTGCTTTAATTGATATAACGGTAATAACGGCCATCTGGTCCTAGCGTGCAGGCGCTATTCCCTTTCTATATGCTACAATAGCATCATTTTCAAATTTTTGCAGCAGAGGTACCACTTTAACTATTTCAGCATATGCTTCTGCTTTAGCATGTGGATCAGTAGCATATACTGATGCTGCATTGAAGGATTAAAGCGTTTACTTCCGCTTCCGCAGTAGTTTTGCGACTTGTTGTGCGGGACTGTTCACTTGATCGAATATTGAACCAGTTTGTGAAACGGTAGCTGCTTGGAATTCTGTACCGGTAGCTGCGGCTGGAGTCGTTGCAATCGGTGCGGCTTATTCTGGGGGGAACGCACTCCACTCTTCATCTGCCTTTCTCCACTCTTCTTCATTATAACCTGGTATAAGTGTTTTTTGGTATGCAGCCATAAACTTTGCTTCCGCTTCATTGTACCTCTCCATATACGTTTTTTTTGGCTGAGCAGTTGTTGTAGTCGATGTGGAAACGGCAGCCGCGGGACTGATCACTTGATCGAATATTGAACTGGTTTGTGAAACGGTAGCTGATTGGAATTCTGCACCGGTAGCTGCGGCTGGAGTGTTTGTAGTCGTTGCAATCGGTGCGGCTTGTGTTGCAGCCGAATTTCTCGCTACTATCTTTGCTACAGCTGCTGCCGGATCTGTAGTTTCATAATATATACGCGGCCCATCCAATGCTATCCATTCGTTTACTATCGTTTTATATTTTTCTGGATTAAAATCTGGTGTACCCATTTTTGCTTGTTCATCCATAGCCTTTTGTTTGACTGCATAGAATTTATTCAATACATCCGTTTTATCTGTAAGGTATTCAGTTGTTGCGTCCGCTACAGCTTTAGTCATTTCAGGCTGTGCTTGTTGTGCTTGTTGTGCTTGTTGTGATTGTTGTGCTTGTTGTGCTTGTTGTGCTTGTTGTGATTGTTGTGCTGGCTGCGCAGTCGTTGCAGTCGATGTGGAAACGGTAGCTGCGGCTGGAGTGCCAAATGCGTTCAATTCGTTTATTGCCTGGATGAATTCTTCTAGATTAAACTCTGGTGTACCCCTTTTATTGTCCATATCATTAACCTTTTTTATGAGTTTTTGTTTGTCCGCTGCGGTTTGTGCTGCGGTGTTCCATGCGGCTTGTTGTTGTGATAGTTGTGCTGCGGCGTTCCAGTCGGCTTGTTGTTTTTGATATGCGGCTACTTCTGCGGCTTTTTCGGCTTCGTATCGTGCGGTTTCTTGTGCTGCGGCTAGTTGATCGGCTTGGTATTTGGCGGTTGCTGCTTCGTTCAATACTCTGAATGCGGCTAGTTCTTCGGCTTCTCGTGCGGCTTCTAGTTCTCTGGCTTTTCGTGCGGGTTCTTGTGAGTCTAGCCATACGGCGTTTAGCCATTCGGCTTGTCGTGCGGCTTCTAGTTCTGCGGCAGTCGGCGCAGTCGCAGTGTTTGTTGAAGCGACTAATGCGGTTTGTGGACTATTAGCTGCTACCATCGTTCCTACCGTGCTTTCTGGCGCAGGCGCAGTTGTAGGTTCAAAAACAGAAGCTTGAATTATTGAAGCCTTACTTGTAGATGGTGGCGCTGAGTCTATTGGAACATATGACGATCCTTGTTCTGCTGCTTCGTCTTCTTCGGTCCATGCTGGTCTGGCCTGTATTACTGATCTGGCCGGTATTACTGGTTGAGTTGTTGGTGCTGGTGCTGGTGCTGAATTTGATTTTAATACATCTTGATTGACTGCGCTTACTAACATCGGATAAGCAGGTACAGGAGCAGGTGCTGGAGGTGGCGGAGGTGCAGGAGGTGCTGGTGCAGGTGGCAGAGGAGTAGGTGCTGGTGCAGGTGGCAGAGGAGCAGGTGCTGGAGCAGGTGCAGGTGCTGGTGCTGGTGCTGGTGCGGGTGGAGGTACAAATCGAGCTGCATTTTGTGCGGCTTGTGCGGCCGCCGCGTTTGCTGCCGCTGCGGCTGAAATGTTATTCCTAACATCCAAGCCTTCTTGCACGCCTTGATACGAGACAAACAGAATCAGGAGAAATAAAAATAATACCGTGCCCCAAATATAATATTTTGTTAATTTTATTGATATTTTCATATATATATAAATTAGTTTTTTATTATCAGTCTTGTAAATATTTCATCGCTTTTAATATAACTTGTTCTTGCTCACTTAGTTTTTGAAATAAAAGCACTTCCGACATTTTAAGTTGGAACATCATATTCATTTTATTTTTACATTTAATATGAATATCGTTTTGGATTTCTTTGATATCACACACGATCCCGCCATTTGTCAATTTAATGATTGCGGGATTTTTTAAAGAGATCCAACGGACATATCCACCAAATCGCAAATCTTCCAAAGTATTGATACACCGGTAGGTTTTCAATTGTTTTTGTAATTTCACTAAATCTTCGCGCGGTAAATTTAATTGCTGCAGGAGCTCGTTCTTATGTTTGGCAATCGTCGCATAATCTAAATCGACAACCGCTTCGTTGTTATCGTTATTCAAGGCATGCAAGAGGTTTTCGATATCCATATAAATATATACTTGTAATATATTTATATATGTTACACTTGTTATACTACACTTGTAATACTCGTTACACTTGTTATACTACACTTGCAATAAGCTTTTACATTTTTGCAAACACAACCCCAGCGAACTACCGCTATGGATTGGATTCTCCTCATCAATGGCATCTTTAATCTGCTCTAATATTTCGGAATCCGCAAATACAAAACCAATCGGATCGGCGAAATTTTTTATATAGGTAACCCATTCTTCATTTTGTCGGATCACTTGTAAAGCTCGATTGATCGTGTCCATATCCAAATTCTTTGTATCCATTTTATGTTATATATTATAAGCTCTTTCTGTTTAAATAATTTATATAATTTATAATAAAATTGATTTGAATATAAAAATAAATTATATTATAAACTAAGAAGATGACGACAGGCCAATTTGTTTTACAAATCGTAGGAATTACCGAGGCCAAACTTGTAAGTCGACCCTCCATAAAATATCCCAAAGTAGAGGGTCTTTCCGATATTATAATTTTAAAGGATCGGCGTGAGATGGTGGCGCATACGCCCTCCCTCGACGGCGACGGTTTATCTGAATCGGGAATGGAAATACTCGTTGCGCCTTGCCCGCCGGATGAAGATGACGATGCAATTATGGATGCGATGAAGGGCGATACCTTTACGCATACGATTTTCTTGACCATTTTCCGGGAAATCAATGATCGGCGAACGCACCCTATTCCCGTTAAATATAAAAAAACGAATGTGCCGACTATGAATGATTCGGATTCAGACGATGATGACGATAACGAGCAATTTATTGCGATTAATCCGAAAATCGCGATTGAAATCATGGAAAGCGCAATTGAAAAACATTTAATGTCTCCGCTGCCACCGGTGAAAAAATTTAAACGGAATGTGGAAATCAAATTAGAAGGAAAAGTGGATTCGACCTTTAGTTTCGTCGGCTTTTGCAATGACGATGTGCCCTTTATCATGGAAGTCAATAATGTGCCCTACGCTTCTTATACGCACGGCGATCGTGTAAAGGACGACAATTGCAAGTATCGGTTTAATGCGAAAACCGCGTATTTTCCCGCCAACAATTGTACCAATACGGCGGCAATGATTAAAAAGATCAATGATTTAACTACTATAAAATCGGAATCAATTACGCGGTGCTTGATTGGATATGTCGTAGAGCGGACCGATATTGATCGCCTTGAATTCTCCGCAACGAATCCCGAATATAGAGCGGCCGTGCGGAATGCGGTAGAACATGGTGTCGATATTGTCCCGCTAGTAGTGAGCTGGACAAAGGAAGGAGTTGCTTTCTTTGTGACGGACGAATTACCGGTTGTTTACCCCGTGGTATAAGTATTTGAAAAATTATAAATATTTATAAATATATATAATGTACAAGTCATTGGTAAGTATTTATTTTTTTATTGGATTTTTTTCGGATCTTGTTTTAAATTATCTCTCGCGCCAAACATATGCCCCCGCATCCATAAAAGCCTTAAAAATATATTTCTTGCGTTCGAGCATTAAAGGTGCCGCCGAACGTATTATTGTTTCGGCGATAATTGCAGGTTTAACAATTGTAGCTGCGATTTTGCTGACTATATTTTTATCCTATCTGCTTTTTAATTTTGCGTATCCCCTTTACAGTACAAAACCCCAGTATTTATCCGAGCTAATAAAGTTTTTGCTGCTCGCGTTTGTAGTCGGCTACGCGATGGACGTATTTATTTATAAAACGGAATTGTTTGGGCCTACCTTAACTCCGTTTTATAAAATTGCAGGGGCGGGCTTTTGGGGCGCGGCCGCTTATATTTTTTCGATTATTATACATCAGTGTATTCTTTTTTTAAATGCGCGCGGCTTTTTATAAAAGCTAGGCGTTTTTGTATACATTCATCTATATTTTCTGCTAATAACAGCTCGATAGTGAGTGCAATTTTAATAGAACCAGAACCAGAACCAATCGGATGCGGAATTACCATATAAATTAACTGTCTACTTTATTTTTTAAGAAAAAAATAAAGCAGCCTTAAAACCGCCTCAAAGCCGACCGCAAGCGGAATTGCAGAACCGACCGCAAGCGGAATTGCCTTGCCTTAGAGGAAAAGCGCATTTATATGTTTTTGTAAATTAAAATACGTCAATTGCGTTTGATCCTTTTCAATCGTCAGACGGAACAAGGACGACAATTCGGTATTTAAATTGATTTTTTTGCGTTCGGACATATCTTGTAATTTGTTTTGACGAATATATTCGGTGATATATTGGATTACGGAATTACGCGTGGCCTTTTGCTCTGCTGGTAGTTGCATAAAGACCGCTAGCTCCGGTGTTATTTTTTCGGTGATGTCAAATCCGGTAATCTTGGTCTGCTTTAGCGTATTGGTTTTTACGGGGTCAGCAAGTTTTACGGGGTCAGCAAGTTTTACGGGTACATGTACAGGTACGGGGTCGCGTTTTTTCGTTTCATTCTTTATTTCGGTTTTTACAGACTTTTCCAAATTCCGCAATTGGCCTTGAAAATCAGTTATAGATGTTTTAATCTGTGCGAAATTTTGCTGGATCGAATCAAAGAGTGCTTCAATATTGCTGCGCTGCTTATCCATTTGCGCATTGGTCTGTACTATAAAAGGCTTTATTATAACTGGTTCCTGTACGGTAACGGATTCTTGCATTATAACTGGTTCCTGTACGGTAACAGATTCATTCATGGCAATGAGAGAATGTATAGCAGTGATGTCTTCCATTTTCAAAGGTGGTTAAGTATTATATATATTATATTTTTAAATCAATTTTATAAAAAAATAATATTATTAAGCGATTTCAATCTCGGGTTGACGCTGGCGTGGTTGACTCTTTTTTTTGGACGGCATAGTATCCGCGCGCCGACGTGGAACAACCATCCAGTCCGTTTGATCCGCCTTCTCTAATTGAGGGCGCTTCGACTCGGTCGTTTGCGGTCGAGATGCTTGTTGTCTGGGTGCTTGTGTTCTAGGTTCTTGCTGTCTGGGTTCTGATGTCTGTCTAGCAGTTTGCGGCCGGGTCTCTTGCGGTCTAATACCTTGTTGCCTAGTACCTTGTTGCCTGGTCTCTGACTGCTCGGAACTTGCGCGATAGGAACGAACTTCATTGCGCGTTTCACACATTAGCTTGCCGCTATTAATACCGCGCACACTTGTGGCGTGCATATCGATTTTATTTTCCCGATTAATCGGCGCAATGACAAACTCCACATATTCGCCTTGAACGAGATACTTGTATTGCGCTTGATCAACCTTAATCTCGCTATGGTGCACAAACATATCCCGCTCTTCGCCGGTTTCGCAGTCCGGTACCGAAATAAATCCATAACCGGCCTTGTTGTTGAACCACTTGACGCGTCCGCTCGTCACATCTGTTACGGTTGCTGTTGTTGCCATGATATAATCTTATAAGGATACCTATCTTTAAGTAAATATATTATAGTTTATTTAAATTTTCTAAGAGACCGCGTAAATAGGCATAATTTGGCTTGTCGGTAAAACTTAAATTGCGACAATAAAGCAGAAATAGAATAAATTCGCCAATACTGCTACTATGCCAGCCGAAATTCTGTTTTAATTCGACCACTTGAGTCACCGAACTTTGATTTTGCCAGCTTAATTGCCCATGATATAAGAAAAGCAAAATATAGCCAATCGATTCTAAATCATCGCGTCGACTGGCCGTTAAACCGTGATGCGTATTAAGACTCATATATCGAATCGTCCCAACCATTTGTTCATTGGTTTTTATCGTAACATGGCGGGATTTTTCATCGAGAAAACACTTGGCTAGACCAAAATCAATTAAATAAAGTTCACTGATCTGCTTCGCATTGGTTTTTAAAAGAAAATTGGCCGGTTTTAGATCACAATGAATAATCCCACGGGCATGAATTTCTTCAACAATGGTTAGCATCTGTCCGGCTAAATGCAAGACGACTTTCAGCGATAATTGCTCGCCGTAATCTATTCGCAATTGTTCAACCGACTGTTCTAATAAATCCATCACCATATAATTAAATTTTCCTTCAGTACCCGCGGCATAGAGTGTGGGGATATTTTTCATGCCTTTTAGCTTTTCGTAGATCATGACTTCGTTTTGCATCTGTTCCACGGCCGTGATTTTAACTGCATATTTTGCATTTGGCTCCTCTGCTTCTATAAGCCTAGCCGCAAATATTTTCCCGAAAGAACCTGCGCCTATTTTTTTCAATAGTTGGTATTTATTCGCGACCAAAACGCGCGCCATTAGCATTAATATTAAAATTGATTTAAATTGTAAATGTTAATTATTATTAACTCTCTGAAAAATGGTTATTCAATGTACTTCCGCTTTTCCCGTCACCGACGAAGTTTATCTCCAAACCGCCGCGGACTTTATTTCACCTACCTTGGTGCTGAGCGATTTTCAAAAATGGGCTATCAAAGCTATTATAACGGGCGATAATGTATTAATCACCGCGCATACCGGTTCGGGCAAAACTTTACCAGCCGAATTTGCGATCAACTATTTCACCGCGCAGCGAAAAAAGGTTATTTATGCATCACCGATCAAAGCTTTATCGAATCAGAAATTGTATGATATGCGTAAGAAATTTCCGCATATTTCGTTCGGCATTTTGACCGGCGATTGCAAGGATAATCCCGAGGCCGATGTTCTCATTATGACGACCGAAATTTTACGCAATACTTTATTGAATAAAAAAATCAATAAAGCGGCCACGAGTATTAATCTTGCTAAAGACGGCCAGTGCGCGCTCCATCCGCTGGCAGCCTGTGGTTGTATGACCGTCATTACGCCGCCGAGTGTATTACCGCTGATGTTTGAAATGGATTTTGAAAAAGAATTGGCGGCGGTCGTGTTTGATGAAGTGCATTATATCAACGACGCCGAGCGTGGGTCGGTTTGGGAACAGGCCATTTTAATGCTACCACCGCAAGTCCAATTAATAATGCTGTCGGCCACGATTGATCGGCCGGAGGATTTTGCGGGGTGGATTGAAATGGAGAAAAATAAGCAGGTGCAGGCGCAGCAGGTGCAGGCGCAGCAGGTGCAGGCGCAGCAGGTGCAAGCGCAGCAGGTGCAAGTGCAAGCGCAGCAGGTCCAAAAAATAAAACAGATGTACCTCGCGCCCACTTATACCCGCCTCGTACCGCTCACGCACTATATGTGGTTAGCGGTGAATGAAGGCGTTGTTAAAAAGTCAAGCAAAACCCCCTACGAAAAGAAAATAGAAAATTTGCGGAGCGCGCCTATTACGATCGCCTCCGCCGACGGCGTCTTTCAAGAGGAAAATTATTACAAGATAAAAGATATTACCGATTATCTCTATAAAAACAACACGCATATTAAACGCCAATTTGTCTTGGAAGATCTCTTGAAATTTCTGAAAAACAAAGAAATGCTACCGGCCATTTGTTTTGTCTTCTCGCGCAAACAGGTGGAGCAGGCCGCCAAAGAAATCAGCTTCAGTCTCTTCGAAGAGGATAGCGGTCTACCGGTTTTAGTCGAAAAAGAATGTCGGCATATTCTGGCCGCCAAATTACCGAACTATCACGAGTATTTGGAACTCAATGAGTACAAAACGATCGTGGCCTTGTTAGAAAAAGGTATTGCCATTCATCACGCAGGTATTATTCCGGTCTTGCGCGAAATGGTCGAGCTTTTATTTGAAAAAGGGTTTATCCGGCTCTTGATCGCCACTGAAACTTTCGCGGTCGGCTTAAATATGCCCACCAAAACGGTTATTTTCGCGGGCTTGACAAAATTCAATGGCTCGGTGATGCGTTTGCTCTATCCACACGAATATACGCAAATGGCGGGACGCGCCGGCCGACGGGGGCTCGATACCATCGGCCATGTCTTTCACTGCGTCAATCTCTTTGAACTGCCGACGGCCACCGAATATAAACATTTACTGACGGGTCCGCCCCAGAAATTGACCTCGAAATTCAAGATCTCCTTTAATTTGGCCTTGTCGATGCTAGACGCCAAGCAAGATATCCTGAGTTTTATGGCGCAAAGTATGTTGTCCGCCGATATTAGTCGAGAGATTACCGGCTATGATAAAGAAGAACAGCGCAAAGCCGATTTGATTTTAGTCAAAGAAGAACAACTGAAATTATGTCGGACGCCTTTGGCCGCCTTGGAACAATATAAAGAAGGGCAAACCGCGTTGGTTTTACTCGCCAATAGTGCCCGAAAAAAAGCGCGGATTGCCTTAAATAATCTCGAAGCGGAATATAAATTCATCTTGACCGAGCTGCCGAAATTAGATGCGCTGCATGAAGCGCAGAGAGATTATGCCACGGTCCAATTCCAGAAGAAAAATACGATCGATTATATTGCCAATACCGTATTCGAGCTGCAAAAAATATTAGAGGCGAACGGATTTGTGCATGAGAATGTCATAACCGAGAAAGGCCGTATTGCCGCGCAACTGCAAGAAGTGCATCCGCTGGCCCTGGCAGATTTATATGTGAACCTGCATAAATTCGCGAGCCTCGATGCGTCGCAATTAGCCGGTCTGTTCAGCTGTTTCTATCCATTAAATGTCAGCGACGAATTGCGGACGCATATCTGCACGGATTCCATTCGGGATATAACCTTCTTTACCAAGCAACTTTTGACACATTACTTTAAAGCCGAACAAGATGCATTCTTACTCACCGGTGCCAATTACGACATTGCATATGATCTCGTACCGTTTGTCATCCAGTGGTGTGATAGTCCAGATGAGCTTACGTGTAAACAATTACTGCAAGAAGTGAAAAAACAGACGGGTTGTTTTACTGGCGAATTTGTGAAAGCTTTATTGAAAGTCAATGCGATCGCTCAAGAGTTTGAACGGGTGTGCGAAATGACTCATAATATGGTTTTATTAGAGAAGCTCCGCACCATCCCCAAATTGACTTTGAAATATATTGCGACGAGTCAATCGCTTTATTTATGAATTACTTCGTTTATGAAATTACTTCGTTTATGGTATGTAAAAAAATTGAAATATGTAAACTTTTTATTTACATATTTAACCAAGCCGCCAGAATGAATTCAGATACAAAAGAGAATTGGGACGACGAAGATGTGGAAGTTGCGGAGATTCATCAGGAAGAATATAACGATGACGATATAATAAAAATTATCACCTCGGAAGAAATGAGAAAACAAACAGAGGATTATAACGTCGATGATGACAGTAATTTTGATTATGATAAAGGCCGGTGGGGAATCGAAGATGATGAATTTTATGAAGATAAAAATAAGTGGGAAATTGAAGATTATGATGAAGCTAAATGTCAATGGGGTAGTAAAAACAGTAACCCCCATTACGAAGATAGCGAGGACGACAACGCATTCGATGATGAGCTCGAGCAATATGATAAAAAATTAGGGCTGTATATGGCCTTGCGTTAAAGAAAAAGATTAATTATATTTTTTTTTCCATTTAAATTGCATCATATTATTAGTGACTATTTGCCTAGCGTGTGTGATTGTTTTCTGAATATTATATAATTCACAATAAGCTAATTTATCAATATAATCTTGGCGTATTTTATTAAGATCGTCGCTATAATGCGTGGACATTCCAAGTGTTCGCATTTTATGACTTCTTTCATACCTTTTTATCATTTTATTCGTTATAAAAGCTAAGCCCAAATAAGACATATGTTTATTATAGTATGGTTTGATACTGTACTGCACAGTGCCTGTCGGATCACACTTATGACAGCCTACATCGTAATTCATCTCAATAATGCTCTCGCGGAGAAAACATAAATTTTTACTTTCAGGGCTAACCGGATCATCTTCAGTATATTTGCGTATAGCTTGTAAATCAATATCACTCAAGTCTAAAGTTGAACTTTCGCCGATCATATTTATACCCACAATGCTTAATATGGTGGTTCCCATTTTTATTTCCATTTGCAACTCGGCTTCGGTTATACAGATAAACTCATCCATATCGGCTACAATAACAACCCCATCTTTCAGCGTTTTCCAACAACTGTTTCTTATTTCGGTTTGCATGAGTTCATCTAAAATATCATTGCTACTCCACGAGATCACTTGGCAGCCAAGCGCTTTAGCAATCTCGACTGAATTATCCGTGGATTCATTATCGTAAATCGTTATTGTACATGAGGGTAAATAAGTTTTATAATGTTTAATCGTATGCGGTAAAAGGGCGCTTTCATTATAACATAAAATAAAAATATTAATTTTCATATTATAAAAGTATTTAAATATAATAATATCTATATAATAAATATTATAGTATAATTTATTAGCTAAATTAGCTCAGCGGTAGAGCGTTGGTCTTATGAGCAGACACATACGTTATAAAGCAGTAGCAGCAGTGTGGCAATTTGAAGTTAGCCAACGGTCATGGGTTCGATCCCCATATTTAGCATAAAATTATACATTTGTATATTCTTATAACATCGCAAGCCTATAACATCGCAAGCCTATAGCATCGCAAGCCTATAGCATTTGCAACCTTATTTTTTTCGTCATTTTCGTTTCATCTAAAAAGAGATGGGTCGAAAAATGCGCCGTCGTATAATCGTTTAAATTTTTGGCACTTTTTACAGTGGTTAATAATTTTGTATCAGGAATATAGACTTTATATTTATAGAGTAAGGGCTCTGATGCGGGTGCAAGTGCGTTTTCTTGCAGCGTTTTGCCAAAAACCAAACCACTATACGTTCGCTCTTTATTTTTCTGATAATTCTCAAGCAGTTCCATTTCATTCTGTAGTTTGCGGATCGCTTTGGTTTTTATATTAATATCGTCGATATTATTTTGCCATTTTTCCATGAATTGGATAACTTCGGGCGACCATTTTATTTTTTCCGCTAATATTTCGAGCATATTCACGATATCCACAATCCGCCGGATGGGCGAAGTGATATGTAAATAACAGGAAACGCCAATCAGCGCGTGCGGTTTTAAATTCGTATAGTTGCAATATTCGCCGGCAACACCCTGTACAATTTGGCGTAATTCGACTGGGCAGGGATTGCTTGTGCTTGCTGTAGGGCTGCTTACTGTCGGGCTGCTGGCGCTTGTCGGGCTGCTGGCGCTTGTCGGGCTGCTGGCGCTTGTCGGGCTGCTGGCGCTTGTCGGGCTGCTGGCGCTTGCTGTACGAAAAATACCACGTTTTTGACTCTGTAGTTTTTTCGCACATTCATGGTTCATAAACAGCATACAATATTCGATTACATCATGACTCGTCCGGATCTGCTCTAAATAAGCAAAATGCACCTCATTTAAATTTTGCACCATTTTTAAAAGGGATTTATAATCTTCACGTGCAATTAACTCGGCAGCTTGGTAAGTATAATTTTTTTCCACTTGAATAATCGCGCTGGTAAAGGTTATACTTATATCTCCGTCATAAGTTTCAATCGTCGTGGAGGTGCGAACCCCGACCGCAAGCGGAATTGCTATATCCATCACAAAGGCTATGCGATCTGTTTTCTCTCGAAAACTACAGATATTTTCCGACAGCGCTATTGGCAGCATCGGAATTTTTTTAGCTGGGAGATAAATCGACGCTACGCGCTCGGTCATATAGGGCCAGAGCTGTAAATATTCTAACATCATGGGTACATTCGCAATATATATACTAAGAATCGTTTGCCCATTGGGTAAAGTGCGAAGTCCGATTGCATCATCAATATCTGTACAACCGGCCGGATCGACGGAAAAGATTCTGAACGAGCGCCGGTCTTCAATCGCTATATTATTACAATAGAGAGGGATCGGGTCGAGTGTTTTTTCCCGTAAACTGCGCAAACTCATCGCATTCAGAATTTTCAAACTATCGTTCATTTCTTTACAAGCCATTCGATATGCGATATAGGCTTCGGTATCTTCAACTTCGCCGAAGGTATTGGTTATTAGACCCTGCGGATGCTTCTCGACCCATTCTTTAATCTTAAAGGTAATGTATTTATCGGTCTGATTTTTATTAAAACCGATGTTTTTATCTTCATATGGTACGAGAAAACAGGGTAAATGTACATCATCCGGTACACATTTATAGAGTAATTTATTATTACTGGCGCGACCATAGGTTTTTTGGCTGCTTAAAAGAACACCGCATATATTTTCTTTACTGCGATAAGGCGAAGCAACCAATTGTCCGGTTTGATCGAGGTGGTCATTATGAAATAATTTTGCGGCCAGCGGCGATAATGCTAGGGTTGGCTCTCTCTTGCATTCACTTATAAACTTCCATTTGGTATAATCTCGATTGGAAACATGTAAGGTAACCATTATTATATATATTACGCTGATATATATATAATAAAATTATTTCAATTTTCACGGATACTACCGTGTAAATATTTCATACGTTTTTTTTCGCGATCTCAAGATGTTTTCTTCTTAAGAGGCGATGTTTTCTTCTTAAGAGATGATGTTTTCTTCGCCACAGGACATTTTATTTGTTTTTTTATTTCTGTTTCGTCCATCGAGGTTGAAAGTAATTCACTCAATATTTTTTCCGCCTTTGCTTGATTTTCGTCTAAGTCCACATAAATAGTTATATTATTGTCGTCTTTCATATAGTTTTTTATCATACTCATATCGGTCGTTCGGTCTTGCATATAATTCATAAAATCTTCATCAAAAGTTACATTATAATTACTTATCAATAACCAAGCTGAGACCGGATTTATCGCATAGGATTTTATTGTTTTAAATGGTTGAGAATCATGCGTAATTGATCCACCAATCATAATAACTATTGCTCGCAATAATTTATTAAATTTATTCCCTTCAAACCGTTCATTGGTTTTCGAATAAAGTGTTAATGTATCCTCTTTAAATTTTAAAGAAATACTGGCAATACAATTATCAGCATAATATAAACACAAAATAATATCCGAGGGCGCCGTATCAAAATTCGAAACTTCGCCTGTCATATTATAGAAAAAATCTAATTTAAAAGAGAGAAGATTATTGCATTTTACCTTTAATAATTGATTTAATTCCGTAATTTTATCTTGTGCCATTGTTAAGTTAATTAATTTCAGCAGTTTTACGACTTTTATATTAAATTTGAAAAAGGTTTGTTTATTTTCAGGTAATTTAATATTTTGTTCAATGAATTTTTTCGCTGGGGGTTTTATAGAAGTATCCATATTAATCGGATTTATATAGGGCGCTGCTTCAGTTATTAGATAAATAAACCACTTTGTATCATCTTTAAATATAATATAAGGCATTTTAATAAAAACATCATAGTTATAAATATAATTATTGTCATATTTTGTATCGGTAATAATTAGTCTATCTTCAGAGGGCTTTGACCCTTTCACCCTTTTGATTTTAAATCGATCATTATATTCTGCATCAGACGAAGAATCATCAACTAATATATTACCCCCACCTATTATCTTTTTTTTTATACGTAAAGTTTTTTCTTTGTACGCAAGGCCTTCTTTCTTTTATATGTATTTTTTTTCATATATATAAAACAAGATAAATTAATACTTATTCATTGGTTTTGTACCTAACAACTCTTATCAATCAAGACCGCCTTGGCAATTTTCTTCATAATTTTATTCTCGCTATCTAGAAACGACTCCTTGCCGCCCATGGCTTGCCCCAGCATTTGGACATAGACATCGTTTAAATGGTGCTGGTTGTTCAGACAATTAGGATACTTCTCGCTCCATGGACCCAGCAAGGCGCTATTTTTATAGGTCACACTTTTAATAGCTTTCCGGAGTTTGTCATAAGTACTATTCTCCTTTTCCCAAATGTTGTCGTTTTTAACAAACATAATCTCTCTTTTGGCGTCGCTGCAATGAATCGGTCTTTTGTAAATATCCAAGGCATTCAGATTCCGGATAATAATATTGCTGATGCCTTCCACATAACCGAGCTTGCCGACCTCCTCCAGATCCTCCAGCTCCAAAGTCATTGAATTGACGAAATCTGTAATATTCATCGCATCTTTACATTTCTCGTTCAGAAAGATTTGTAGATTGAAAGTTTTATTATGGGAATTTACCGTGCTATTATTTATAGTAGTCGTGTTTATTTTACATACTTCCAACATTTGCTTCTGCATATCCGTATTGCTTTTTACCAAATTCAATATAATATTTTTGAAATCTTTGTTTTCATTAATTATCAAATTTATGTCATTTTTATTATACAATTCCACCACTTCTTTTATACATTTTTTACTATGATACCATAAGCCATTTCGATTTTTATAAACCTTATTACAATTTTTACACACATGGTCAGTATTTTTAGTATCGATTGGTTCATTAGTATTCAAATTTTGTTCAAAAATTCGGGTTTTATGTTTTTTTGTATTATTATGCTTTTTAAAATTCGAAGAATCAGAGCATATATAATTACAAATCTCGCATACAAAATTATTCCTTATGGTCTTAGTAGTTTCAGTATTTTTTTGTTCACAAATGTTCATATACTTCTAAATAGACATTAATTTTAAATAGTTTCGGCAAAAAAAATAGCATCACAACATTTTTCATCAATTTTTGGAAATGAGAGCATTATGGTCACAACGTGTTTTTCAGGCCTCCTTTTCTGGGTCCGAGCAAAGTTTTTTGAAAATGGACATTTATAAATGTCCAAAAATCAATAATGCCATCCAAACCGGAAAAGATGGATTCCATTGATTTTATAGAAATTAAATCCTGAAAAGGAGAATTAACTATCTAACAACTCTTGTTAATCAAGACCGCCTTGGCGATTTTCTTCATAATTTTATTCTCACTATCCAAAAATGACTCTTTGCCTCCCATGGCTTGGCCGACCAGCTGGATATACACGTCATTTAAATGATGTTGGTTATTCATACAATTGGGATATTTCTCACTCCATGGTATAAGCAATGCGCTGTTTTTATACGTGACGCTTTTAATGGCTTTTCGGAGTTTGTCATAAGTGCTATTCTCTTTTTCCCAAATGTTGTCGTTTTTGACAAACATAATCTCTCGTTTCGCGTCGCTGCAATGAATCGGTCTTTTGTAAATATCCAAAGCATTCAGTTTCCGGATAATAATGTTGCTTAGTCCTTCCACATAACCGAGCTTGCCCACCTCCTCCAGATCCTCCAGCTCCAAAGTCATGGAATTGACGAAGTCCACCAAATTCATTGCATCTTTACATTTCTCGTTCAAAAAGATTTGTAGATTGAAGGTTTTATTATGGGAATTTACAGTGCTGTTATTTATATTTGAATTCTTACATACTTCCAACATTTGCTTCTGTAGATCCGTATTGCTTTTGATCAATTCAATTACAATATTTGAAAGTGTTTTAATTTCCTCCTCGTTTTTTTGGGGGGTTGTTTCTAATTTCTCTAACTTACATATTTTTTTATGATTATAAAGACTTTGTCTAAATACGTATTTTTTATCACAGTTTACGCAAATATATCTAGCCGACGAGTTTTCGAGAGGATTATGTAAGCAATTGTAAGCTGAAATATGTTTACGCGTGGCCATATGCTTCTTATAGTCGCCTTCGCGGCTGCATTTGTAGTCACATATTTCGCAATGAAAATTCTTGGAGAGTTTTGGAGAGTTTTTTGTAAGCATAAGTAAGTGTATATTATGCTTACAAAAAAATCCCTAAATACTTTGTAATAAAACACTTAAAAAATTAGCATCACAAAAAAAATTGGAAAAAAACCGAAATGAGAGCATTATGGTCACAACGTGTTTTTCAGGCCTCCTTTTCTAGGTCCGGGCAAAGTTTTTTGAAAATGGACATTTATAAATGTCCAAAAATCAATAATGCCATCCAAACCGGAAAAGATGGATTTTGGCCAATCCGGATTATAAATATTTTTGCAAAAAATTGAAATGCTTTTATATTGAGAAAGAGAGAGTAACCCAAGCAACCAAGTACTCAATCAACTAAGTACCCAAGCAACCAACAAAGATGGCTTTTCAGAGTAATAAATATAACAAAACCGGACGGGCCGCTAGCCGCGTAGCCAATAAAGTAAGTAAAAAAGTAAATGCCGCCAAGGAACAAAAGCATTACGAAAAAATCCGAGCCACTCGGATCAATATTGCCGCTGTCGAATATTCATGCGAATACGAAGACGAGGAGCAGTTTGCTATCGTGATTAGCCCTTCCACGTCCCGCAAGGAAGTGAAGCGCTACCAGGCGAAGCTAATGACGAACAAACGCGCTTACCGGAATGAACAAATCGGCCGCTACGACGATGACGAGGACAATGAAGATACAAATATCGGCAGCCGGCAGCACGAATAAATAGTTTGAAAAAATAATAAACATAATTTTTATTTATCATTTTTATAAAGCTAAGAAAAAGCATATGTTATTTTTGTTGTTAAGGCCATTAAAATTCCGCCCCACAGCGTATCAAGTGCGACGGCTTGCGGCTTCCATTTCCGGATGATAGCATAATTGGTTGTTTCATAGACCCCGTAAATGACCACGCCGAGAAGAAACGCATCCGCCAAAGGTTTCTTCGGATCGATAATAAAATAATTCACACCGAAAATCAAGAGAATGTAACAAAGCAGAGCACCCATTACATTCATTTTGATCGGTGAGCCTTGAATCGAAATGATTAAATTATTGAAGAATTTACTGAAGGCCGAGAGATAGATAAAATCCAAACCAAGCATGGCTGCGCCGGAAATGAGAATATTTTTAAGTTTCATTCTATATATTTCCGTCAGACAAAAAATTAATATAGGTGCCGTTATATATATACGCAAATATATATAATGGTTTAGAATCTAATTGAGGCCGGATGGATTTTGGCCGCATCAAAGATGAATACGCGCTTATTTTTTTTCGTATATTTTCGGGAGGGAGAACGCTTCTTATACTTCTTCTTTTGGGTTTTCATATATATTATAGTTCAGAAGATATTAAGGTCGTTTCAGTAAATGGGAGCGGGAAGACGGTAGTATCCGTGCCGCTAGGGAGTATACTTGCAATTCCGCTTTGGGGGTTTAGCCCCCCCACGACTACGGAAGTTGCGGTCGGCTCGGTAATTTCGCTTTGGGGTGAAATCACAACGGCTAATGAATTTGTGTCCGATACGCTTGCGGCTGGGTGCGGGTTTGAAAGGGCAGAGCCCTTTACTAGAGCCATATTATTGCGTTTGACATTTTGCGACTGCAACAGTTTTATTATAAGTTGCGGTAGAATCGCCACGGTATTCATATACGTTTTATATTTGAAGGTTGCTAGACTCGTTTCTTTCCCAAACTCAATACTATACCACCAATAGGCCGGAATATATAAGATCTGTCCGCTTTTCAGAACCAGATCTAAACATTTGATTTTATCGAAATCGGCTTTGTAGTGCGGCTGGATTTGCCATGGATTTAAAGGTGAACTAAACTCGAGATTTTCATAATCTTTTTGCTCATACAAATATTTTGAACTTTTGGGCTGTGTGAGTTTTACTTTAATTTCGCCTTCCGTCACAAGTAAATAATTCCGATAATTTAGTTCATAGCGAAAGGGTGTGCGGGTCCGCTCGGCTGCCATGAGTAAATCGTAATTACATTGCGCGACCATATACGGTCGTAAAAAAACATCGTTATAGCGATAACTTTTAATGATACCGGTTTCTTCAAGAAACTCACTATTATTTTCAATGAGATATTTCTGCGCAGTATCTTCGCGCAACACGTTGAGCGCATTACTAAACGCGAGGGGGACATATAAATTGTCTTCATCGTCGGCCGCGGATTGCTTGACATTGCGGATTTTAATATCGAAAGCGCCGTACGTGTCGAGAATATTTGTTCGCTTACAGGATTCAAAGATCCGCTCGTTCTGAAATTGAAAAAGCACTGGCTGCCGTAAATCGCAAATTTCTTCGAGTTTATCTTTGGACGGATTGTCGATTTCATAAATTTCTAAATCATTACTGGTTTTTAATTGGAAATAGACATGAAGGTAAAGAAAAAGAACGAGACAGAAAATCAGAACAATATAAATAATATGCATTAACTATTTTATTTCAATACTTCTTTTTTTGGGTTGATACGCACGCATCCGTTTTTGTCAAACAATGACCGTTTCTTTTTCTTCTTGCATTTCTTGGACAAAGGGCGCAAACAAATCCCAAGTGATGGAACGCCAAGCGACATTAGCCGGTTCGGTGCGATCACACATATAATGCAGATTGATTTCGCTATTGCGTTCGTCGCCGTACGGCGTAATTTCTTTAATAAGATGATAACTGCTTGGTCGGGTGACGCCGATATCAAAATGACCCAGCAGTAATAATTTAAAGAGCGTCCGCCGATTATAGGGATTCTGGTGCAAATAAACGTAGTTTCCAAGATCAATCTTCCACGTATCTTTGTTGGTTATACCATAGATGCAGGCGCCGTCGACAGATTGAAAATAGAAACCCATGCGAAATTTGCCGAGTTCAATTTGTTTTTGAATTATTTTATAATCATTCGGATCCATAAATTCTAAGCCTTCGTCGGTTTCATACAGCGGTTCGAGAATAATTAAATCCATTTTGGTATTTGGTAGCTGATGGTTATTATTGATTTTTTTCGAGAAAAGGAATTCAATTTTTTTATCCATGTATTTATATATGGATAAAGAATATATAAAAAAAATTATTTATAACAGTGGTGATGTTTTTATACCGGAAAAAATTAACATCGTATTGAAGACGGATCTACTGGGTTCTTCTAAAAAAACATTTTATATTACGACTTGGTCGCTTATTCATTTACTTAATGGCATCATTTTTGGTTATTTCTATTTGTATTTTAAATATGATCTCAAACACTATTTATTAAATCTGCTGATACTGCATACTTTATGGGAAAGCTGGCAAATTTTAATCGGTATGTCCAAGCCGTATAATTTAACCGGTCTAAATAATATCGTGGATATAATTGTAGATACACTGTTATTTATGTGCGGGGCCTATCTAACTTTAAAACTCATTTATAAAAAATAATATGCATTATTTTTCAGATTTTACTAATTCAAATTTCTATAATTCTTCTTGTAAGAAATCCAAACTATAATAATCTAATAAAACCGGCGTAATATTTTTTTGGTCAAAAGCAAAATTATAAATATTTTGATCTCTTTTTAATTTATATTCTTTCATTAAATTAAAACAATGTTCAAATGTTTCATTTGTTACTAAGTTATTTCTTCGTGTAATAATACAAGTATCTGGTAGGTTAAATTTTGAAATATAATTATCAATATAGTTTAAAAAATATTCACCAGATTCTTTATTTTCTACCTCGCATATTATTGTTGTTTTTAATTCTTCTTGTACCGTATTTCGGTCTGTATGTTTTAGATTAAATACATCACACGTAGGATATTTATTTATTATATTTGTTATTTTTTCATACGTTAATATAATTAGATCAGGGACCCTTTTATTATCAACCCATATAATAAGATCATAATCTTTTAATTTTTCAGGTAATATAAACTTAACATATTTAGCGGTCCATCTAAATTTATCCATTATTTCGTCGCTTTCTAAGGTATCTATATTACAAATATTCCAACTCTTTAACTGAATGATCTCATCCTCGGTAAATTTTTTATCTGTAAATAAAAAATAATCAATATTTTTATCAAAAACAACATTATAATATAAATTAAATTCGTTTCTATAATCTCCAAAATTACAGCTATATAATGCTACTTTAACCATATATATACGTACATAAAATCAAATAATTATTTTTACACACTTATCTCTTTCTATGAAATATTCCATTTTTTTATTGGAAAAAAATTTATCTATACAATAATTTTCTAATTTTCTATTCGCATCGTCAATGTAAATAATTGTTCCTGCTTTTGACAATAATGTTGACCAATAACAAGGTATTAATCTACCGGGTCTTGTATTGTCATAACCTTCCGGTCCATCTATAATAATAATATCAAAAGGCGCTAAAAAAATTAATTTATTGTTTACTTCATATTTAATTATATCTTTATCTGTTAAATCTAAACTAGTTTCTACTAACGTATCATAGTTATATTCTATTATATTTTCAATTGGTATATCATTTATGTTTAAATCTATATATTCTTTTTTATTTTCAACAAAATATGTATTTTTATTATTGCCTTCGTACCACATTTTACTATCGTAACCTAAACCAAATACTAACATTTTTGTATCATTTTTAAAGTTAGAAAATACATCATCAATGACTTTTTTATCCAGTTGAATATTTGAGTTATAAAATTCCATTTATATTTATATATATAATATTAAAAAATCATTATTATATACTAATAATGATTTGTCATCGTCCGGAATGCATTAAAAAAATTAAACTGATCGAGCAGACGGCTTGTACATGTAATAAATGTCATAACGCCTATTGTTTTAAACATCGGTTGGCGGAAGCCCACGATTGTGTCTACGATTATAAAGTAAAAAAAAGTGAAGAAATCCAAAAGTATATTGTTGAGTATAAATGTGTTAATGACAAAATTGTAAAACTGTAAAACTGTTAAACTGTAATTTATTCATTATCGCTGTCCGGCATTTTAGGGGCCAAATGAATCCGGACAAAGTTTTCAGTATCATTATTATCGCCCAACGCATACGTCATAACCATTGGCCGCTCATCAACGAACCCGAGCACCATCTCATTGCTTAGTTTGTTGAATTGGCACATCATCTGGATATAGCGGAGGCTGTAGGCCTGTTTTAAGACGGTGCTTTCCGGTATCGCGTATTCTTTTACTTCGTCGACTTTTATCGAGGCCCGCATCGAGCCGTCGGATCCGGACGAGATACATTCGATGTTTTGTTCATTAAAGGTCATGGTCAAGGTACTGTCGAAAATAGACAATTGACTAATAAGCGAACAGAAGATTTTTGTTTCAATCGTGACATCGACCGTCGTTTCAGTAACAACGACGTCTAGGAGCTCCACATTGAGATCGATCAAAGACAGTTCGAAATATTTACTAAACTGGTTGACTATATTCGCGTTTTCAAAATTTATATAGAGTTTGTCGGTATCCGACTGGGTTTCGATCGATAATTCTTGCGGATCCGTCCACGCATTCAAGACTTTATTTAACATCGGAATATTCACGGCGATTTGACCCAGATCATTTTCCGGATCAAAGGTATAGGTTTTGAACCAAGCTTTTGAAAGCTGGCATTCAAAGAGGGCGCAATGGCTGTCATCGAGACATTGGATATAGAGGCCATTGGGTCTAAAATAGATGGATACATTATCGGTGAACGCTTTCAGGTTGGCAAAGATCGCGCTGAATTGTTGGCATTTACGGGCATTGGCAAAGGTGAGCTTCATTTCTTTAAGTGAAGGTGGGTTACTTTAAAGAGCGGGAATGATTTTAAATCAATTTTTTCTTTTATTATTTTTCAATTAGAAGTGCCTATGATTTCCTACCAAGAACCGAAAAAATTGAAATACTTTTCCTAGAAAAAAATAAAGGAACTTAAACCAAACCAAACGAAAACCAAACGAAAACCAAACCAAAATGCTTAACGACAGTGATAACCTTTACCGAGTATGCTCGGGCACGCCCTTGGCTGGGTGGAAGAAAGGTACAGGCGGCGGACCAAACGCCGGAGATACTAAAGGCGATGTTGGTGCGTCCAAGGATAAAAGTCCACGCGAGTCGCTGGACCAACGCTTATATAAAGGTGGAATAATAACGCAGGCGGAACATGCAGCCTATATCGCTATGATTCGACCGGACCAAAATGGTGAAAAATTGCAGAAGAAACGAGAAGTCGATGCACCATTGGAAGAAGGCAGCTTTGCCGAAAAGGTTGAAAAAGCCTTGAATGAATTATCTCAGGAAGTAAACGGCCTCATTACTTATAAGATGATCGCCGTAAAATTAGGAAACCCTAACTCGGCCTTGGCTGTAGCAAATGCTATGACTATTCTTTGGCACCATTATTATATATTTTCGGACTGAAATAAACATTAAAAATAAAAAAGATTTGGTAAGACTCTTTTTTATTTCTTTTATTCAATGTTTATTATCTAAATCTAAGAACTAGTGCTTTTGCATATTTTCTTGTGCTCGGGCCAGTCTTGGGTCTGGCAATCATAGGAACAATAGCGCACACCGCCGCAGCCGCCCGAACACTTTTTAAGATCGCCGTGCGATACATCGCAATATTCGCAAAACGGCGGTTCCGGTTTATCATATTTATGACGGTTCATATATTTCCGGATATGCTTCATTGCCGCGATCCAGCCACGCTTCCAGCCATCGCGCCATTCTAATTCGCAACCGTCGCAGCCGTAGAATTTGTCTCTAAGAGGGACACCCCCTTTTTGATCTTCTTCTTCTTCATCTTCTTCTTCATCTTCCTCTTCCTCTTCATCGGCTTCGATCTTTATCCGGATCACGTCTTCATCTTCGTCCTCATCTAAGAAATGAACTACAGCTGGTTCTGGTTCTATTTCTATTACATCATCTTCCTCACCTGACTCCGCTTCGCTTGGATCCGCTTCGCTGTCTTCTTCTTCACTCGGCGTATATTCTTCATCTGACTCACCTGCTTCGCTTGGATCTGCTTCGCTTGGATCTGCCTCCTCGTCCTGATCCGTATATGCTTCGCTTGGATCTGCCTCCTCGTCCTGATCCGTATATGCTTCGCTTTCACCTACTTCACTTGTCTCCTCCTCATCATAATCTAATTCCGGTTGCACACACTGTTCGCAAACGGGTTCCTCCAACCCATACGACGTGCTGAAATAGAATGTATTTTCACCGGTATAGCCGCAGATGGTGCAATTATTATATTCGACGCAGTTATCGCCCAGATATTCTACAATCGGCACATCTTTCGCATGCCAATTATAAATTGCCCAGTTCAAGAAAGTGGTAGTGACATAGGCGATAAAATGCGTACACGGCAATATTTTCGCAATACGCATTATTTTCACATGATGTTCTTGGTCATCTACTGCGCGATTCAACTCTTTAACAACTTTGTAGAGTCCATCGGCAATCTGGTAAAACTTTCTTTCGCGGCTATTATTGTAGACGCCGAGGTATTCAGGCTTGGCAATTCGTAAATCATCACGAAAGGCTTGTAATATATCCAAGGGATCCGCCGTACCCTGCGCTTTCATAAAGATGCCGACTAAGATGGTTGCTTCCGAGCGGGTAAGCTGGTAAAGTTCGCGTTCAACGTTTGATACGGTATTGGCCATTTTGTTTAAGAGTTACGAGTTAATATAAATATTTTGGAAAAAAGAGAATTCAATTTTTTACAAAATAAATAAACGGATTATGCCGTAGCAACAACCGGTTCGATAACCGGAATTTGTTTTTGTAATTTCATCATGGCCAAGCTCGTCTCCATCGCGAAACTTTGGACATTAGTTACGGTCAATTGTAAATTCATAATCACTTCTTCAAGCATATGGATTTTTTCTTCTAAAGAACTGATACGTTCATAACATTCCTCGTCACAACCGGCCGAGGTTTGGCCACATGCTGTTACGTCTACTTGACTAACACTTGTATCTAGTTGACTTACACCTACTTGACTCGCACTTGCACCACCTTGAACTTTGCTTAATTTTTCATCGATTTTGTTTAAGCGCTGTTCGTGGACTTTTAATACCTGCAATAAAGGCATAGGGCCAGTAATTTGCAGACTATCTTCATCAAAGACACTCCCGCCTCGGGCTAATTGGGCTTTTTGCAGCGACTGGGCTTTCGTGTTGATCGGCATAGGACAGCCGCCGGTTTTCGAACCACAGCTAATAGTTGTAGTTGGTTTTTGATTAGGATCTGCTTTACTGCGACGATTTTTGGCTGCGGCGATTCCGGCTGCTCCACTCATAAATTATATTATTCAACAATATAATTTATCTCATTTATTTTCGCATTTAAAAACATTATCCTAAATAAAGCATAGAATGGCAGAGAAACAAGAAAACCAAGAAAACCAAGAAAAACATGAAGAGTATCAGTATTTAAATACGATAAAAACAATAATTGAAGCGGGTCATTGGGAGGAAGGCCGGAACGGTAAAACCAAAAGTATTTTTGGCCAATCGATGCGGTTCTCTCTACAAAATGGAAAAATTCCGATTCTAACTACTAAAAAGACCGCTTGGAAAACCTGCCTAAAGGAATTATTATGGTTTATTAAAGGCGAAACTGATAACAGTATTCTCCGGAGCCAAAATGTGCATATTTGGGACGGTAATGCGTCTAAAGAGTTTATGATCTCGCGCGGCTTAGAGCATTATCCGGAAGGCATGTTAGGCCCGATCTATGGCTATCAGTGGCGGCATTATAATGCGTCTTATGATATTAGCACGGGTAAGCCTATAACCGAAGGTAAGCCTATATCCGAAGGTATAGATCAACTGCAACAAATTATCGACAGCCTAAAGGATCCGAAAGAGAGAACTAGTCGACGGCTGATTCTCACCGCCTGGAATCCGTCGCAATTAAATGAAATGGCCTTGCCGCCTTGCCATATTTTATGCCAATTTAATGTGCACGGTGGCAATAAACTGAGCTGTGCTTTATATCAGCGATCGTGTGATTTTCCGCTCGGCTCGCCGATAAATATCGCGTCTTATAGTTTTCTCACCCACTTGCTCGCAAAACATTGTGATCTGGAGCCCTATGAATTTATATATTTCGGCGGTAATTGCCATATTTATGAAGATCATATCGAATCGATGAAAACCGTATTAGAGCGGACGCCGTTTGAATTTCCGACATTAGAAATTGCGAGCATTAAACCGGATATAAATGCCTACGAAGTTTCCGATTTTATTGTTTCGGATTATAAATGTCACGAAGTGGTTAAAATGAAAATGGTGGTTTAATTACACTTTTCCGATCCAAAATTTATTTTTTAACATGACATACATGATATAAACTAATACACATGCGTTTAGAATGACAATAATCGGTAAATTATTAATATTGCCTACAATAAAATTATGAGTTTTCTGCGCCTCGCTATTATTGCGCTCCTTCCAGCGTAAGATAAGAAGGGATATGCAGAGTAAAAATAGCAGTAAAATACAACTCGTATTTGTAAATATAGCCATTAAAACCTCATTATTAATAACGGCCAGTAAAATCGTAATGGCGAGCGAAGCATAAATCGCATTAGAGGGTGAATTAAATTTATTTGATTTGGCCCAAAATTCAGGAAACATAATTTTCTTTTCTTTGCCCAATCCTTGCATAAATTTAGTAGCCGATAAAACTGATAAAAAGGCGGTATTAAACATAATAAAGGCTCCAATAATGTAGACAACCATAGCGGTTTTGTAATTTGTTAGTTTTTCGTACATTTTAACAATGACATTAGAAGTTGTACTAGATGTTTTAAACCCTAAAACACAAATCGCGGCAATAATTATGGCAATATAAATCCCTGTCGTTAAAGAGATTGCGCCAATAATGGCCGTTTTGTTATTATCTGGATTTATTGTTTCATCACTAACCTTAACGATAAAATCATAACCGTTAAATAAAAACAGGGATAAAACGGTAGAAAGGACAAATGAATTCCAAGGGACGTCCGGTGCTTTGAAGGTTTTCTCGACTGTGATAAATTTAGTACTGAAAAAGATAAGAGCACCGAGGGTGATAAGCATGATAATGGAAATGGTGTTGGCCACTACTTTTGCGGTTTCGATACCCCTATAATTAATATAACTCATCAGACATAGTAAAAAGATGGAGACAGATTTTTGAAATAAACCGGAATCTTTGAATTTCGATAAATAGCCAAGGGATGATAAATATTTCGAGATCGAAATGACGATCGTAACACCTGAAAAAATGGCGAATAAATAAGTCAGATAAATCATAATTTGACCGGGTGTGTCACCCATTGTATTTTGAACCGCTATATATTCGACGATATTTGATTTAAACCGGTCATACAGTTCAACGAAACAAAAACCCATAATTAAACTAATAATGGCAACGGTCATAAGAGCATATAAAGTCTGCTTTCCACCATATTTAATTGATTTGCCAATAATAACAAAAATACCTGCCCCTACAATATTGGCCAAACCCATCAGAATTAAATCCAGTAAGGTTAATGTTTTTTTAACTTCTTTTTTGATCTCTTTTTCACCATTAGAAGTATCGGTTGTTGGATCAGTCTTTGCTGCATCAGCGTCTGGTTTTAATGCCTCAGCATCTGGCTTTGTATCGGCCTTTATTTCCGCATTATCCGTCATATATATAGTAATAAGGAAAAGTTTTGTAAAAATGACTAGATGTTTTCCTAATTAAAGACATATTTGTAAAAAAAAATATAATAATAAAACCCACAAACTCTCCCAGTTAGACTTGAACTAACAACCTTCGAGTTAACAGCTCGACGCGCTAGCCAATTGCGCCATAGAAGATTTTCTTTTTATTATTATAAGAAGGGTGCGAAGGATTTTACTCCTCCCAATATACTTTATTCATTTCTTTTTAAATACTTTTTATTCAATATATATTTTTTATTCAATATATATTTTTTATTCTTTACCTACCATTACCCGAGATAATATGGATAAGCTCTTCAATTTCGTCGAAATATTTATTATACAGGCCGTTGTATACAGACTGCTTGAATTCGTCATCTCGATCGATATCACGTATCAAATACAGTGCTTTATCGATCGTGAAGTGGCAAATCAATTCGTCCAAGTTCTTTTTATATTTTGGCAAATCGCAGATAACCGAGTCCAGCCGGTCGATCGTTTCCGATTTCAATTGGATGATTTTCATAGTGGCCATTTTCTTGCTTTTTTATTCGTTTCGTCAGTTGCGTTTCGTCGGTTATTGCTTTCCATTAAAATCTGAAAAGCAATTCAATTTTTTTCTATAATAACCGGCTCAAACCTTCGTCGAATCCGATTTTAATCGTCCAGCCGAGCTCTTTCAGTTTCTGGTTACTAATATAATAACGCTGATCATTAAACGGCCGATCTTCGATATAAGTAATCCACTGATTATAATCTTCCGTATTTTTCAATTTTTTAATAAGGATTTGCGCGACTTGTAAAATACTGTATTCCATACCTTCATCGCAGCCGATATTATAAATTTCGCCGATTTTACCTTTTTCTAATATTTTAATAAAAGCATTGGCCGTATCTTCGGCGTGCAGAAAAGCCCGCACACAACTCCCGTTACCTTGGATCGTCACCTTTTGGTCTCGTTGGAGTTGTTGAATAAAACGGGGAATGACTTTTTCCGGATACTGATTAGGCCCATAGACATTATTTCCGCGGGTAATAATAATCGGCATTTTAAAAGAGTGGTTATAAGCTTGCGCGATGAGTTCCGCGCCGGCTTTGGTGGCTGCATAAGGATTAGTTGGACACAAGACAGTTTGTTCGGTTTTATGCAGTTCATCCGCATGTATCATTGACTCCCCATAGACCTCATCCGTCGAAACATGAATAAATTTTTGCAAGGTCGGACAATACAAGCGAGTGGCTTCAAGTAAATTGTGGGTACCTAATACATTATCTTGCGTATATTGGATCGCATCCGTAAAAGAAGTTTGCACATGACTTTGCGCGGCAAAATGCAAGATATGAGTGATTTTATTTGTCCGGAAAATATAGTTTAAGAGATCTAAACTCTGTAGATTACCGTGGATAAAGGTATACCGTTCTTTATTCGCGCGAATCTCGGCTTGGATATTTACTTCTTCATCGGCGCAATAATACAAAGCATCGAAATTAATGACTTGTACGGCCGAATACTGTTGAAATAATTCATTAATAAAATTTGAACCGATAAACCCGGCCCCGCCGGTAACGAAAATAATCGTATTCATATTGTCGGGAAAATCGGTCATGATGCTTGCGCTTGTCATTACTATTTCATTTGTCATTACTATTTCTTTTGCTACTGCTCCACTGGGCCCTTTCTTATAATTCTGCATGATTTCTCTCACGGCCTGCTTGATGGGTCGTACTTGTGGAGCAAACGCTTCTAAACGCGTCGTATCCAGCAGATTATTTGAGCGTTCGCTGGCTAATATTTTTCGCTGCTCTTCGGCATTAAAATTTTGCCAGGTAAAGGTTGGATCAATGCATTCTTTGTACAATTCCAGAATTTCATTATGAGAGATAACACCCGGATTGGTTAAATTCATGGTGCCAACAATATTTGCGCGCATCATATCTAAGGCAATCGGTAATAATTCTGGCAAAACCGTCATAGAATTGGGAATCGAGCAAATCTTTTCATAGGTCGTGATTTTTGTAATAAAATTGCGGGGACTGTCTTCGCCAATGATCGGCATGCGAATCCGAAGATTTAAAACCGTATCCGCGAATTGATGCATTAAGCGATCTGTAAAACCTTTCACCGTTGAATAACCGGAACCGAAAAAATTAGGCAAGTCGGCTTCAGTAAATCCGCTTGTTTCGCTCCCTTTTATATAACTAAAAATACACCCCGTGCCCAAATAAGTATAATGAATGTTTAATTCCTTACAGGCTAAAGCGAGAGAAATGGGGGCATATAAATTATCGCATACGTTTTCTTTTAATATACCCGGTTGTTCTAAATAATCAATAGTCGTATATATTTTCGAGCCAATGGCCCCGTGTGTGCGGCCAATAAAAGAGACTACATGAGTCGGTTTATGTTTAAGGAGTTCTTCTCTCACCTTGTCAATGTTATCTGCGCGGGCTTCACCTAATATATACTCGTCGCCGATCGCGTCCGCCTTCAAAATCTCAATAAACTGTTGCCCAATCCAGCCCTTGTGCCCATAAACGAGAATTTTCATATATAAATTCATATATTATTTATTTTATAAGTATTTGCTAAATAATTCGTTTACATGCTTAATGCGTTTGGCTAACGAAAAATAAATAATAAAGTGGGTTTTTATTAAGTGGTTTTAAATAAAATAGAAGTTTGAATCATTTTTTATTTAGAACGTATGTAAATATTTTTAATTTCTTTTCATAAAACATAATGGATAAAATCAGTGATGGGGTTAAATCAGTTCAACATGAATCATCCGGTTTTTTTAATTATGTTTTCAACTTTGATACAGAAAATAAGCACCGTATTATGAATATGCTGCAATATACCCTCTTAACTATTATTCCGGTTTTACTTATATTGCGCGGCATTAAACATATCGTACCTGAAGATGATGATTCTAAAGGCAGTATAGAGATTTTAGCAGAAAGTGTTGGGCAAGTTATATTAATTATGTTGGCAATTTGGATCACGAATAAAATCATTAATTATATCCCGACTTATAGCGGCGAAGAATACCCCAAATTTAATGAAATCAGTTTTATTATTCCTTTCATTATAATCTTGGCCACGATGCAGACCAAGCTCGGCGCGAAATTTAATATTTTAATTGATCGAGTTATAAATTTAATTTTTGGCGAAAGGGATGACAAAAAAAAGGAACAGCAGCAGCAGCAACAACAAGGCCAGAATGTAGTACGAGTTTCGCAGCCGATGGGCGGCGGCCAGCACCAACCGAGTCAAGCGGATTATTTGGACCGCAATCAACTTTTGCCCTCGAATCCGATGTTATCTTCCATGCCCACTAAATATCCAGCGCAACAGTTACAGCAGCAACAGCCGGCGGCGGGCGGCCAAGATTATTTTCCCATGTCTAATGAGCCGATGGCGGCAAATGAAGGTAGCGGCGGCTGGGGGTCTTGGTAAGGGACAAAATATAGACGTTATGCATCCGGCGACATAGCGTGTCCGGTTATGTATTTGCGCAGTTCAGTTAATTCACTAATGTGTTTTTTGCCGATTATAATTTCATTGGCTATTTCATTGGTCATTTCATTGGCTCTTTTATTCGGAGTTTCATATGTTTTTATTGTATCATATATGAAGCGGATAACATCGTCGATGATGGTTAATATCGTATCCCCGTTTGAATTTTTATCGACTAATAAATTCGGATTATCTTTAATCATCGTATATAATGTTTGTATATCGACAATATGGTTCTGATAATTGTCATCACTTAATAGAATATTTGCATGGGATTGACAATAGCCGCATTCGTTTGAATAAATCCACCAATTTATAAAACCAGCCCCATAAGTCAATACACTCCACATTAATATATTATTTTCTAATTCAGCACATTTACATGGTTGAAAAACCCCATAGTTCTCGTTTATTTTGTCTTCGTTTTTGAGCATGGTCATACAATCCTCACACATCCGGTAAGTCATTCTTATCTTTTATTATTATAATAATATTTTTTGAAAAACAAATCAATTATTAGAGAAAAGGGTGTAGCCGAGTATTGTGGCGTTGTGTGGGTCAAAGGATAAACCGTTAGGCAAGGTGGTGGGTAGGATAGAGAAGAGGGTAAGGGTGGTGGGGGGTGTGTTAAAGGAGGGATC